TCATTGATATTGATTTTAAGGAGTAATTATGAAAATAGGATATGGACGACAACCACTACCGTTTTGGAAACTGATTTGGACGCTAGTGAAACGAAGGAAAAATTATCTTCATCTGTTCCTAATGGTTGAAAGTGAGAATGATTTTTGGGTAGAACCAGTCATTTGTGGTGAAAATATTCCAGAACATCTTGATCCACGAATCATTTACAAAGACCGTTTAAATGAAGAATAAGCCTCCTAATTTAGTTGAACATGTTGCCAGAACCATTTGTAAGTCGGCGTCAAAGAGTCATTCTGAATTTTGCCCCCATTGTGAGGTTGACAATCGCCCTTGCATGTGGGAATGTTTCGTTATTGAGGCAGAAGACGCCATTGACGCCGTTTCTGATTTCTGCACACTTTCTTTAAGAACTAAACCGAAAAGGAAATAAAAATGTCTTTAGATTATTGGAATACCATTCATGTTGATTTCTCTGAATTAAAGGGACAAGTCATTCAATCAATTAGGGGCGGTATCGGTGATGATCAATTAGTTTTCAAAACTGAAACTGATACCTATATCATGCTCCATGTCCAAGATTGTTGTGAAAGCGTTTACATCGAAGATATTATTGGTGATTTAGATGATCTTGTTGGTTGTGAAATTTTATCTGCAACAGAGGATTCTAATTGTGATGAGAAGCCATTATGTGAAAATGAAGAGTCATATACTTGGACTTTCTATAATATCAGAAGCAATCGAGGTTCCGTAACGATTCGTTGGTATGGAAGTTCAAATGGTTATTATTCTGAGAGCGCCTCATTCCGTAAGGCAAAGAAAGAAAAAGAATAATGTATTGGGTAATCCAAGAGAATACTTTTAATGAAGCTGGAATGAATGAGTTAATTGAAATCCTAGAACGGGCGGATATTCCTCATTCAATTCATAAAGTAGTTCCATTTGTTGGTGATATTATTCCTGATGTAAATCCAGATGATAATGTTATCGTCATGGGTTCATATGCCCTTCGCCATATCGCTAAGCGTTATGCGTGGGTTCCCGGTTCTTTCGATCTTGGTGATTTAACTTATCAGGATCATATTGCGAAATGGGGAGAGCATATGTTGAATTATGGTTCAATTTTCTGTTCTTTTAAAGAATCTGCTGCATTGGTTAAACCAGAACCATTTTTCTGCCGTCCAGTAATAGATTCTAAGAATTTTGCTGGAGCAATATTTTATAATGATGAATTCAGTGAATGGTGGGAACAGGTAGTCATTCTAGAGGAAGATGATGGTTCTAATCTTCGTGGTTCTACTGAAATTATGATTTCACCAATTAAGAATATTCTTAGAGAGTATCGCAATTGGGTAGTAGATGGAAAGGTAATTACTTCTTCTCTATATAAGATTGGTAATAGGGTACAATACTCATCTGATGTAGATGATGATATTATTCAGTTTGCACAGGACAGAGTTAATGAATGGCAACCAAAGAGAGCGTTTGTTATTGATATTGCTCTGTTAGAAAATGGTGAAAAGAAGATTGTTGAAACTAATACATTCAATGCTGCCGGTCTATATGCCGCAAACATTGGTAAGTTAGTTGATGCTATTGAACAAATGGAATTTTAACAAAGGAGTAATAAATGGCACTTACAACAGCATTTCCAGATGACACTAATACTGGTGTCACTTCTGGTACTAAATTAGTAAATCTTACTGCATCTAATCTACCAACTGGAGTCCAAATTGATTCTGGTGGCAATTTTAATATTACTAAGGCTGGACTGGTTCTTTCTGGTTATAATATTTCTGGAAACGTCACTATTTCTGCTGCTAATGTCACAATCCAGAATTGCTCAGTTACTTCTGCTACTGATACTGCGGTTGTTAAAATTGCTGATGGTATCACTGGCGCAATTGTACAGAATAATACTATCAATGGAGTCGGCACTGGTAATGATGGAAGCTTTGGTATTGAAGGTTCCGGTACTTTCATTGGAAATAACATTACCAATGTAGAGAACGGTATTGGTCCCGGTAGTAATTCTTTAATTCAAAATAATTACATTCATAATCTACTTGCATCTGGTTCTCCTCATTATGACGGTATCCAGATGGATGGTGGGCTTTCTAATATCACTATCAATCATAATACTGTTATCAATGATCAAGGTCAAACATCTGCTGTTATGATTGATAACTATTTTGGTGCAATTAATAATATCTCTGTCACCAACAATCTTCTTATTGGCGGCGGATATACAATCTATGATGATGCACAGTTTAATTCCAATCCAATTAATGGTGTCACTATTTCTGGTAATCATATTGGTGGCGGTTATTATGGATCGTATGATTTCAATGGAACTAACCCAACAGTTAGTGGAAATGTACTAGACGGAGCAAATTTACAGGCTACTTTAGATACTCCGGTGAATGATTCATTGCAATTAATTCTGCCAACAACTCCAACTCCAGTGTTGACTAACCCTACTCCACCTGTTACTCCAGTAACTCCAACGACTCCCGTTACTCCAGTAACACCTATTGCTCCTACCCCACCTGTAACAACTAATGTTACTGATCATGTTTATCATCATGGTGGAATGAACTTCTCTGAAAGTCATCTAACTAATTATGATGTTCATAGTTTACATCATGGATTTTAAATAAAGGATTAAGTGATGTTTCCGTTAATCAGACATATTGATGATGTTCTTCCTCATATCAAAGATAAACCAGAAATCATTGTCGTGGATAAGGGTGATTACACTGTCCTTAACTACGTGATTTCGACTGAAAATACCTTTGATAACATATATGCTAGGGAATGTCGTGGTATTAAGTTTGATAAAAACGGAAACATCATTGCTCGTCCTTTCCATAAATGGTTCAATATCGGACAGACTGCGGAAACTCAACCTAATGTAATTGCACATAAGTTTGATGAACCGCATACGATCATGCCTAAACTGGATGGGTCTATGATTCATCCAGTAATGATCAATGAACAAATCCGTTTATGCACCAAAATGGGTATCACAGATACTTCATTACAGGCCGAAGAATTCATTTTTGGTAAACGTGATTACCAAAATCTTATGGCAACTACTGTTAAATGGGGATTTACGCCATGTTTTGAATGGACTTCTAATAAGAATCGCATTGTTCTTGATTATCCTCAAGATGATCTGGTTCTGTTGGCTATCCGTGATATGCATACAGGAGCATATTCTTCTCATCAAACCTTAGTAGATATTGGAGTGATCTTTGATATTCCAGTAGTTAAGAGATATAATGCTTTTTCTTCTATTCATGAACTTATGAAAGTAGCTAAGGCTCTTGAAGGAGAGGAAGGATTTGTTGTCCAGTTTCCAGATGGTGATATGGTCAAAGCCAAGTCAGATTGGTATTGCCTTCGCCACCATTCACGCGACCTAATCACGCAGGAATATCGTGTTGTTCAAATGATTCTCAATGAAGAGATTGATGATCTAATTCCAATGCTATTAGAGGACGACATTAAGAAAGTTCATGAATTAGAGAAGTTCGTTGAGCAAAGGATTGAACAAACTAACCTTAATATTATTGATTTATATCTATATGTTGAGAAGAAGTTCAATTCAAAGAAGACATTTGCCTTATCGGAGTTCTCCAAGACGTTGACTTCCGAACAGAAGTCAGCTATGTTCTCCTTAATGGATGGTCATAAGACAGGTCGTGAATTAGCTATCGAAACTATTCGACGGGCCACTTCTAAGGACTCTGACTGGAAAGAATATAAGGAAAGGTTTATGAATTGATATTAGATACTTTAACATATATATTATATGGGTTATTTTGTTATATTGTTGGTATATTTCTAGGGAAAAATATTTATGGCAAGTAGAAATGAAACCACTTTCGAGGATGATCTTTGGGAACATGGTAAAACCTATGATGCTGATACTGGTGAGTTTATGACTGTATATATGCGTCTTAAGAAGATCATGGGAAACAACAATCCCATGATCTTCGATTCGCCTGAATATGGTCGTGGGACTCAAAAACCAGATGCGGCCTATTTTGAACAAATCGAAAAGTGGCCCTATATCGACGGCTCTAAGGAAAAGTTTAAGAAAGAGGATTGGCTATGATTTATCGCACACTATACCAGCAAGATAAGAATGATAATGTTCGTATTTGGTACATGGAAACAGAAGGTGCGAAGTTCCGAACAATATCTGGAATTAAAGATGGAAACCTAGTCATTTCGTCGTGGACTACTGCCATTGGTAAAAATATTGGCAAGAAGAATGAGACTTCCGGGGAAGAACAAGCAAACTTGGAAGTAATTGCTCAATATAAACATAAAATGTCACGAAAGTATCATGAAACAGAAGATACGATTAGTGAAGGTGCCAAGTTTATTCAACCAATGCTTGCTTCTAAATATGAAGTTTGGGAAAATGGAAAGCTTGATTGGTTCAATGTTTTCACTCAACCAAAGCTAGACGGCGCTCGTTGTCTGGTGACGAAACAAGGTATGTTCTCGCGTGAAGGCAAGGAATTCATTTCGGCTCCACATATTTCCAAGGAGCTAGAGGATTTCTTTATTGACAATCCAGATGTTATTCTTGATGGTGAACTATATAATCATGATCTAAAGGACGATTTCAATACGATCATGTCGCTTATCAAGCAGAAGAAACCAACCCCTGATGATCTTAGGAAGTCAGAGGAACTAGTTCAATATCATATCTATGATATTGTTTCTTCTGAACCATTTTCTGAACGGACTGGTTTTGTTTCTAGGGTTGTTGATCGCATTAATTCTACTAAGATTGTAGCTGTTACTACATGGAAAGTAGAGGATGCGGCGACACTAGATCAATATTATGCACTATTTCTTGAAGATGGTTATGAGGGTCAGATGGTTAGACTAGATTATCCTTATGAACAAACTCGATCCAAGACGCTTATGAAGCGTAAGGAATTCGAAGATAGGGAATTCGCTGTTTCTAAGATCATTGAAGGTATTGGTAACTGGTCTGGATATGCTAAAGCCGTTGAATTCATTCTACCAAATGATCAGCGCCTAGAGAATGGCGAGCGCCCCAAGGCCGGTATCAAGGGAAATCAGGACTTTGCCAAGGCGCTTCTAAATGGTCCTGTTCCAAAAACCGTTACAGTTCGCTACCAGAATCTAACTCCACTTGGAATTCCTCGTTTTCCAATTGCAGTTGCTTTCTATGAAAACAAAAGGGATATTTAAAATGACCGATATTATTGTGAGAAGTATTTTTGGATCGCAGTTATATGGTACTTCGACTCCAACATCAGATACAGATTATAAGTCAGTCTATATCCCTTCTGCTAGAGAAATTATTCTCCAGAAGGCCAAGGGAGTATTATCTAACTCTACCAAGACTGATAATACCATTAAAAACTCTGCCGAAGACATTGACGATGAATGTTTTACTCTTCATAAGTTTATGCAGATGTTAATTGCTGGTGATATGATCGCAACAGAACTTCTATTCATTCCCAAGGAAAAGACTATCTTTTGGAATGATATTTGGGAGGATGTTATTTGTAATCGTAAGCAGTTAATTTCCAAGGAGATTCGTGGCTTCAAGGGATATGTTTCAAAGCAAGTTTCCAAGTATGGTGTCAAGGGATCGCGGGTAGCTGCTGTACGTAAGGTTCTAGAATTTCTAGATAATAAAACATTATCAGACAAGATTGGTGATTATGATCTAGATTGGCGTATACTAGCTAGGTTTGATGAATTCATCAATATCATTGATATTCCTCAACCATCTGGTAAATCAATGCTCCATGTGGAGGTATGTGGTAGGAAAATGCCATATACTGTTGCAGTTAAAGAAGGAATTAACATATTCCAAAAACTCTTTGATAACTATGGTCAAAGGGCTTTACAGGCTGAGAACAATGAAGGCGTCGATTGGAAGTCAACGGCCCATGCTGTCCGCGTATGTCAGCAAGCAATTGAACTTCTAGATACTGGTTTTATTACCTTCCCACGTCCTAATGCCGAGGAACTTAAACTCATCAAATCTGGATATTTTGCTTTCAAGCAAGTAGCAGAACGTCTAGAAGAATATATGGAAATCATTGATACCAAGTCAGCCCATTCATCCTTAGTAGATGCTGTTGATCCTGATTTCTGTAATGAATTCATCTATTGTTACTATGGAAGACAAGTGGTTGAACAGTTTGAAAGTCATTTATATCAAGATGGGGTAATTTAACTCAAACAATAAATAAATTAAAACACTACCTTTACGGGGGAGCTTCACGGCTCCCCTTTTTTTATTGACTCTAATACTCCTGAACTAGAAAAAACAATAAATATCTAAAAGATTTTTATATAATATTTCCATTTAGGAGGATTTAGTTTAATGGGATTTCAAGTTTCACCCGGCATCAAGATTACTGAGTATGATCTTACTAATGTAGTCTCTACTGCTTCTAGCACAACCGGCGCTATTGCTGGTATTTTCCCTTGGGGACCAGTCGGTAAGCGTATGCTTATTGATTCAGAAACCCTTCTATGGAATACTTTCGGTCAGCCTACAAATAACAACTACGAAACATTCTTCACGGCAGCTAACTTCTTAGCTTACGGTGATTCACTATTAGTTGTTCGTGCTGCTAATACTTCAACTGCAAACGGATCAGTTTCAGCCGTAAACGCTGTTGCTAATACTGGCGGTCTTAATGGTGGTGCTAACAGCATTGTAAACTCTGTCATTCTAAATGACATTGATTTCCAGAATAAATCATTTACAGATACTAACGTATTCTCAATTGCTCGTTATCCCGGTTCTCTAGGTAACTCACTAAGAATTTCATTCTGTGATTCAGCAAGCGCATACTCTTCAAACGTAACTCTATCAGGTGCAATTGCAAACGGCGCTTCTGCTGGTAACAGCTTCGTTGGCGTTCTTACTGTTCCAATTGGATCAAATACTGGTACTGTTGTCTTTACTGCATCAAATACCTCAACTGTTACAACTGGTAATACTTTCGCAGCACAGGTAATGGCTTCTATCTCAGTTGGCGATAATGTTCTTATCGGTAATACAACATCTGCTGCTGGTATCCAATATCTAAACATTGCCTCAATCGGCGCTCCAACCACTAACTCAACTGTAACTGCTGTAACTATTGGTTTCAATTCTCCATCACGCCTAGCCGTTGATTCAGTTGCAAATACAGTACAGAGAACTTGGGAATTCTCAAGACTTGTTACTGGCGCTCCAACTCAGTCATGGTACGTTGGTAAGTTCGGTGGCGTTGCTAATACTGTAGTTGACGAAGTTCACGCAGTAGTTGTTGACGATAACGGATTATTCACAGGCGTTCCCGGCACTGTTCTAGAAGTTTATCAGCATCTATCACGCGCTACTGATGCTACCACATATGATGGTAACAATAACTATTACCAGACTGTAATTAACTACGGTTCAAAATATCTATGGGTAGTTCAGGATCGTTCTGGTTCTTCATCTGCACTATCATCTGCAATTACTTCATCAACAAACGCTGCTCCATTGAATATTCCATTCACTCTTGGTACAGATGGCTATACTGAATCAAACGTTCCACTATCAGTAATTGCTGGTGGTTACGATTTCTTCAATTCAGCCGAAATCGCAGACGTTTCTCTAGTAATGCAGGGCAAGCCAATCGGCGGAACAAATACCATCAATGGTAAGGCATACAATAACTTCCAGTTAGCTAACTATATCATTGATAACATTACTTCACGTAGAAAAGACTGTATTGCTCTAATCTCACCAGATAAGGCAATCACAGTAAACAACTCAGGCAACGAAGCCCTAGATTGTGCTGCATGGCGTACAAACGTTAGATATGGTTCATATCACGTATTCGACTCTGGCTATAAATACCAGTATGACAAGTACAATAACGTATATCGCTATGTACCTCTAAACGGTGACATTGCTGGTCTATGTGTTAATACTGACTCTGTTGCTGATCCTTGGAATTCTCCAGCCGGTTTCAACCGTGGACAACTAAAGAACATTGTCCGTCTTGCATGGAATCCTCGTCAGTCAGAACGCGATATTCTATATTCAAACGATGTTAACGCTGTAGTTACATTCCCCGGTCAAGGCACTGTTCTATATGGTGATAAGACTGGTCTTGGTACAAACTCAGCATTTTCAAGAATTGGTGTCCGCAGACTATTCATCGTAATTGAAAAAGCAATTGCGATTGCTACTCAGGGACTTCTATTCGAGTTTAATGACGTATTCACACAGAATCAGTTCAAGAACCTAGTTGTTCCTTACCTAAGAACTGTCCAAGGACGCCGTGGCATTAACTCCTTCGATGTTGTTTGTGACGCTACAAATAATACACCAACAGTTGTAGATAACGAACAGTTCGTTGGCGATATTTATATCAAGCCAGCACGTTCAATCAATGGCATTAACCTCAATTTCGTAGCAGTTGGTACTGGTGCCACCTTCTCTGAAATTGAAGGATCAATTTACTAATTCTAGGAGGAAACTACATTGGCTTTTGACATTAACGAATTTAAACAAAATGGTCTAGTCTATTCAGGCGCTAGACCATCTAAATTCAACGTAATTCTAACTGCGCCTCCCGGCGTATCTCTTGATACTGCTTCTCAAAAGAAGTTCACTTTTACTTGTCACTCTGCTTCTCTACCAGAATCAGCTTTAAGTGAAATTGAAGTTTCTTATTTCGGACGTAAGATCAAGAAACCCGGTGACAGAACATTCTCAGATTGGGACGTTTCTGTGTATAACGACGAAGATTTTGGTGTTCGTTCATTGTTTGAAGCTTGGTCAAATGCGATCAATTCAATGCAATCAAACATCATGCAGAGCGGTCTTTCAACTGCAACTTCTGTAAATGCTTCTGGTTCAGCCGTATATAATGAAGCTTATAAGACTGATCTTGTTGTTCAGCAATTCTCTAAGGATGGCGAAGTAATTCGTTCTTATAACATCATTGGTGCATGGCCTATGACAATCGGCAAGATCAATCTAAATTGGGATGCTGCTAATTCAATTGAAGAGTTTGATGTTTCATTCGCTTACGATTATTGGCTACCAATTACAGAATCATCTTCAAAGACAGCCGGTGGTTCTAACCCATATCTAGGTCAAGCAACCTCTGGCGCTCCAACTAACTAAGTTTTATTGACTTAGTTTTTTAAAATAAATAGATGGTGGGAGCCTAGGTTTCCACCATTTTATATTACATAAAGGATTTTTGATTTGGTAAGTTTATTTGGATGGCAGTTTAAAAGACAAGAAGAAGAACAACCCGTTTCTTTCGTTCAAAAAGAACATGAAGACGGCGCTTTAGTTGTAGCCGGTGGCTCCTATGGCACATATGTTGATCTTGATGGTACTATCCGTACAGAAGCAGAATTAGTCACAAAATATAGAGAAATGGCGCTTCATCCAGAAGTTGATTCCGCCATTGATGAAATCGTTAACGATTCTATTTCAACAGATGACGACTATATTGTTAAACTAATTCTTGATGATATTCCTTATTCTGATGCAGTTAAGAAAGAAATTGAAAAGAGTTTCGATGTAGTTCTTGATCTTCTTAACTTCAATAACCAAGCATATGAAATCTATCGTCGCTATTATGTTGATGGTAGACTTTATTATCATGCTATTATTGATGAAAAGAAGCCAGAAGATGGACTAAAGGAAGTCCGTTATATTGATCCTCGTAAGATTCGTAAGATCAGAGAAGTTCTAAAGAAGCCAGCTAAGGGACAAATTAACGTCTCAGCCGATAATGCTGTTATTGATAAGGTTATGAATGAATATTACATTTATAACGAAAAGGGTTTCAATGTTAAGGGAAATTCAGTTCCCGGCGCTCAGCAAGCCACTACTGGACTAAAAATTTCACCAGATGCTATCGTTCAAGTTACATCTGGACTAACTAATACTGATGGAACACTCATTCTATCATATCTACAGAAGGCCATTCGTCCTCTCACTCAGCTAAGAACAATGGAAGACTCTCTAATTGTTTACAGACTTGCTAGAGCGCCAGAAAGACGTGTTTGGTACATTGACGTAGGAAATCTACCAAGGCCAAAGGCGGAACAATATATCCGCGATATTATGGCTAAGCACAAGAATCGTTTAGTATACGATTCAGATACAGGTGCCATTTCTGATACTCGTAAGTATATGAGTATGTTAGATGACTATTGGCTACCTCGCCGCGCAGATTCCAAAGGTACGGAAGTTACTACCTTGGCTGGCGGTCAAAATCTATCACAGATGGATGACGTTGTATACTTCCAGAAGTATCTATATTCATGCCTAAACGTTCCAGTTACAAGACTAAATCCAGATGCTCTATTCTCAATTGGTCGTGCAACTGAAATTTCTAGAGACGAAGTAAAGTTTTCTAAGTTTATTTCCAGACTAAGAGCTAAGTTCTCTCAGCTATTCACTCGTATTCTTGGTAAGCAAGTTGTTTTAAAACAAATTATGTCTATCGAGGAATGGGAAGCTATTGAACGTAAAATCAAGTATGATTTTGCCAAGGATAACCATTTTACAGAACTAAAAGATTTCGAAATTCTAGCTGCTCGTCTAGATACTCTATCTGCTATTCAGCCATTTATTGGTCTATACTATTCTCATGAAGAAGTTCGTAAGACTATTCTTAAGCAGACTGATGATGAACAGGAAGAAATCAATGCACAGATCGAACTAGAAAAGACTATGCCTCAATATAATCCACCAACATTCATGGGCGATGATGGTCAACCTATTGCAGTTGATCCTAATATGCAGGGAATGGCGCCTCCAGTTGAAGATAAGGTCGGATCAAGTAAAGAAGACGATGCTAACAGGTTCGTAAAAGCACAGAATAGATATGATGTTTTAAAGAAGAGAGCTAATAGAACTCCATCTGATCAAGAGGAATTCCATAAGGTAACTCAAATTCTAGCCAAGAATCATAAGTTTAAGAAAGCTACTGATTCTAAAGCTGATAGTCATGCTGAAATCAAGCGAGACAAGAAATAATAAATAGTTAAAATAATTATATTTAGAAAAAGGAATAGTTATGTCAAAAGAAATTAACGAATTAAAAAAACTAGCTAAAGAAGATATTCAACCATTACTAGTTTCTGCTCTTGAAGAAAACGCTCTAGAGTTTGGTAAGGTTTTCGAAACTCTTATTGAAACAAAGATTTCTGATATTGTAGAAAATTACAAAGAAGTACTTTCACACTCTATTCTTAGTGAAGAAGGTGTTCGTGACGATAAGTATACCGCTGGCAAAAAGAAAAAGTTAAATGCAGACGGTACAACTGAATATTCTTCTGATGATAAGAAGCCAAAGAAGAAAAATGATGACTATAAATCAATGTCTAATGAAGAAGTAGAAGTTAATACCTTCAAAAGAATTACTAAGTAAGAGGTTAAAATGAAACATCTAAGAGACATTATCGAAGCAGTCAACAAGGACTCTTTTAAGCCACAAGCAAAGGATGAAAGAGAAGTTACAGACACTAATAAGATTGAAAAGATTGCTGACCGTAACGGTAATGGCGACGATGTTTTCAATGCAACCAATATTAAGACTTTCCAGCGCAAGTCCAATCGTTTTGGTCAGGAACCATCTGTAGAGGATGGCAATAAGCATAAGAAGAATCCTCTACAGAAGAACGTAAAGATGGTTGCTACTGAGGAAGTTTCAGAAGAACTTAATAAAGCACAATGCCTAAAGCCAGTTGATAAAAAGATCAATGACAGAGCTAAGACTGATCTAGCATCATATATTCTATCAAAGCGTTATGGCAAGCCTACAGAAAAAAAAATTGCTAAAGAAGAAGTTGAACAGGTAGAAGAACTATCACATAAGGTTTTACGTTCTTATATTAAAAAATCTAAAAAAGAGCAGAAGGATATTGTTGATAAACATGACAATAATGCTTTTAGCATTAATGCAAATCCTGATGATAGACGCAAATTAGATAATAGAACAACCGGCGAATGGGTAGCTAAACGCAAATCTAATCCAAATCCACATGCGAGGGATGCTGTTACACGCAATGGTCATGAGATAAGACCAGCAATTAAAGTTCCTGCATCTAAAAAATCAGTTAAGGAAGAAATTTCATCTGAGCGTCTTAAACTAGCTATTATGAATAAAGGCGAAAAGAAAGAGTTTAAGAAGTGGGATGGCGAAAAGGCTCTCAATACAAGAACTGTTGAAAAAGAAAAGCCCAAGGCAGCTTCACTATCTGCATCTGATATTGTTAAGAAATTCAGAAGCAAAGTAGCAGAAGAAAAGATCGAAGAAATTGGTGACGAAACCCTACGCTCTTATTCAAGAAAAGCAACTAAAGAACTTGACAGCGGTGAACTTGACAGTCGTAAAGAAAAAAATCGTGATAACGGCATTGGTCTAGCTACTGACAAGCGTAATGATGCCAAGCGTATTATCTCTAAGCCAAAGACAAAGGTTCCTGCATCTGAGGCTTTCCTAGATATTGTCAATACTAAGCCATTACTTCTAGAACCAGTAGCAGAGAAGGTTTCACCTAATCCATCTGATAGAGAAGTTGGTACAGATTCATTAGTTAATAACTTCAAGTCAGTTACTCCCGGTGAAGCTGGTTCTACTGAAACTGTTATTGAACCAGTTGTAACTCAGAAACCAAAGAAGAAATCAATTTCGGAACTAACCGAAGGACTAAAAGGCGGATTTTAAATGAAAATCATTACGGAACTATTCGATCAAGTAGACTTTATTGAAGAAAATACTTCAAAGGGTAAGCAATATTACATTAAAGGTATTACTCTACAAGAAGAAGTAAAGAACCGTAATGGTAGAATTTATCCAGAGAACGTACTTTCTAATGAAGTTCGTCGTTACATTAAAGAAAAGGTTGATAACAACTGCGCTTGGGGTGAGTTAAATCACCCTGAGAAAGGCCCAACTGTCGATCTAAAACAAGTCTCACATAGATTCGTTGAGATTGTTAAGGAAGGTAAGAACTGGATTTCCAAGGCTGTTATCACATCTACTCCAAATGGTGAAATTGTAAAGGGTCTTCAAGAGTCTGGTGGTAAACTAGGCATTTCTTCAAGAGGAATGGGTACTCTAAAAACTACCAATGAAGCAGTTTATGTACAGCCTGATTTCCGTCTAGTTACTGCTGGCGACATTGTTTCTGATCCTTCCGGCCCTGATTGTTGGGTTGCTGGTATCATGGAAAATGTTGAGTGGTTCTATAACGAAGAACATGGCGTTTACATGCCAGAGGCAGCTATGAAGGCTAAATATTATATCAAGAAATTATCAAAGAGACAGCTTGAAGAACAAACTCTAGCTCTTTTTGAGAATTATCTATTAGAGGTTAATAAACAGGGGTAATCATGAGTAAAGGTTCAACTATAGCTGCTACTATAGTTTCTGTAATAGTGTTATTAATTCTATTAACACTAATTACACTCATGTTTATTCAAAAGGGAACTATTGATCCAAACATTGCTGACTTTGCCAAGCTTTTAGCTGGTGCTATTACTGCAAAGTTCTCCACAGTTGTCGATTATTGGCTAGGGTCTTCTGTTGGCTCTAAAGAAAAAGACGATATTATTTCAACGAATAAAGATAAAAATCAGGGGTAATTAATGTCTCAATATAATACGGCCAATAATGCTTATGTATCAAATAACACAGTAACAGAAGTTATTGTGGTAGCCAATTCAACAGGCGGAATTATTAATACTTTTGGTGTTGCTAATGCTCAAGTATCATTAGTAGTAAACAATGCTGTTGTTTCAGCTTCAAATAGAATGCCAGTAGATATTGGAGTAGCCAATCTAACATTCTCTGGAAACGTTGCTATTTCAACTATGGTAAATCCAGTTGGAACTGCCGCCCTAGCAACCGCTCAGATTACAGTAACAACTTCCGCTACAATAATTGCAAATGCCAGAACTGGTGCAAGCGGAACAGGACGTGTATCAGCTACTCTATATAACTTTAGTGCCAATACAGTATATGTTGGAAACAGTGCTGTAACTACAACGACTGGTGTTCCAATTCCATTTGGTGCGGTACTCACACTTAATACAACTGCTGCTATCTATGGAGTTACTACTTCTGGTACTACCAAGGTTTCTGTATTGGAGTCATTCTAATGTATTTTAAAAATATTTTGCGTACTTTAGTACTTTCAGTTTCATTATTAGCTATTTCTAATGTTCCATTATTTGCTGATGGAATGTTTGTTAATAATCCAAAATCAAACGTAGTTGTTTTTACTTCGTCAGGCACATATACTCCTACTAATGGTATAGTATATGCTGATGTTTATCTTGTCGGTGCTGGCGGCGGTGGTGGTGGCGGTCCTTTACAGGCTGCTTCTAATGCTTGTTCTGGTGGTGGCGGCGGTGGCGGCGGTGGCTACTTTGTAGGACAATTCACATCGGCGCAGATCGGTTCTTCACAGGCCGTTACAATTGGAACAGGCGGAACTGCTGGAGCTAAAGCAACTTCTTCAACAACAGCTGGTGGAACTGGTGGTGCTGGTGGTGCTACAACTTTAGGTACTATTGCAATGGCCGGTGGCGGTGGTGGCGGTGCTGGTGGACAGCTTGCGTCTAACTCAGGCGGGGGCGGGGGCGGTGGACCGCCACAAACTGGTAATAATGGAAGCTCATCATCTGGTGGTTTTTCTGCATATGCAGTGGCAGTTGGTGGTTATGGGGGTGGCGCGTCAAATTCACCTACAAACTACGGCGGGGGCGGCTCTGGAGGTCTAAATGGAGCGGCAGGACCGGGAAACGGTGCAATTTCAACATCTGGTGCTGGTGGCGGCGGTGCTGGTGGCGGTATTTCTACTGGTAATGCTGTATTTTCTGGTGGCGCTGGATCACCTGTTACTAACCAGATTGCTTCAAATGCTGGTAATGGTGGTTCTGCTGGTGTTACTGGTTCTGTTGGTCTTGGTCTATCATCTTTCCCAAGTTCATCTATTTTAGTTGCCGGTGGTTCTGGTGGTGGCGGTTCATCATTAACAACCGCAGGAAATGGTGGAACTGGCACTAACTATGGCGGTGGCGGTGGAGGCGGCGGTTGTGCTCAAAATGGTGGAACTGCCGGTATCGGTGGTGCCGGGGGCGCTGGTTATGGTCTTATTATCGAACATTTCTAACGAATAAATAGTTATAATTAACATATTAAGGAGATTTTATAAATGTTAGGAGCCTTAGACGGTCCAATTATTGCAGCTAATACTGTAACCCCATCAGATTCAACTGTATTACCACAGGTCACTCGCGGTCTTTATATTGGTACTGGTGGAAATATTACCATTTCTTGGGGTGTTTATCAGAACGGAGCACCAATTGCAAATACTACTTTCATGAATGTTCTTGGAGGAACTATCCTTCCTGTACGTGCTAATTACGTTCTAGCTACTGGAACTACTGCATCTAGTATTTTGGCATTATACTAATGTTATCATATGGGTTGAACGTATGGGCATTAACTACTGTAGTAGGTCATCATGGAGTGGTAGAAGCTACTATTACTAATAATAAGACTGGAGTTCAGTTTAGTTTTACTATTCCATCACATAGTTCATATGTTGCTTTATTCCCATTTGGTTTATAATAAATAGTATTAAAGATTAATTTAAAGGATTCTTAAATGTCAAATATTTCAGTTAAAGACGCAAGTAATAATACAATATCAGTTCCGGTTACACCAATCGGTCAGCAAGTTTCTGTTAATTCCGTTGGCGTAGTTATTGCCTCCGACCAATCAGCCGTTAACGTTGCATTTTCTAATAATACAGTAGCATTTACATCAACTGCAAACGTTGCAATTAATGCTGGTTTACCAACAGGCGCTAATACAATTGGTGCAGTTAACCTTGATCTAGGTGGTTCTGCGATTGCCGCAGGAAATCCATTACCAATTTATGATGCATTCCAAGCTCCTACTACTACATCTTGGGCTAATACTACAGCATTAAATACCGCTGTCACAGTCACAACTGCTGGTTATGATACTGTTATCTTTACAGTAGTTCCAACATCTGCTTTAACTGCCGGTGCGGTTACATTCGAAGCATATGATGGATTTAATTGGGTTACGATTAAGGCTCCAAGAACAGATTCATATCTAACAGATGCTACATTTACCCTATCAGGAAACCCCGGCCAGCATTCATGGCAGGTTCCTGTAGCTGGTTATCCACAAGCTAGAGTTAGACTATCAACTGCTATGACTGGTACTGGTTCTACAACCATCGTATCAATCGTTTCATCTGCTCCAGATACATCACTAGTAACTGTAGGTCTTGATCCTACTTCTCCACTACCAGCCGGTACTAATACTCTTGGTAACGTAGGTGTCCTTCCTTATACAGGTGTTCAAACTCCAGTTGCAAACTCTGCTACTGCTGCCGCAACTGCTATTGCTCCAGTCCTAGCAGCACAGGCTGGTAAGACTAATTACATTGCTGGCTTTGAAATTACAGGCGGCGGTGCTACTGCTGCTTCTGTTATTACTGCAACAATTACCGGAACAGCAACTACTCTTTCATATGCTATTCCAATTCCTGCCGGTGTTACATTAGGTATCAATCCAGTAATTGTAAAGTTTATGCCACCAATTCCTGCTTCTGCTATCAATACTGCTATTACTCTAAACGTTCCTTCTTTTGGTGCCGGTAATACTATTGAAGCTGGTGTTATTCATGGGTTCTATCAGTAATACCTGATAGGCACATAAACGTATAAAAACAATAAATAATTAAAAGATTTTCTCATAATATATTGGAGTAGGTAAATATGCTAAATTTTAAAATTGGCGACATTCTTGAAGATGAAGGCAAGAAAGCCACAGTAGTAGAAGTTAAAGAGTCCTCAATCGTACTAGAGTGGGAAGATGGTTCAAAGGAAGAAGTTTCAAAAGAAGAACTAACTGAATCATTTGAAGACAAGACAGAAGTAACTGAAACAACTGCTGCTGAAACCCTTAAGACTCATGCGTCCGCTGATTCTTCAAATTCCGATCCAAAGTCAAAGCTAGATGCTTTGAAAGCTATTATGCATAATCTAGCTGCTAGATCAACCACAGACGTAATCAATCATTATAATGAAATGATTGCTCAGATTGGTAAAGAGACAGAGAAGCTTCCCGGTTCAGCTAATGCTTCTTCAAATGCAGCTTCAATTAAGGCTAAGCCTTCTGCCGCTGTTAAGGAAGATATGGATACAATCTTTGCTGGTACAGAATTCACAGAAGAATTTAAGTCAAAGGCTTCAACCCTATTTGATGCTGCTGTTTCTCTAAAAATTACAGAAGAAACAGTTCGCCTAGAGGAAGCTTATGAAGTTTCTCTAGCAGAAGCAGTCGAAGAAATCGAAACAGCACTAACAGAAAATCTAAATGATTATCTAGATTACGTTGCTGAGAAGTGGCTTGAGGATAATCAAGTTGCCGTAGAATCTACTTTACGTAATGAAATGATGAGTGGATTTATTGATGGTCTAAAAGGTCTATTCGAAGAACATTATATTGATATTCCAGAAGACAAGATTGATGTACTTACCTCTGTAGTTTCAGAAAAAGAAAAACTAGAAGCTAAGTATAATGACCTTGTTAACGAAAATATTGAGCTAACTAAGGTTCTAGAAGAAGCTGCTAAGAATGAAGTATTTGATGACATTAAAGAAGGTCTAACTTTAACTCAGCTTGAGAAGTTCAGAACCCTAGCCGAAGGTATCGAATTTACTGATCTTGATACATATAAGGCAAAGCTATTAGTAGTTAAGGAGAATTATTTCTCCAAGAATACTAAGAGCGATACAGCACTTACATCTGATACAGTTGAGGAACAGACAATTACTGAGGGAACAAAGTACATTGATCCTACAATTGCTCAGTTAGCAAGAGCTATCAAGAGAAGTAAATAAGTTAAAAATAACAAAACCATAAATATATAAAAGAAATTACAACTAGGAGTTTTTACAAAAATGCAACAGTATCTAAAAGAAGACCTTTTTAATAAGTGGAATCCAATTCTAGAGCACGACGAAATGCCCGAGATTAAGGATAATCACCGCAAGTTCGTAACGGCTACTGTTCTTGAGAACATGGTCCGTGAGCTAGGTTCCGCTTCTTCTGCTGGTTCACGCCAGACACTATTCGAAGGCGCACCAACCAACTCAATGGGTACATCTTCATCAACAGCCGGTTCCGGTGCTATCGACACCTTCGATCCAATTCTAATTTCTCTAGTTCGTAGAGCAATGCCTAACCTAATTGCTTATGATATTGCTGGCGTCCAGCCAATGACTGGCCCAACTGGTATCATCTTCGCAATGCGTTCACGCTATGCTTCACAGACTGGTCCAGAAAACTTCTATAACGAAGTTAATACTGCTTTCACTTCATTTGCTGGTGCAAACGTTGGTACTGCAAATACTTCCGTTCTAGGTGGTGGTCAGGTTGGTACTACTCCATCAGTTTCTAACAACTCTGGTGCAGCACTATACAACTATGGTCGTTCAATCTCAACAGCACAGGCCGAAGGTCTAGGATCAGGTAACTCTGTATTCCCAGAAGTCGCTTTCGACATTGAAAAGACAACTGTAACAGCCGGTTCACGCGGGCTACAGGGTTCTTATTCAATCGAACTAGCACAAGACTTAAAGGCAATTCACGGTCTTGATGCTGAAACAGAACTAGCCAATATTATTCAGGGCGAACTTCTAGCTGAAATTAACCGCGAACTAGTTCGTACAATTAACATCACAGCCGTTCCCGGCGCTCAGACCGATACCACAACTGCTGGTTTCTTCGATCTAGACGTTGACTCAAATGGTCGTTGGTCAGTTGAAAAGTTCAAGGGTCTAGTCTATCAGATCGAGCGTGAAGCTAACCAGATCGCTAAGACAACCAGACGTGGTAAGGGCAACATCATGATCTGTTCATCAGACGTGGCTTCTGCTCTAAACATGGCCGAACTACTAGATTATACTCCAGAACTAGCTATCAAGCTAGGCGTTGATGATACTGGTAATACTTTTGCTGGTCTTCTAAACGGTCGTATTAAGGTCTATATTGATCCATATACAACTGGCAACTATCTAACCCTAGGTCTAAAGGGCGGCAATCAGTATGATGCTGGTCTATTCTACTGCCCATACGTTCCACTACAGATGGTCCGTGCAGTTGATCCAAACACCTATCAGCCAAAGATTGGTTTCAAGACTCGTTACGGCATGGTAGCCAACCCATTCGCTCAGGGTCTAACCGTTGGTTCAGGCGCTCTAGTACAAGACTCAAATCTCTACTATCGTAGAGTTATGGTGCAGCATCTTATGTGATCTATTCACATTAAGAAACAAATTAGGGAGGCATTTAGCCTCCCTTTTTTATTGTCTAGTTTCCTTGATCTTCTGCATAACTTCGTCTAGATGAAGTGGACGGTAATCAGTCAACTCTACACAGACAGCCGCATGATTTTTAGAAGCAAGAGGGCGTGTATGGATATGACCATGAACATTAAATGTACACCCATCCCTAAACTGATCTTCTCTTAGGGGAACGTGAGTACAGATAAAATCAAATCCCTTGAATACTCTCCAAAGCATAATCTTATCAAAATGCTTGGTAAACTCATTGTTCTTGAGATACCTATCATCATGATTTCCAAGAACAAGTCTCTTTTTTCCAGTAAGACGATAAAGAATACCATCATTAATGAATGATCCAAAACCAACATCGCCAAGGTGGTAAACCTTGTCTTGAGGTTTAACAAGCTTGTTCCATTCATTAATCATATGTTCGTTCATTTCTTCAACTGTAGAAAATTGACCGCGAACAGGGCGTCCGTCTTCTTCTTTAAATGTTAGAATGTTTCGATGCCCGAAATGGGTATCTGAAATAAACCATATGTCTGCCATTATTACTTCCTTTCATAACGTTTATGGACGAAGGTTCTTATAAACCCTTATCCCCAAATCTCTTTGCCAGTCCTTTCTATACCTAAACTTCTTCGGAGTCAAGCGTTCAAGTTTAAATCCTACCGTATTAAGCCTTCTTTTATGTAATTCTTCGCTCTTAGGGATATATCCATTACATTGACCGTTATCAGAACTATAGTTTGGTTCCTGAATAACGTCTCCTAGATGATCCTTTAATGTAAATTCAGATATATTATGTTCATTACAGTAATTTCTGATTCCACCTTCAATGATAGTTTCATTTCCCTCTGGATCAGTTATCTTCCAGATAACGGCATTGGGATTCAATTGTCCTTTAAAGTTAAATCCCTTTCCTTTACCTAGATTTTCTCCAGACTGTCTCTTTTCCCATGCCTTATATTCCTCTCTGGTCATTTCCCAAGGCTTTTTAGTTGGGGCTTTCCAGTTAGACACTTTCTTTTTGTAATGTTCTTCATCAGCTTCATCATTTAAACCCAATCCATGAACTGGTCTATTCTGTTTGTATATTTCACGGCATTGATCGAAACTACCAAAATGAATGACCATGAAGTTTTTATCAAAGCTCAAATTATTCATTCTAATATAACGTCCAATTTTAGAATCTGCATTAGAACATCTATTCCATTCGACTTCCATATTGTCGCCGTAATACATATAACAAGTATCATATGGTTGTCTAAGTTGATGAGTTGACCCTATGATATAGATAAAAAACTTTTTATCTGACATTCCTTTACCTTTAAATTGAGAAAATACTGCTTATTTACTATTTAAGCTGTTGACAAACGTTAATAAATACTATATACTTATAAAAATAAAAGGACTCCTATGACTGCTTTGGATCAGAATCCATCTACCCAATCTATGCTTTCTCCTGTTAATTTCGCTATGACAATTAAAAGGTGTCCAAACGTAGATTGGTTTATTCAGAAGATTAACCTACCGGGAATTGCCCTAACCCCCACGGAGTATGCCACTCCCATGATGGGATTGCCAGAAGTTGGCGATCACATGAAATGGGAAGATTTACGTATTCGTTATAAGGTATCAGAAGACCTAAGTTCTTGGTTTGAAATATTTAACTGGATTCTAGCGATTGCCGCTCATGAAAGCCCTACAGAATATTATGGCATTGAACATCAAAGCATGTTTTCTGGACTTGGTATTAAATCAGATATTACAGTAATTGTAGTAGATTCCAATAAAAATCCAAGTTATAACATTACATATCGTGATGCATATCCAGTTGGCCTATCACAATTAGACTTCGATACAACAGTTAATGATATTAACTATCTAAGTACTACCGCCGTTTTCAAATATACAGATTACATTATTACAAAAAGCTAAGGATTATAAATGACGTTTGATGAAATTCTAGACCTATGGACCGTCGATTCAGAGTTAGATATTACTGATCTAGCAGAAGAAAGCCGTAAGTCTGTATCACTCCATGCAAAGTATAAGAGATTCTATGTAGCTGAGAAGTTAAAATCTCTTAAATGGGAAACTGATCTAAAGAAACTCAAGAATGAAAAATATGAGTATTACACCAAAGGTTCAACTAATGAGACTACTGCTCGCGGTTGGCCTATCCTAACAGGAACTATCATTAAAACAATGGGAATGGACTATGTTAATTCTGACCAAGATGTTATCAAGATGGTATTGAAAGTTTCAGCGCAAGACGAATTAGTTGATCTGCTATCATCAATTCTAAAAGAAATTAGCAATAGAAGCTTCCATATCACTAATGCTAGGGAATTCTTAAAATGGTCTAGTGGCGGCTAATGCATATTGAATTCATAAAACTAAACGAATCTATATATAGAATTAATTGTGAGCGGTCTGTCCTTATGGAACTTAATGACTGCTTTTCTTTCTTTGCCGAGAATTATAAATGGAATCCTAAGTTTAAAAAGGGATGGTGGGATGGTAAGATTAAACTTGTCAACCTCAAAGAACACACCATTCCAGTCGGTCTTAAAGAAGATTTAATTAAGTTCTGTGAAGAACGAGATTATACATATGCCTTCGAAAAAGACGATGAACCTAAGATAACGAGAGACGAAGCTATTGAATTTATCAAGTCTCTTAATATTCCATCTGAATTCGATATTAGAGAATATCAAGTACAGTCTTTCGTAGAGTCAGTAAACAGTTCTCGTAACATTACTTTATCTGCTACGTCATCAGGTAAAACTATGTTGATGTATTATCTTATTAGATATTATAATCTAAAGACACTGATCATTACTCCACTAACCGGCCTTATCACTCAGGTATATGGAGACTTTGATTCTTATGGATATGAAGCAAATAAATATGTTTCTTCTGATAAGAATTCCAAAGCACAGATCATTACCCTAACTTGGCAGACAATTCAGTTTATTAAAGATCAAGATTGGTTTGATCAATTTGACCTAGTAATTGTAGATGAAGTACATTCTGCTGACGCTGTTGTTCTATCAAAGATAATTTCTAATCTACCATATGCAAAATATCGTTTCGGACTAACGGGAACGCTAAAGGATTCTAAAACTTCTGAAATGCAGTTAAAGGGTCTATTTGGTATTATCTCTAGGGGTATTACAACAAGAGAACTGATTGACCAAGGATTTGCAGCCGATATTAAAATCAAAGCAATTACCCTTCGTTATCCAGAAGCCGATAGGAAAGCTTGTCGTAAACTTGATTATCCTCAAGAATTAGACTTTATCCTACAGCATCCTAGACGAAACATTTTTATCAAGAACCTTATCCTTTCCCTTAAAGGAAATACTCTAGTTCTCTTTAGATATAAAGAAAAGCATGGTATTCCACTTTATGAACTTCTTAAAGAACATGCACCTGATCGTAAAGTATATTATGTATCAGGAGACGTTGAGGACGAGGAACGGGATGCTATTAAAGCTATCCTAGAAGCAGAAGATGATGTTATTGTTATTGCATCTGATGTTTTTACTACTGGTATTTCTATTAAGAAAATCCATAATATGGTCTTTACATCGCCATCTAAAGCTAGAATTAAAACTCTACAATCAATTGGTAGAGGTCTCAGAATGAGCAAAGAAAAGTTATCATGTCTATTAGTTGATCTATCAGATGATTTTTCTTATAAGAAATACAAAAACTATACGCTTCAACATTTCATTGAACGTATCAAGATGTATAACGAAGAAGGCTTTGAATACCAGCTTTTCACAAAAGAGTTGAAATAACCATAAATAGTTATACCAATATGGTTTTCTCCTTAAGACTAGTAATAAAAACACTAGTCTTATTTTTGTGACTTTCCTCATTTCATTCGGAAAGAACTTCGTTGACTATTTTCTATGGGTTAACTGTTAGGACTTTTAAGTGGCTAAAAACAGTTACTATCTTCCTAAAGACATATGGATTATAACAAGTTTTTAAAGACATGTCAAGTCCTTTTTACAATTTTTATAACATTTTTAGAGGTAATATGAAACGTACACGAAGTAATAAGCCAAGAACCAATAAGAACTACATCAATGGCCGTACTTTCTACGAGAATCTAGTGGAATATCAGAAGGCTACTAGGGCAGGAGAGGAAGTACCATATAAGGTCATGAACTATATTGGAGAGTGTATCATACAAATTTCCAATAAGCTAACGAAACATTCCCGCTTCTACGCCTATACTGACGATTATAAGCAGGAAATGATTTCAGATGCAATCGAAAAATGTATTGAGAAGATCGGTAACTTCGATATTGGTCATGAAACACAGAACCCATTCGCTTACTTTACTCAGATTGCTTGGAACGCTTTCGTCAATCGAGCAGAGAAAGAAATGAAGCAGCATTATGTTAAGCATAAGAATTTTGATATGATGCATCAGATTGATTTAATTAATGAAAATATGTTATCCCATGATAAGAATGTTACATTCAATCAGGATTATCACTATTCTGTTATCAGTGATTATGAAAAAAGAATAGAAGATCAAGTCAAAGCCAAGAAAAATAAGAAACTAACAGTAGAGGAAGTAGTAGATGAATAACGACCATTTAATTCCGCAGATCGTAGTTGATCTAGCACAGAAGATTAACGCCAAGCCCATCAACCAGAACGAATACTACAATTATCAGATTCGTCTTGAGGCTATTATTGAATATTGCCAAAGCGCCTTGACACAGGCTGAGAAAAATAGTATATTTACAAAATCACCTTCAAGGAAGAAATAATGTGTGTGAATGAATGGCTTCCTACTGAAAAAGATAAAGGTTCATTTGTAACAACTCTTCCTACGCCAGAAGAGGCAATCATTTGGGATGATATTGAATATTTTAAAAAGAAATTAGAGGAAGCTATCGCTATCCCTCCTATTGAATAAGGAATCAAATTGAAAATTGCTTTAATAAATGATACACATTGGGGAGTCAAATCGGCCTCCCCAATTTTTCTTGATTACTTTCGTAAATTTTATGATAAGGTGTTCTTCCCTGCCCTCAAGGAGCGCGGGGTAACGACCCTCATTCATGGTGGAGATTTAGTTGACTCTCGTAAATTCATCAACTATCTTGCGGCGGATTCGCTCCATAAGACGTTTCTCGATCCAATTCTTAATATGGGTATTGACGCCCATTTTATTATGGGCAATCATGATCAGTTTCATTCTCGCACCATAAAGCCAAATTCACTTGACGTTCTCTTTCATTCTGAGAACGTCAAGTACCCATTTAATTTATATGAAACAGCAACAGAAGTAGTATTCGATAATTTAAAAATGCTGCTTGTTCCTTGGATTTGTGAAGAAAATAGAAATGATACCTATAATCTAATTAAAGCTACAGATGCACAAGTAGTCTACGGCCATCTTGAGTTAGCTGGTTTTGAATTTTACAAAGGAATTGTATCACAGCATGGCGAAAGTGCCAACGTCTATAAGAAATTCGATAGGGTTTTTTCAGGCCATTATCATACTAAGTCTCGTAATTCCAATATTGAGTATCTTGGCGCTCCTTATGAGTTCACTTGGGCTGATTATAATGATCCAAGGGGATTTCATATTTTCGATACTGAATCGAGAGAATTGGAATTCATTGAAAATCCATTCAAGATGTATGCTATCGTTGATTATGACGAAGATCAAGAAATTGATTTAAAAGCATATGAGGGAATGATTCTTAAGGTAAATCCTAAGAATAAACAGAGTCAATCTAAATTTGATGAATTTGTGGCCGAGCTTGACAATGCCGGAACATGTGACTATACTATAATTCCAGAAGCCTCAAAGATCGTGCTATTTGATTCCATCGAGAATATCGAACTGGAAAGCACTCTTTCTATCATCACTCATTACATTGACGAGCTAGATGATCCAATCGACAAAATTGGTATGAAAACTTTGATGGGCGACTTATTCACCAATGCCATGAATCAGATGGGAAAGTTCTGAGACATACAAAACCATAAATACTTCTTTAACAGGAGGTATTTATGGAAAAATATGGTTTTGTCTATATTTGGTTTGATAAGCGTGATAAAAGATATTATGTAGGTTGCCATTGGGGAACAGAAGATGACGGGTATATTTGTTCTTCTAACTGGATGAGAAATACCTATCGAAGAAGACCAGAAGATTTTAAAAGACGTATCATAAAACGAGTGTATACTAACCGACAGGAATTATTTTTAGAAGAACAGCGTTATCTTAATATGATTAAACCAGAAGAAGTTAGAATTAGATATTTTAATTTACATGTTACTGTTGGTCATTGGTCTTCTGATCCTAATAAGTTATTGACAGTGGGTCAGAAAATATCGGCTGCTCCGAATAGAGCAGCTAATATCAGTAAAGCCAATAAAGGTAAAATACGCTCAGATGAGACTAAACAAAAACTAAGCAAATTAAATTCTGGTGAAAATCACCCTCAATTTAGTAAATGTCGTTCAGAAGAAACCAGACAGAAGATAAGTGAATCTAGTTATGGTAAGAAACATTCAGAAGAAGTTAAAAATATATTGAGAGAAAGAAAAGACGGGGTAATGTGGTGGAATAATGGTTTTGAAGAAAAGTTTTCAAAAACAGCACCAGATGATACTTGGAACCGTGGAAGAATTAAAAGAGGTATAAAATGAAAGATTTACATTATTTGCATCAAGCACAATATAAGTATGAAGAACATTTAAATTGTATTGATTTCTTTGTTGATTATCTAGAAAAGAATTTTAATGTTGGTACTGGTGCATATTTGATTTGTAATTATCTCGTTGAAAATCATCATGCTACTGACTTTCATACCTATGACCAGTTGGCTACATATTTGGCCGATAACTATGATGTTTATCCTAAGTAAAGGTAACAATGATAATTTTTCGTAAAGTACGTTATAAGAACTTTATTGGTTTTGGTAATAATTGGACTGAAATTGAATTAGATCGTTCTCAGGTAACAACTATTTCTGGTAAGAACGGTGCCGGTAAGTCATCCGGCCTTCTCGATCCAATTACCTTTGCTCTATTTAAGAAGCCTTTCAGAAACATTAATCTTGCTCAGATTGTTAATTCAATCAATAAGAAAGATTGTGTCGTTGAGCTTGAGTTTGATATTGGTTCTATACAATACAAAGTTATTAGAGGAATTGCCCCTATTAAGTTTGAAGTGTATGAGAATGGAGTCCTTAAGAATCCTCCTGCCGATAAAAAAGACTATCAAAAGATTCTAGAGAACCAAATCCTCAAGGTAGATTATGAGACTTTCGTCCAAGTAGTCATTCTTGGATCAGCTTCATATGTTCCTTTCATGGAATTAAAGGCTGCTCCACGTAGATCGGTCATTGAAGATATTCTTGACCTAGAAGTGTTCTCAGTAATGAATGCTCTATTAAAGACAAAGATTTCAGATAATAAGACGGCACTAGAATCTATTGAGACAGATCGTAAGGTTGTTCAGGCAAATATCAAGTCTCAGCATACACATATCGCTAACGCCAAAATCAATAATGAAATTCTTATTAAAGAGAAAACAGCTTTAATTAATGATACAGAAAATAAGATTGAAGAGTTACAACTTCAAGTAAAGCTTCTAACTAGGCAGATCGAAGATGTAGGTATCCCAAATTTCAAAGAGATTAATGCCAAGCTTCAAAAGCTATCTGCTGTTAAAAGTCAAGTAGAAACATTAATTAAGAACTATAGAACAGAAATATCATTCTATGAGAAGAACGATACCTGTCCAACGTGTCAACAAGATATTGACATTGAATTTAAGACTTCTGAAATTACAACAAAGAAGGCAGCTATCGAGTCTAAAGAAGATGGTCTAGCTGTTCTAATTGAAAAGTATGATATTTTATCAGAAGAATATAATCGTTGTTCTGATATGGAAAAGGCAGCTAATGGATTAAAGACTTCATTGGCTTCTACAAAGTCTAAAATAGCATCTGCCAATGACTACATAATTTCATTACAAAATGATATTAAGAAATTAACTAATCTCAATATTGGAAATGCAGAAGAATTAATTAAGGAATATCAAGATGAACTTTCGGTCCTTAACGATAGATACGATAGTGTTTTTAATGATCGCAATTTGCTTGGGAATGCTTCTATCCTTCTAAAAGATACTGGTATTAAAGCTAGAATTATTAAGCAGTTTATTCCTGTTCTTAATAAACTAATTAATGACTATCTATTAAGCTTCAATTTCCTATGTCAGTTTGAACTTGACGAAAACTTTAATGAAACAATCAAGTCACGATATAGAGATACATTCTCATATGCTTCATTCTCTCAGGGAGAAAAGATGCGTATCGACTTGGCAATACTATTTGCTTTTAGAGAAGTAGCCAAGATGAGAAATTCAGTATCCACGAATCTCATGATCTTCGATGAAGTATTGGATGGTTCACTTGACGGTGAGGGAGTAGAAAGTTTCGTAGAGATAATAAAGGGGTTGACAAACAACTCAAATTGCTTTATTATTACTCACAATGCGCGAGGGCTTGAAAACATCTTCCCTGCAATTGAATTTGAAAAAGTAAAGGGATTCTCTATCCTTAGATAAGGAAATATAATGTTATATGTATTAGTATTGAAGAATAATACAGACCATAATGGTATTCTCCTAACATATGGTGAAAAAATAATCGGTATATATGATTCTCAAGAAAAGATAGAAGAAATGATTGCTTTGATAAAGAGCAATCCTTATTTTGATACTTCTAAAGGTATCAATGAATTAAGAGTGATAGAATATCAGCCCAATTGGGATTACTCTGGATACTCTAATCATCCTTATATTAAAATGACAAGGGACTAATAATGAAAATTGAGAATAAGTTGACCATTCCTACAAGGAAGTGGGTTTTTACTGATTTTGATTTATCAGAAGCATTTGCCAAGGATTTATTAGCTTCTATTGAAGATACCAATTATTATGGGGTATCTGCCAATCAATGCGGTAATGAATACCGAGTAATTGCTCTTAGATCATATCCAGAATCATTCGTATGTTTCAATCCACGTATTGTTCATATGTCTGACGATAATACCGTTGTATTAGATGAGGTTTGTGCTTCTAATCCCGGTATCACATGTAAGGTTAGACGATACCATGAAATTCGTGTTCGTTTTGAAGGTCCAGATGGACAAACTTATTCTAAAACATTCACAGGTTTGACTTCTAGAATCTTCCAGCAATTAATGGATAATCTAGATGGTGTTGTATTTTATGCTCGCGCCAATCGCTATCATCGCGAAAAGGCTTTGAAAAAGAAAGGAAAGTGAAATTGAACGAAGATTTAGTTATTACACAAAATGAGATTGATGCGATTGCATCTGTACAGCGTAAGTTATATCAGACCGCCTTTAATGCAGGATGGCACAAGAAGCCACGCGAAGACGGTACTATCATTGCCCTAATCCATTCTGAGTTATCAGAAGCACTAGAGTATGCTCGTAAGGGCGGCAATGATGATCATCTACCTCATCGTAATGGTGTTGAAGTTGAACTAGCAGATGCAATGATTCGTATCTTTGATTATGCTGGTAGAGAAGGCTTTGATCTAGCTGGTGCAATCTCTGAGAAGAATGAATACAACAAGCAGAGAGCCGACCATAAGCTAGAGAACCGCGAGGCTACAGGCGGGAAGAAGTTTTAACATAAAGGATATATAATGTTAACAACACTAGAACCAACAATTTCGTTGAATAATGGTTCATATTTTAATTTTCTAGAACCAGAGAACGCAGATTTTACAGTCTATGACGTAGCTAATGCATTATCTAAAATCTGTCGTTTTACTGGTCAGGGAGATAATTTCTACTCAGTAGCCGAACATGCAATCCATGTATCATATCTAGTTTCAGAAGAATTAGCTATGGATGGTCTTATGCATGATGCTACAGAGTTTGTTATTGGTGATGTAAGTACTCCACTTAAACAGCTACTTCCTGAATATAAAGTAATTGAACTTAATATTGAAAAGGATATGTGTAGGAGATTTGGATTACAGTTTCCATTACCAAAAGCAGTAAAGTACGCTGATACGCAAATGTTTTATTTGGAAAAGGAATTGGTTATCAATAATTTTGATGACTTTGACTTTCTTACTGGTATTGAGAAGCCACATATTAAGCTTCATTTCTATAATCATAGAGAAGCCAAGACTGCCTTTCTAGAGCGTTATTTTGAACTTAAAAGAAAAAGAGAACAATGAATTTTAGAAAATACGGTAAGTTAGAATTATTCATTGGACCAATGTTTTCTGGAAAGACTACTTCTCTTCTAAAGAACGTTCTCTGGAATAAGCATATTGGTCGTAAAGTATGTGTTTTCAAGCCAACTAAAGATGTTAGGTACTCATTAGACGAGGTTGTGAGTCATGATGGACTATCTGTCATGGCACATAATGTTGGAATTGAGTTTCCTGAAATTGATGGAGAAGGAAATCTAATTGTTCTTGATGAAGTTCAATTTTTTGATGTTGATGTAGTTGATTGGGTATATTCATTATTACAGAACAATAATGATGTTATTGCTGTTGGATTGGATATGGATACCAATGGATTTGTGTTTGATAATACTGCGATATTATCAGCAATGGCAGATGAAATCCATAAGCTAAAAGCAGTCTGTTCTATTTGCGGCGCTCCAGCATCAAAGACTTTCAAGAAAGTAAAGAATGACGAAAGAATTTTACTTGGATCGTCAGATATTTACGAAAGTCGTTGTAATAATCATTGGAGTGAGGTATAATGGCTATAAATAATACAAAGACAGCCCATTCGTATATCGGTCATGGTACGGATAAACCAAAGGGTGAATTCTATCCTTCCCCAAGAATTGCAGTCACCAAACTACTAGATTACGAAAAGTTTGGTCCAATTGTAGCAGAACCAGCTTGTGGTAATGGTGCTATTTCATCTATCCTAGATGAATATTGTTATACCGTTTACTCAACTGATTTAAATGATTGGGGATATGGAGTTCCCGGCCATGACTTTCTAACAACTAATTTTTATAATAATTTAGACTTAGATGCTGTCATAACAAATCCTCCATTCAATATTCCTAGAGGTATCTCAGGAAAGTTTGTTGAAAGAGGATTAGAACTAACAAAACCACAGAATGGTAAAGTAGCAATCCTTCAAAAGTTAACCTTCCTTGAAGGGTCTACTCGCCGTCCTTTATTTAAAGACCTTCCATTTTCTAAATGCCTAGTGTTCTCATCTAGATTACCACGAATGCATAGATTTGATTATGAAGGCAAAAAAGAAACATCAATGATTGCTTTTGCATGGTTTATTTGGGATTGGGCCCATACTGGCCCATCACAACTTGATTGGATTTGAAGAGGATAATAATGACAAAACATTTTACTATTGGTAAAGATGATTTAACTGGAAGTTCATCAGCATATTATAAACTTCCAGAAGATGCTACCGATATTCAGGATTTAATTGAATATCGTAATATGAATTTTGCACAGGGTAATATTTTGAAAGCAATCTATCGTATTGGGGAAAAGCCCGGAGTAGATGCAATCTACGACTTAGAGAAAATCATCTGGTTCTCTAATAGAGAAATTAACAGACTATCTAAAAATAATGTTAATTCAAAAAAAGTTACCAATAAACAGCTTCCTGAAAAGAGAGACATTCTAGACATTTACAAGAACCTCTTTGATGTTAATGATGAATCTATTAAGGCGGAAGAAGAACTAATTTCTACTATCATGAAGAACATTGATCTTAATGCTCCAGTAGGAGTAGAAGAAGTTCCTGATATTGATCCTCTAGAAATTCATGAAGCAGAACCAAGCTTTGAAATTCTAGAAAAAGAACCTACTGATTGGTCTAGTTATGTAAATCTAACTGATTTCAGGGATCAATACTTGGAAGTTCCATCAGAACAGCCAGTAGTAGAAACCACAGAACCAGCACCAGTTGCAAAGAAAAGAACAAAGAGAAAGGCAGGAAACGTTGGAAATTAAAACTACCGCAGAAGAGTTACAAAAGCGTAAGTTAATGGTATTGACCCCTATGTATGGGGGTGTCTGTCACGGCAATTATACTGCCGGAATGATGAACCTCTCAATCCTCTGTACTCAGTATGGGATTGAAATGCGTCCATACTTCCTATATAATGAGTCATTAATCACTCGCGCAAGGAATTATGCTATTGACGAATTCCTTCGTTCCGGTTATACTCATGCTCTATTCATCGACTCAGATATTGGCTTTAATGCCAATGACGTAATTGCAATGCTTGCGTTGCAGACCGATGAGTCTGAATATGATATTCTAGCTGCGCCATATCCTAAGAAGTGTATTTCTTGGGAAAAGATTAAGGTAGCAGTAGATAAGGGACTAGCTGACGAGAATCCAGAAGAACTAAGTAAGTTCGTTGGTGATTATGTCTTCAATCCCAAGAATGGTGGTGGATCATTCTCCCTAGGAGAACCATTCGAAGTTCTAGAAGCTGGTACTGGTTTCATGATGATTCGTAAGAGTACTCTTGATAAGTTTGCTGACGCATTCCCTCAATACAAGTATCTTCCTGATCATGCTCGCACAGAACATTTTGATGGTTCCCGCGAAATCACTCAGTTTTTCCAAGCTGAAATTGATCCTAAAACCAAGCGTTACCTATCAGAAGATTATTGGTTTAATCAGAAGTGTTGGGAAATTGGTTTGAAGACTTGGTTCTGTCCTTGGATCGGTCTAAACCATACAGGTTCAATGACCTTTGGTGGAACACTATCTGATATTGCTTCTCTAGGAGTCTCAGCAACAGTCGATCCATCCATGCTCGCAAAGAACAAGAAGAAAAAGTAAGAAGGGGAATCTCCCCTTCTTTTATAAACTATGAAAGGTAATTAATGACTCAGACTTTAACATTTGATCCTAAGACTATTTCAGTTCTTAAGAATTTTGCACATATCAATCCTTCAATCTATTTTCGTGAAGGTTCTACCGTAGCGACGATTTCCCCATCAAAGACAGTTATGGCATATGCTACTGTTAAGGAAGAATTTGATTCAGCTTTTGCGATTTATGATCTAGCAAAGTTTCTATCAATTCTATCAATCTTTGATACACCAGAAATCGCTATCCTAGATAACTATTGTACAATCACGGAAGGTACTCGTTCCGTAAACTATACTTTCTGTGATCCGTCAAATATTCGCGTTCCTCCTGCGTCCGAAAAGAATGATTTTGGCGAGCCACTTGTAAGTTTTAACTTGACTGACAAGCAGTTAGTTGGTATCCTTAAGGGAACTTCAATCCTTCGCTCACCAGAAATTGCTATCATTGGTGATGGAAAGAACGTCTCAATTCAGGGTATTAATTCAGAAAACCCTTCCGATAATACTTATTCGGTAATTGTCGATGAGACTGATAAGAAGTTTAGAATCATTCTAACAGTAGAAAATCTTAAGCTATTGACAGATACCTATAATGTTTGTCTGTATAAGACAAGCAAGGGAGCTATTTTAGTGAAGTTTGTTAGTGACAGTATCATTTACTATAATATTGCGGAAACAAATTCTATTCTATAATTGAAAGGGTAATATATTATGAAAAAGTTTTTATGGACAGAAAAGTACCGTCCACATACTATTGCTGACTGTATTCTTACATCTGATCTAAAGGCTACTTTAGAAGGTATGGTTAATTCAGGTAGTCTTCCTAGTCTCATCTTTAATGGTTCCGCAGGGATTGGGAAGACTTCTGTAGCCTACGCACTATTAAATGAACTAGAGTATGACATTTACTTTATTAATGGTTCACTTGATAACGGCGTCGATAAACTTCGTTACGATGTACAACAGTTCGTCTCATCTTTATCCTTTACAGGAGCAAGAAAAGCTGTTATTATTGACGAAGCTGAAAGAATGACTCCACAAATGCAGGACGGTCTTAAAGCCTTCATGGAAGAGTATTCTGACAACTGTACCTTTATCTTAACTTCAAATAATTCCAAGAAGATCATTGCCCCAATTCATTCTCGTTGTGCTACTATTGAATTCAAGATCAATAAGGATGAAGCAAAGAGTATTCTAACCCAATACTATAAGAGAGCAATCCACATTCTAGATACTGAGAATGTTACTTATGATAAAGCGGTTGTGGCCAAATTAATAGCGAAGTTTTTTCCTGATTTCCGTAGGGCAGTAAATGAACTTCATGCATATTCTAAAAGAGGTCCAATCGACTCTGGTATCTTAGCAGCTATCAAAGATATTTCAATTAATGAACTTTATGGCTTCATGTCTGATAAGTCCTTCTCAAATGTCAGGAAGTGGGTATCTGAAAATATTGATTCAGACGTATCAGTAATTTTCAGAAAGATTTTCGATACGGCAACTGACGTATTCACTCCTTCTGCCGTTCCTCTTGTTATTCTTACATTAGCTAAGTATGAATATCAGGCTGCTTTCGTGGTCGATCAAGAGATTAATCTAGTGGCGTGTCTCATTGAGATTATGGTAGACAGTGAATTCAAAAAATGAGTGAATCTCAGAAAAGAAGATTGGTGGTTTTGACATGACCTTTCAATATATAGAAAGCATCAACAAACATGAGGAAATTGAAGTTTCCTCAGATTACTCTCAGTTCGTAGTCACCCGACATTTATCATACTTTCCTGATACTTTACTTTATGCGGCAGAATTAAATCAATATAGAGTTGATAATCAAAGTCACTATAATTACCTTTTTAATTCCATCCGCCCTCGTAAGCGTTTCACTAAATGGCATAAGAAAGAGAAGTATGATAATCTTGAACTTATAATGAGATATTATGAGTTGTCTGAAAACAAAGCCCTAGAAGCTTTGAAAGTCTTATCCGAAACTGATATTGAAGAGATTAAAAAGATCACTAATTTGGGCGGATAAATATATTATAGAAATAATTAAGAAAGGTGAACAAATAATGATAAATAATCAACAGGAGTTAATTAGCTCATTTCTTGAAGTAAAGCTAAATGATCCATCTGATTTTCTAATTATCAAGGAAACACTTACAAGAATTGGTATCGCGTCCCGTAAAAATAAAACGCTATATCAGTCAGCACACATCTTGCACAAGCAGGGAAAATACTATATACTATCTTTCCTAGAATTTTTTATACTTGACGGGAAGGAAGCTAATTTTACTGAGGAAGATCGCGCTAGAATTAACACGATTGCCTCTTTACTCGAAGAGTGGAATCTGGTAGAAATTGTAAATCCAGACAAATTCCCTGATAGGGTTCCTATGTCTAAAATAAAAGTTCTCTCTCATGAGGAAAAGAATGAATACAATCTTGTTTCCAAATATACTGTTGGGAATAAGTGGTTTAATAAGAAGTAAAGAGCTTAATGGAGTGTAGCTCAGTGGTAGAGCAGGAAGCTGTTAACTTCTTGGTCGGAGGTTCGAATCCTTCCTCTCCAGCCAGTTTATAAAGGTTTTGCGGGGTGTAGCAGCCCGGTAGCTAAGCTGCCTCATAAGCAGACGGTCGCGGGTTCAAATCCCGCCCCCGCAACATAAGCACTCCGAAACCATAAATAGCTATGAAAATAAGTCTATTTATGGTTTCGGAGGTTAGCACTTTAATAAGGTCGTAAGATGAAACAATAATTATGGAGTGAGAATGTTCAATTTCTTTAAGAAGAATCCAAAAACAAAAGATCAGCTAAAGTTAGAGAAGATTTCTTCTATCTTGTTTCCTCCTGAACAGATCAGGGATGATGAGAATGGAGATAAGTATTATGTTGATTATTCAGTAGATTCAAATCTAGAAGGTGCTCTATATGATCTATATGAAGGTAATAATGATGAGGTTGTAAGAAACACCATTCGTTATGTCTGTGATCAGATTTATCTTATTAGAGATATTCTAGCCGAGCATCGTGCTATTCCTGCAAACATTAATCATTATACTATTTCAAATAATTATGATGATAAGTTAGCTGATTTAGGAGTAGTCGAGAATGACGGAATCATCTAATACAAGAATAGAGTTAGTTCGTAGAGTTATGCCTAATTTTATTTGGGATGGTCCCGGTATGCCTCCATTGGTTCCACCATCCGCAGAAGTATTTAAACTCAGAAAAGAATATGAGGAAAAGAATAAGGTAGCTAATACAGCTACATAAATAGTTTTGTAACATGTGGTTACAAAAGTTGAGCAAGTAGGCTCAAGTATTAAAACGTAGTCTCAAGTAGGAGAAACAAAAATGTTAAAATCACAATACGAATTTTTCGTAACTATTAACGGTCGCAAAATTACAGAATATTCCCATGAGGGCGACACGTTTATTGAAGGCCGCAAAGGCTCACAATATGAAATTGTTTTCAAGAACAATTCTTATCTCACCAAGAAAATTGTTGTATCTGTAGATGGTTTAAACGTCATCACAGGAAATCGTGACTGGAAGCGGGGATATGTTATTAAACCATATTCACAGATGGCTATTCCCGGTTTTAAGCGTGATCAAGGTACAGCCGCCGCATTTACTTTCTCATCAATTAAAGAATCATATAATCAGCAAAATGTATCTGGAGAAATTCAGAACATTGGGGTTATCGGCTGTCTTGTATTTGATGAAGTAGTTAAGATCAATAATTATGTTCCACGGTATCCATATGGTATTCTAGGTAACGATCCTAATTGGGAATTAACTGGTGGAATTCCTTCTGGACAGTTAGCTACATTTACAACTTCCGCAACAGCTTATGATTCTTCAATGCCTAGAACTAAGGGAATTGCTAATATTGCCAGTAATCTAACAGGATGTAATTCCTCTGCTATGGCAACTGCGACTATGAATAGTGCAACCGCATCTATTCCAGTTGCTACTGCTTCTCTTGGTACTGAATTTGGTTCTGATGTTGCATTCAAAACTAAAACAGTAGATAATGAATTCGTGGATGCTCATTCTGAGTCCTTTACATTCTATTACGACGATGCTACAGGACTCAGGCAGAGGGGAATCACTTTAAAGCCAGTCGCACCTTTAAAGCCAAATCCATTTCCCGGTCTTGAAAATTTTTGTCCTGATCCCGTAAAAAGTTATTGACGGGAAAAATCAGGAAGGCTATAAGACAAACATTGGCGCGGCGGAAACATTCACCGCCCCATAAATTAGGTTTCAAACAAAGTGGAGAATATTTTATGAAAGTTGTACTAGGTTCTGTTTCAGCAATTGCGCTGGTGTTTGGTATTGGTTGGGTTATCACTGACTATGATCTTATCATGCAGCGTTATTTTGCTCCAAAGTATGAGCAGCTTCGCCGTGAGACTACTGAACAGAGTCAGAGTTATGTTGAAGGTCAGCGCCGCCAGATTGGTGAACTTCGCATGGAATATATTGGCGCTACTCCTGAGAAGAAGGCCGCTATTCGCTCCTTTGCCCTTCACCAGATCAATGGTCTACCTGAGTCCGCTCTGACCGCTGATATTCTTTCCTTCCGTGAACAACTCATTTCAGGGAATTGATATGAAAAAGATTTTATTTGCACTTCCTGTCCTTACACTTCTTGCTGGTTGTGATGATACTAGACCTGCTACTTCCGACCAGATTATGAATCGGCAGCAGGAACAAATGTCCCGCGAAGCTGTACAGCAAGTCGGTCTTCCTGCCATTACTAACTTCTTTGAGAAGCGTACTCTCAAGGCAATCATTGAACTTCGTGACCAAGGTATTTCTACTACTACTTATATTGTAGCAGAACAGACTGGTCAGCTTTTCAAGGTCTGTGATTCGATTGGTTATGGTTTCCCTGCTTCGACTCAATATACCAATCCTCAGAAGGTTTCTGATTTTGCTCGTGGGGGAAATTATGCTTATCTAGCAATTCCACAAGCCGATCCAAATGGACTTTTCTCGCCCGCATCATCTGATGGTACTTGGGTAATGTGTCTCGATCCTTCTGATAAGAAAGATAAGGCAGTTTATCTAGAACCAAAGGTAATTGTCTCTCCCTTCCCCATCACACTTATTCCGGTTCCATTCGGTAAGTGATTCACCTACAACATATGATTCTTCCGGTATTAGAATATACCGGAAGGGTCGTCCACATAATGGAAGTTATGATGGTTATTCAGTGTTTTCTAGTTCTGTTTCTACTACAATTGAAACATTTGGTTATTGACTTTCTATGGCAACCTGAATATGAGTGGAGAAATAAGGGAACGTTTGGTCATCCCGGCGGGATTATCCATTCTCTTAAACATGCAGTAATAACAATTGCAATTCTAATCATATTCAATCACAATGTCGCGTTGGTGTTTCTAATTGCTTTTGCTGAGTTTGTTGCTCATTATCTGATTGATTATTCAAAGATGAACATAAACAAGCATTACAAGTATAGCCCCGACAAAAATTCTGAGTTTTGGTATCTTCTAGGAGTAGACCAATTCTTACATCAAGTGTGTTACCTTCTAATTGCTTTGGCCGTTCTGTGAAAAAGTTGAAATAGTGGGTTGACACGAAAGTAACGAGTGAGTATAATACAAAAATCGAAGTTGTGGTGGTCGAGCGGTTAGGCGGTGGACTGCAAATCCACCTACGGGGGTTCAATTCCCTCTCACAACTCCAAACCAATATCTTTTAACAAAAACTAGGAGAGTTATAATATGAATAAGTTTTTTAAGGTTGCTGCTGTTCTTCTAACTATGTTTGGTTCTGCCGAGGTCGCTACCGCTCAGCAACTAAATCTTACTACAAATCCAAATGATCCTGTCACTGGTCTTCCGCCCGCTCAGTGGGCGGCAATGGAAGCTCGTTATCTCCAGCTAGGCACTCTTGTTGGCACTCCATATGTTGCAGTTATGAACGCAACTAGTGAGGAACTAACTCTAACTTGTGACAAGTGGACCATTGTTGGTGCCAATGTCTATAAGTCAGTTGTAGGCAATCCAGCGGCTCTAAAGCCTTTCTCAATTACCATCATTAAGACCAATGAGTTTGATGGTTATTGTAAGGATGGTGTTGTCGGTCATCCTCAGTTCGGCAACGTCATTCGTGGTCAGCTAAACGATACCAACGGTTCGTTTACCGACGCCACTCTAGTTACCTTCCTCCGCTAATATAATAATGGGGAAGGTGTGATTACCTTCCCCATTCATCCAGAGGTTAGTTATGAAATATACTTCATGGGTTTTAGTTGCACTGTCCTTCATTTTATTCACTTATGCGTGTGGACAGCTTACAACGATTGTGCTATACTTAACTGCAATCAATCTAGTCGTTCTTGTGTTGCTTAGGTATGTATCCAAATTAGAAGAACGATTTAAGAATTCGCCTTGACGGCACAGTAAAAAGCGGGTATGGTGGAATTGGTAGACGCGCTCGACTCAAAATCGAGTTCCGCAAGGAGTGTGGGTTCAAGTCCCTCTACCCGCACCAATTTGGTTTAAAAGGAATTGTTATGGTAGATTTAAGGCTTTTAGATATTGTAGAAAAAGGAATGAAATCTATAGCCGTTAATTGGGCCAAGGAAAATGGTGCGGATGAGAAGTTTCTAAAAGATTTGAAACCATTATCCTCAATACAAACATATCAGATTGTTTCACTGTTATATAGTGAGCCTTATCCATTTGATTGGTCTAAAGCTGATCTTAGAAACAAGAATTAAAGAATTACATCATTCGTATAGCAGTCAAGTACAGTTTCCCTCTCAGGAAGCAGACGTTGGTGCGAATCCAACATGATGTGCCAGTTTAACTCCATTCGTATAGCGGCAAGTACACTTCCTTCTCAGGGAAAAAACATCGGTTCGAGTCCGATATGGAGTGCCATTTTGTTATGAAAAGGAAATGTCGTGGACTATATTGTATTAAAGATTTCTCTTATAATTATTTTAATTGGTATGCTTATGTTCTTTGGTTCTATGGTAGTTACTTCATTTAGTAAATTTGATCAGGATGAAGATATTACGTTAGTTAGTCTTATAACAATTATGTGGGGTGCAGTAATGGGTTTTGCATCTTTTGTTATTCATATCTTTTCTGTAGGGAGTTATTAAATTTTGATCGTATTTTTAGCTGTTATCTTTCTAATTGCATCATTACTTATTACATTCTGGATTGGGGTGCAGGGTGCAGTATTCCAAGAATTCCTTCAACGTGGAGACATTTTAAATAAGGACAAGGCTGCTTTCACTCTTGTCGCTCTAACTCCCGTCGCCGTGTTTCTGGCTTTTATCGCCGGGAAATTACTTTAATAAAAAGGAAAATAAATTGTCACTAAAAGCTTTAAATGATGTTGTCTTAGTTGTAGTAGATGAAGTTAAGGATACTACGGCTTCTGGTATTTACACTGGTACTGTTAAGACAAATAAGATTACTGGTACTGTTGTAGAAGTAGGTAATACTGTAGAGATTGTTAAGGTATCAGATAAGGTTCTTCTATCTCCACTAACGTATTACACTTTTAAGGAAGCCGATATTACATATACTGTATGTCGTGAAAAGGAAGTCCTAGTTATTTTAGAATAAATAGAATATGCGAGTATGGCGAAATTGGCAGACGCACCAGACTTAGAATCTGGCGGGCAACCGTGGGGGTTCAAGTCCCTCTACTCGCACCATTCTCCCTTCGTTCAATGGTAGGACTTCTGACTTTGACTCAGACAATCGAGGTTCGAATCCTTGGGGGAGAACCAATTTTGAAAGTATTTTGTTATGTATGATTATGAAAAATATAATATCAAGGTGGAACAGAAGTATGTTCCCGCTGATGGATCGAAAAATACTTTACTTGTAGTTGATGTAGATTTATATGCAGATTGTGGCGATATTGTAGTTTATGATTATGATCAAGATAAATTAAGAAGAATTGATGCATTTAAATTGTCAATGGTAAGATATGTGCTAATTTGAACCATAAATAGATTAATAGGTAATTTTATGTTTAATGCTATTCAATTAAAAGTTTTAGCTGAATATATTGATGATGGATGGTATCAGGTAGAGAGTACATTTCCTGATATGTCAAATGGTCCATGTGTTCATATTAAAAAAGAAAATAGTCATTCTAGAATATTTCCAGATGGAAAGGTTATTAGAATGCCATTTGAACATTCTGGTATGTTAAATGAATTTATGAATGGTTTAGCTGGTTTAGCTCAGTAGGTAGAGCAACTGCCTTGTAAGCAGTAGGTCGTCAGTTCAATTCCGACAACCAGCACCAGTTTATAAGCCCCACGCCTTGGTAAGTACATCTATCAAGGTCCGATGATGTTAGAAGCAGCAAGGTTTATAAATGCTTCTAATAGGGTTGTCTAAGGGTAAGAGGACGGGGCGCAGTTTAAAGAGGATAGAGGTTTGTAGGTGGACTGTATGCTCAGACAGATTGGAAACCTTCATGTTATATTTGGAGGATGATATGGGTTATTTCGCAATGAATATCGGTTCTAATTCTGCCGAGGAAGATATTGAAGTTGCTATTGCTAATCTAAAGTTATTTTTAGAAGCATTGCCAAAAACTTCTGAGGAAATGACTAGACCATGTGATTATCTTTTTTCTTTTACAGAAAGTTGTATTAATGATGCAAGAAAAAAGATTGAGGAAGGTAGAATTCTGAAATCAGAAAATCCTTCTGAGAGTTATAAGTACTATTAAAGAATACGGGAAATAGCGCAGTCAGGTCAGCGTGTGCCGTTTGGAACGGTGAGGTCGCAGGTTCGAATCCTGCTTTCCCGACCAATTTATTACGGAGATATATTATGAAACATGAACAAATGATATATGATTATCTCCGTAAGTTGGGTATAATTAGTAAAAAAGTAAAGAGTGAATTTGAGGCAAACAAGATGATTGCTGAAATGCACTTACAAGGTTACAGAATGTTATCTTTTGTTGGTAATGGAGATAAGAGTTTTAATCTAACATTTACTTCTAAAGATATACGTTACGAAGATTAAGGGCTTGTAGCTCAGTAGGGAGAGCGGGTGCTTTGCAAGCACTAGGTCGCGGGTTCGATTCCTGTCAGGTCCACCATTTATACCAAGGAAACTTGGTATCAAAAGAATCGGAGATACTGGTTCAAATCCAGTCTTGGGGGACAATCCCCCGAGTCGTCTAATTGATAGGATGCCGATACAAATAAGTGTGTGGTGAAATGGAAAACACCCCCGCCGAAAGAACGGGAGTTCCAATGGTTAGTAACATCGTTGTTTGAAACCGGAATATATGACAACGTTTAACTAGAGGAAATATAGGTTCGATCCCTATCACACTTGACCATTTAACAGGATTGTCTGTGACTCGATGGTAAGAGGAACAGTCAACTCCCTTTAACAAGGAGTTTTTCAAATGAAGAACATTCTAATAATTGCTTTATCGCTTCTTTTAACTTCACCGGCATATGCCAATAGAGTTTATTATGGTAAGGCAACGTGGTACGGTATCGGGGATGGTTGCTCTCATCGTACTGCTTCGGGTAAAGCATTTAATGCTTATGATCCACATATTGCAGCCCATAAACACTTCCCGTTTGGGACCAAGTTGCTGTTGACAAATGTGCGGAATGGCCGTACACTCCAAGTAACGGTTCTAGATCGTGGTCCGTTTCGAAAAGGCGTTGAACTTGATCTAACCTATGGTGGCCGAAAGGCTCTTGGTTTTGATGGAGTTGGTAATCTAAAGATTGAAGTTTTGAATTAAAGAATTGCTGCGGTCTTCTAATGGCTAGGAAACCTGACTTTCACTCAGGAGAATATCGGTTCGAATCCGTTTCGCAGCACCATTTTGTTATGAAAGGAATTATGTGATGGAAACTATTGTTAGTATTGAGCATTTTCTTGGTCCATCTAGTCCTCTTGGGGCGGCACCGGCAGGATTTCTTTCTGGTGTTATCTTTATGGTGATTGTAATTAGTTTTGTTAAGGTTGTATTTTAAGTAAGAGTTAAAAGAATTGGATAGGTGGCAGAGTCTGGATTATTGCAACGGTCTTGAAAACCGTCGAACCTGAAAGGGTTCCGTGGGTTCGAATCCTACCCTATCCGCCAGTCTACTAGATTAACGAGACAAAGGCCGCAAGCCGCTCTTGTAGTAGGTTTGAAAGAGAACTGAATAAGTAAGCTAGACGTTAATTTGGTTGGCCAATATTTGCTAGTGTAGTGTAGTGGTCAGCACAACTGATTGTGGATCAGTTAGGTTAGGTTCAAATCCTGACATTAGTTCCAGTTATGGGAGATTGGGTGAGCGGTTTAAACCACTTCTTTGCTAAAGAAGCGAACCTTCTGGTTCCATAGGTTCGAATCCTATATCTTCCGCCATATTAAGGATAAATTATGTATGAGTTATGGGTATCACAGGGTCAAGGCGGTTCTAAAGAATGTGTATTTGATTCTTTAGAAGAAGCTCTTAAATTTGTCGAAGACCATGCAGGACAAGCATCATTTGCGATAAAATATCCAGATGGGACTTTTCATGTATGGCAGTAAAGAATAAGGAGAATGAGCCAGATGGGACGGCAGTAGGTTTACACCCTTCTATTGAGGCGGTTCGATTCCGTCATTCTCTACCATTTTAAGGATATGATATGAGTTTATTTGATTTTCAAACATATAAAATTTATACTGGAATTAAGAATGATGCTGAAAGTAGAGATAAACTAGGTAATCTAATAGTTAGTTTATATTATTATGGTGCAGTTAATATTAGTTTAGAAAACTTTAATTTTGCTGTTACTTCTGATGTAGGATTATGTTTAAACTTTACTTCCATCCCCTCCTGTATGGAACGATTTCTTAAAGATTTTCCAGAATATATACTTGATCCAGTGTATGAACGTTTAAAAAAGATGTACGGTTAATGTTCTATAGCTCAATCTGGTTAGAGCAAGCGATTGATAATCGTTAGATATTGGTTCAAATCCAGTTAGAACAACCATTTTATTATGAAAGGAAGTGACATGAATATTCCTGCTGGTTATCAGTTACATATCAAGACTTGGGAAAATGATTTAGATGCATGTAAAACACAAGTTATTTCTGGATTAGAGGAAGCTGATGTTATTTTTCTTATTGAATTAGCATCAAAGTTTAAATCAAAGAATAATTGGGATGATCCCGGCCTAGGTAATAATGGAGTTAATTCCCATTTATTAGATACTACTGTAAAAGAACTTTATGATAAATATAAAGATGTTCTTTCACCTTTTGTAAAGAATGAATACCTAACTGAATCTATTAGTGCTTTTGATGAAGTCAATGAAGATGATTATGATGAATATTCAATTTTATATGATTGGCTTTGTGATACTGTTTTAGGATGGCCCGAAGATCAGTATTATCTTGATATATTTAATTTCTGTCGTGTATTTGATAGTTATGAAGTTTACTTCATTCCAATGGAAATTGAAAACGTAACAAGTAAGTTTAAGTACGCACAGTTAGTTAAATAAGTTATTGATGGGGTATAGCTTAGTCTGGCCTAAAGCAGGAGTCTCCAAAACTCCGATCTACGGTTCGAATCCGTATTCCCCTGCCAATTATCATATAGTGTAAGTAGACGATCAACAAAAAGCACAATATGCGGTACTAGCTCTCCCTGAGAGTTTCTATACTGTGAAGTATAGAAACATATTAGAGTAGGTGGAGAATCGGGAATCCTACTATGATAACTTATGAAAGGACTAGATAATGTTTAAAGTGATTGTATTAATTTGTTCTTTAGGTACTTCTCCAAATGATTGTACAGAATCAGCAAATTTAATGATGTATGAAAGTCCAGAGTTCTCTAATTCTCTAGAATGTAACAATCCCCAACCGTGGATTGCAAAACTAGCTATTAAACCAAATTTCACAACTGAGTATGCTAAAACTTTATGTAAGAGGATTAAAAATGCTTGACTTGGATAGTATCGGCGTGTTACTATTCATCTTGGGTTTTACTTCTATGATGTTAAAGGATTGTTATGACAGAAGACTTAAATGAAGTTATTACTTGGGTTAGATCGGAAAGAGAGCAGATTGCCACAACTACGGTAACTGACATTGATACCTATAATAGGTTTCAAAGGATTATCTCTCATCTTCAAACTATTGAAGCAGTCTTACTTAAAGAAATTGCTTCGCTCCAAGCAGCGGCCAACAATCATCCAACAGCACTTAATTATTTTACTCCTGTTGTTGATAACAAATATTTTAGGAGTTAATAATGACTAAGTATGATCTTAAAGACTGTGTAAAGGGTAACGTATTCTTCCTTTATTATCGTAAGGAAGAACTATATTACCAGTGCCAGAATGGCCTTGTTTTCCGCGTACCTGTTTCTGATACTGGCGATGCGACATTCTTTATCTTTATTGAAGATAAAGCAATGCTATTCATGCGATGGATTAGGAAAGAACTTGATTCTCAAAACTCATAAGGAGATTAAATTATGTTAGATTTTATTTTTGCTTCATGGCTACTCTGGCCTTTAGCTTTACTTGCCTTCGGTCTGTTCGCCGCCCTAGCTGAGAACAATCATGGTGTTCTTGCTGGTTTTATTATTGGTGGTTTACTAACTGGTTTCCAGTTGTTCTCAAGCTACCAGCCACTATCATTTATCGTAAATGATCCACTCAAGGCTATCTGGATTACTGGTGCTTATTTCCTAGTTGGTTTTGTTTACATGTATGTCAAGTGGGCTTTCGTTGCTCATCGTGCATCAAATGATAAAGCTCTTTGGAATGGTAAAGATGTAGGAAATCGCTATTACTATAATGGAAGCTCAAAGAGTATCCCATTTAAGGTGTCTGAGTGGAAGTCAGAACTTCTCACATGGTTCTCCCTATGGCCTTTCTCAGCCGCATGGACCCTCCTAAACGATCCAATTCGAATTATCTTTGATACAGTATATGCTTGGTCTTCAAAGCGTCTACAGTCAATCTCAGACTCATTCTTTAAGTGAAAGGTAATATAATGCAAAGTGAAGGTCAGATTTTAAAGGAACAGATTTTAAATACTATCAATGAAAACAATAAGTCATGGGTAGTTACTCTAAGAGAGTATATTGAGAATAATGTATCTTCTGGAGCATCTATTACTGGAGAAGATATTCGTATCTTATATCTAGGTGCTGGCTATGCTCCACCAAAGCATTATAATTCATGGGGTGCTGCAATTAATTCACTAATTCGTTTTGGTACATTAACTCCAACAAATGAATTCAGGGCATCAGCTATTAAAACTAGTCATGCTCATAAGTCCAGAGTTTATATCTGTAATAATTAAAGTTTAGGCGGCGTAGCTCAGATGGTAGAGCAGGAATCTCTAAAATTCTTGGTCAGGGGTTCGATCCCCCTCGCCGCCGCCAGAATTCGGAACTAACAGGAAAATTAAATGGTTACTTCCTGTGAATGACAATAAAGTGCTGAGAGACTCGATAAATCCTAACCATAGGTTGCATTTAGTCAAGTTCCGAACTAAACGAGGATATTATAGGATTCACCTTCTTACAGAAAGAACCTTTAGGGATATTGTAGGTTTCACCCGTAAAAGAACCTTCATTTACTATAAATAATAGGTGATGATGTAATGAAGAAAGTAGAATTAATTCTATGTGTAAAATGTTCTGGTGAAGGAGTCATTCAATGGGATGAGCTTGTTGATTACCATAAGAATGACTATGAAACACATACTGAACCATGTAAAGCATGTAATGGTTCAGGTAGGTTAGTAAAAACTATCGAAACAACCTATAAACCCTTCGAAGTAAAGAAAGGATAAAGCAAATGAATTATAAGGAAATTATCTTATTCTAGCTTAGTACCGGCCCTCCCTTCTGATCAAGTGGAATAAATTTATAAACTCAATGTAAAACGATCAAAAGGAAAATTAAAATGAAAAACTATAAGACAATCTGGAAGACCCTAAACAATAACATGGTTGCTATTGATGTTGTTAATTACTGCATCGTCAAGGCTCTCTCCGCTAAGACAGAAGATAAGTTTGAACTAACTAAAATCTTCTTATCAAAGGCATTTACGCCAATCCGTAATCCAAATAAGTTAAACAGCGGTGCAAAGCCATATCAGGCTCTTGAACATGCTTTATATATACTTAATAAGTATGTTACTTGGAAGGACGGAGAAAAGCATGTTATCTTTGGTGTTCCGGCACAAGATTTCTTCGATACACCAGAAGAATTTGAAAAATATAGAGAGCTAGTTATAGCTCTCTATAACTACGATGTAAACAAGTTAGACCGCCACTATTGCTATATTTTTGTCGATACTGAAACAGTTTCACCAGAATATGCAATGGTTCAAGCAACTCATGCTGCAATGGTAGCCGGGAAGAACATGGCTGCTAACCTTAATCCACACGAAATCTATTTTCAGGTCGTCCATCGTCCTTCCTTGGTTTCAGCTAAAGATTTAGAAACATTTCATAATAAGTTTGAATTTCATCATTTCGTTGAACCAGATATTGGTAATAAGATTATTGCATCTGCAATCAATCCTGTTCCTTGGTACAAGAGAGAAGAACTAAAGCAGTATCCACTAGTCACATTTAAGTAAGGTTAGATTATGATTGATCCTAAAGTATGTTTAGAAAATGCATTACTACATTATTTTGAACAACCTGAAAACCGAAACATGACATATTATGATGTAACGGTAACTATGTTCCCTCAAGCTTTTTCTGACACTACTTTAGGATTTGGCGGCATTGGTGGACAAGCAATTACTACGTCATATGTAGTAGTAATTAATGATTATGAATATGCATATGTTTATTTTGGTGGACGACTTGCATATAAAGTAAAGGGTCCATTACAAGATTTTTATGATGATGTAAGAAATCAATGTATGCGTCCAAGATATGAATCAATCAAGTATTCTAATAAAGATCGAAAGGAAACTAAATAATGGCAGCACAGACAAAGAAGTTAAATTCACAGAGTCATCGTAAGACTTCTGATGGAGATTCACCTAATTCTCGCCCTAAGAATAAGAGCAAGAAGAGAAGTTTCAAACCATATCGCGGCCAAGGCCGTCCATAATTAAAGGAAAATTAAATGGCAAAGTCAAAGTCAAAGTTAGCAAATACAGTTATCGCAGTCACAACCTCAGTAGAGGATACTGTCAAGACAGTAGCAGCAAATGTAGTCTCCAAAGCTCCAGCCGTTGGAGAAGCGGTTTCTACAGTTGCAACTAAGGTAGAGGATACGGTTATCGCCGCTGCTTCTGCTAAGGGAGTTAAGCTCACTAATTTAGAAGTCTTGGCTGCTGGTGTTGGTGTCGTAGTAGTTCTAGTTCTAGCAGTCTGGCACTTCTTTCTCTAAATAATGTTCACAAGACCGTGACTGTCTGGTTGACGGTCTGAGTAGAATCACCTAGAAGGGGTACATCGAAAGGCGTACCCCTTCACATATATGGAGAGTTTTTGGAATGTTTTCTTGGAATGAATTGGTATTCAATAAATCCTACTTGTCGCCGTTTTCCGAAATCGTTATCAAAGATAATGACCCTCCAACAAAGGATTCCCAAAAAGTAATGTATTGATAGGAGGCGCAAAATGGCTTCCTATAATCAATCCGTTATGGACCTTCTTTTTGATGAGGCATCTGAAATGGTGCCTGTTTGCGGCGCTCGTATCACGGCTGCAATTGTTTTTAAAAACAAAATCATTTCGATTGGTCGTAATAAAAATAAGACTCATCCCTTTCAGAAAAGGTTTTGCAAACACCCTGATTCCATCATTCTTCATGCCGAGAACGATGCTATCGTGAAGGCTCTTAAGCGTATTAGTGTTTCTGATTTGTCTAAATCCACTATCTATATAGCCAGAGCCAAGAAACTGAATAAGCATTCTCCATTCGGTTATGGGATGGTCAAACCTTGTGAGGGATGCACTCGCGCTCTCGCAGCTTTTAATATCAAAACTATTTACTACACAACTGAGGAAGGAACCGTGGAATGCCTATAGAACTATTTTGGATTATGGTTGATATGTTTTTAGCTGGAGCTAATCTAGCTGCTTGCCTATTAGCTAATTCACTACTAAATCTGTTTTTCACTATTTTAATGGGCGTTATGGCATATGGTAATTATCTCACTCTAATAGAGAAGCTTAAATGACTTCCGATCAAATCAATGCTGCCCTAGAATTACTTGGAGCAGTATTCCTTGTTCCTACATTACTTGAAGCATTCTCAAAGAAGCTTATTGTTGGAGTTCATTGGATTAGTCCAATCTTCTTTACAATATGGGGACTTTGGAATTGCTTCTATTATCCAACTCTACACCAATACTGGTCGGCTTCCGCCGCAATTGTTATGTTCGGGACTAACCTAATTTGGTTGATTATGATTATCAAATACAAGGAAAAGAAGTAATGTACATATTTGGTAATTTTAAAACAGCTATGAAGGCGCTAACTATCGCCAAACGCATTGGTTATGATGGATATGTAACTAATGAAGGAATCGCAAGTGGCTATGATTGGAAAGTTATTATTACTAATTTAATTGGAGAGTAATATGTATCTTCCTTATACTGGTATTGGGTCAAGGGAAACTCCTGATCGTATCCTAAGACAAATGACTAAAATTGCCAAGGAATTAAACCATCATGGGTTTACCCTTCGTTCTGGTGGCGCAGATGGTGCGGATACCGCCTTTGAAAGAGGAAGTAGCAATAAGGAAATTTTTCTACCTTGGAAGAATTTTAATGGAAACAAATCACAGTTTCAAGTAGTGTCTATGGGCGCTATGGAGATTGCATCTAAACATCATCCTGTATGGGATAGATTATCAGGAGCCGCTAAGAAATTAATGGCTCGGAATGTCTATCAAGTATTGGGATTTGACTTGACTTCCCCCTCGCGATTTGTTATATGTTATACGAAAGATGGTTGTGAGCATGATTCCCAAAGAACTAGAGATACCGGGGGAACTGGTATGGCTATTTCTATTGCCTCTCTGAGGGGAATTAAAGTTTATAATCTGGCTAATTATCAAAGCCTTTTCACATATGATGATATTCTTGATGAAGTATTGGGAGAAGTTTAATGACGTGTCGTGAATGTAAGTTTTGTTTTAAATCAGTGATTTCTCCATTCTCTGGTAGATTTGATAAATGTGGTAATACTATTGTTACTTCTCAATCACATGTCATTGTAGGATATTGTGATGTTGAGACTAATCCTATTTTTCAATTCAGTAAATGTGGATCAGAAAGAAAACTATTTGAGAAAGCAAATATCTTTGAAAGGATTTTTAAGTGGCAGATTTAACTGTTAAACCAGTAGCTTTATTATTGATTGGAATGCCGGGTTCTGGAAAGTCAACATATAGGGCTTCCCTCCCTGATTTTTATGTTCAGGCTTCCTCTGATGATTATATTGACTATATCGCCCTTCGGAATGGCCTAACGTATTCTGACGTGTTTAAAGATTTCATTAAGGACGCAGAAGGTCATTTCAATAGCTGTATCGACTACGCCGTAGATTTGCGCGTTAACGTTGTTGTAGATCGGACGAATCTTTCCCCAAAGTCTAGAAAAAAGACAATTGACAAGTTACGGAATACTCACTATATTAAGGCAGTTGTTTTTGAAATCTCTGGCGAAGATTTAGAAATCAACTTAAATTCCCGCCCCGGAAAAAATATTCCACTTGACGTTCAGAAGCGGATGCGGTATAGTTATGAATATCCCCAAGAATCAGAGGGAATTAATGAAATCGAAGTAATTCGATTTAACCGCAAAGGGTGAGGAAAATGGACATAAAGAACAAAGAAGATTGGTGGATCGCCGCTAGGGCGATTTTGCCGCATCTAAAGGGCTATGCAAAAAGCTTTGATATTAATTTTGATGATAATGCTGCTAACGAAGAGTTAGTTTATCAAGACCATCGTTCTCTATACCAGCGCCTTCATTCCCTTTGGTTTGATCTACCAGACTGTAAAGAGATTCGTCGTCTTCCCTTCTTTGATCTTTGTGACCTATGTTCTGAATATTGGGTATTTGAGAAAGGAGACTAATATGATTCAAATTCAATATCAAGATAAGTCAGGAGTTTGGCGAACATCGTCGTCTACCCTGAATAATTCTCAGCGAATCCTACAGGCAATGCAATCGGCTTCCCGGTCCCATCCCGGTTGCAGGATACGGGCTGTTAATGCATCTGGTCAAGTCGTTGACATGCTCGTAATTTAAGCAATCCTCCACAAATTGGTATTAAACCATTTTACAGTGACATAAAAGACACTGTGGATAATTGTGTAATTTCGATGGCGCAGGTTGCTTGAATTAGTCCATAATGTGGCATATCAAATAACTAAGCGATTGATTCGCAGTTATTTTGGTGAAATAAGGAGTTGGAATTAGAATGTGCGTATTAATTTATCTAGACCATTTCCGTAATGGCAGAAGAAGCTATCAGGACACTTACAAAGACATAATGAGGGAAATGCTGAGCGAAGAGGACTTTGAAGATTTTACGGAAGGTCTGACCAACTATGACCATTATGATTTCCTAGATGATGAAATCAAAATGTTCGTAGATTCGTACTACAAGCAGGATATTACAATTGACGTGCTCAGGAGTATGTATGGTGTCAAATATTACCAATAAGCTTTGGATGCGACATTACGAGCAAGACTTTTTAGATAAAGTTGTTTTGCAGGATGGAGAAGATTTCTACTTTTGGGATGAAACGTGGGGAAATAAGATTGGTCCATATTCATCCTATATAGACGTGTTAACTGCTCTAGACTTGTATTGTAAAACTGAGCTAGGAGAGAAAGGGCTTTAATAATGATTTCAGCAATGACTCAACCCGGAGCTTTTATCATTTGTATTGATGATAATCCTACATCATGTCAATTAAAGCATATTAAATATGATGATGATTTAGATGGATTGAAAAAAGGAAGTCTTTATACTGTTAGGTCAATTGAGATATGGGAAAGGTCTATTTCTGGTTTTATAGTTGTGGTAGATGAAATTAATAGAAAAAGAGACCCACAAGGATTCGATATTTCTCGTTTCAAGCCAGCCATTCTACCAAGATGCCTAACATCTATTTTAACTTCTGCTAAACTTCATGATTTGGTGGATTAGTTTTAAAAAGAAAAGGAGCCGATAATGTCAGTAACAGTTTCATATAACATTAAGTCGGCTGTCAATAGAAACTTTCTAATCGAAAAGAGAATTAGATTTGATTCGTTTATAGACGCCAAACGATTTGTAGAGAGGCTTTCGTCTCTCTACAAGAATTTTACTTTAGTTGGAAAACCATTAATAGGGGTAGACTAATGGAACAGAAATTAACAAAACGTTATAATATTGAATTGAATATGTGGGAAGTCGGCTATTATGTAGGGACTTCTTTTTATATTATTCGATATGAACCATTGAGTGAGGCTGGTTAATTTGTATAGATTTTCTTAACCTGATCTGCGTATTTCTTGATAGCCATTAAGCTATTATAGCATGTGACATTTGCCTTATATTGTTGTAGAATAAATCTAGCAACATCTTGATTTGTCAATCCTTTGGTATCAGGAACGCGCACAACAGGACAGTTATATAATTCTGCTGGCGGTGAGATAACAATATAGCTATTAGCTCTTATTACTTGACCACCAGTAGGATCACATGCACCTAGCATTAAAAGGATTGGTAGAATAAAAAGTTTCTTCATTGTTGTAATACCTTTAACTTGTTTAGAGTATCAATAATAATTGGAGAAACAGCATTCTTATCTGCTGGTTGATTTGAAATGTAATTATTAATAGCATCAGTTTTTTGATTTAGATCATTGTTCTTTTGGGAAACAGCATCAACAATTGCTTGCTGGTCAACATCTGTTTGTCGAAGCTTACTGATCTGGTCGGCCTGATCTTTAACAGTCTGTTCAAGCTGCTTCTGGTTATATTCGTATGTAGCCATTTGTTTGACTTGGCTATCGTGGTAGGCCACGGCTCCCCAAACAATGGTAATTGCTGTAAGTCCTGCCACAACATACATAGCAATTTTTCCTAGTGGACTTAATAAAAACGCTAACATAAATACTCCTTGGTTATATAATACTATTTATTGAAAGGAACTAAAATGGCAAAAGAATTTAACCTTGATGATGTACAGGTAATTCCAACGTATTCGATCATCACGGCTATGTATAAAGCTGGTCTTGACACTGGTTACGGGCGAGCGTTTGCCAAGGGACTGATTTATGAAAATGCAGGGTTGACTCCAGTCTATCTTTATGATAGTGTAGAAAGTTCACTATACGTTATGCCACAAGAATATATTGACAAAACCGTAACACTACACTAAGGAAATCATGAATAATACATTTTATACAAACTGTCGAGTACATAAGGGTAAGATTTTATATCGTGGTATTCAGAATGGTAAAAGAATTCAAGAGAAGTTCAATTATGAACCATATATCTTTCTTCCATCAAATAAGCCTACTGGTTATACTACCGTAGAAGGAAAGCACGTCTATAAGAAAGAGTTTGATTCTATTTCTTCTGCCAAAAAGTATCTATGGGAAAATAAAGATACTTCTGGTTTTGATTACTTTGGTTTAACAAATTTCGAATATCTTTATATTAATGATGAATTTAAGGGAGAGGTTCATTTTGACCGTTCCCTTATTTCTGTTGTTTCATTGGATATTGAAAATTGGATTGATGGTCCAATTGATGTTCGTAACACTCCAGTACCTATCACGGCTATCACATTAAGAAAAGATGGCAAGACATATATCATTGGAACAAAGTATTACAAAGTAAAGGAAGATAATATCTTCTACTACCTTTGTAAAGATGAAAAGGAATTACTATATAAATTCCTTGAAATCTGGCAAATGCTTGATCCAGATGTAGTTACCGGATGGAATATTGAAACATACGATATTCCATTTCTAATCAATCGTATCAGTCTTGTATTATCAGAAGAAGCTGCCAAGCGCATGTCTCCTTGGGGTCTTCTTGAGTCACACGAGGTAGCTGGCAAGTTCGGTGATGAAAATCAGGTATGGGATATTGCTGGTGTAGCTGTCCTAGATTATATGGCTCTATATAAGAAGTTCTCATTTAAGAACCAAGAATCATATTCTCTAGATTATATCGTATCAGTTGAATTAAACGAGAACAAGATTGATTATAGAACATTGGGTTATAAAAATCTAAATGATCTATATGAAAAGAATTTTGAATTGTTTATTGATTATAATATTCATGACGTTGTTCTAGTCGATATGCTTGACGCCAAGCTAGGATTTCTTAATGTTGCATTCTCTCTAGCTTATCTTTATAAATGTAATTATAAAGACGCTTTTGGAACCGTGAAGCCTTGGGATGTTGGTATTCATCATATTCTTGGTGATAAGAATCAAGTCATTCCCAAGTTTGACATGCCCGAAATCATGCGCCCATTTGAAGGAGGTTTCGTTAAGGAAACTGAACCGGGAATGTATCACTGGCTTTTGTCAGTTGATATTAAATCAAGTTATCCACATCAGATTATGAGTTATAATATTTCTCCTGAATCATTCTTAGGAAAAATTGGTAGACTAACTATTGATCAGTTACTTGATGGTGCGCTAGAAGTTCATCGCGGTCAGATTGATGCTAATGATATGTCTGTTGCTGGAAATCTTTGTTGCTTCTCTAAAGGTAACAAAGGATTTATGGCAGAAATCATGGAATCATTCTTCGATAAGAGAGCTTTCTATCAGGATCAGTTAGAGAAACTAGAGAAAGAAACAAACGGGAAAGAGATTGACTTAGAGACAAAGAACAAGATGGCTTCCCTAGATGCTATGCAGATGGCACTAAAGATCGCTATTAACGCTTTCTATGGAATGTTGTCAAACAAGTATTGTCGTTGGTATTCTGTCGATCTGGCGGAAGCTGTAACGCTCTCTGGTCAGTTAGCAGTACGGTGGGTAGCAGACAGGATCAACAAGTATCTAAACAAAGTTCTCAAGACGGTAGACGTAGATTATCTAGTCGGTGGAGATACCGATTCTTGCTACTTTACACTTGAGGCTCTAGTCAAAAAACTTGGCATTACTGACAAAAAAGAGATTGTCAAAGCCCTTGAGAAGTTCTATAATAACCATCTTGATAAGGTCATTAAGGACGCCTTTGAAGAACTTCATGTCTACATGAATTCTTATAAAAACAAGATTCGGATGGCGCGAGAGAATATTGCTGATCGTGCAATCTGGACAGGTAAGAAGCACTACGCTCTTAGTGTAATGAATTCCAAAGGAATTACTTATGACGAGCCTAAGTTAAAAACTGTTGGACTAGAAACAAATAGGTCTTCTACACCTATGATTTGTAAAGATTATTTGAAGAAGTCTATTAAACTTATTATGACAACAGATGAGGATACTGTTGTCAAATATATTGAGGAAGTAAAGAAAGACTTCTTTACCAAATCATTTAAAGATATTTCAACTCCCGGCACAGCTAATAATCTAAAAGGTTATCAGTCTTCTTCTAACATCTATCTTAAAGGTTCTCCTTATCATGTCAAAGGGGCATTAGTCTATAATGATTTTCTAGTCAAGAAAAAACTTGATAAAAAACTACCTTTGGTTAAGAGTGAAGATAAGATCAGAATTACTTATCTTAAAATGCCTAATCCTACATTTAGTGAAGTTATTTCTGTAGTGGATGAGCTTCCAGAAGAATTAGGGTTAGATCAATATATTGATTATCAACGTCAGTTTGAGAAGAACTATCTAACACCAATCACAACTATTCTTAAAGCAGTAGGATGGGAACCAAATAAGTCAGCTACTTTAGACGACATATTTGATCTAGGTTGGTAACAAAAGGAGAATATTATGTTTAAACACCCATTAGTTGAATATTCTGTAATAGAGCCACCAATAAAGAAATATAATATAGCTTGGGTAGACGAAGTAACGGAAACTAGTGAACCTTTTCCAACAGGGCAGAATCCCTGTGGTGGCGCTACTCTCCAGTATGAATATTCCCCACCAATTGAATATGTTCGTACTACAGTACAGGAAGGAGCTAGGAATTTAAGTTCTGAATATACTGTTGAAATCCCCCAAGAAACTCATGGAGTACAATATATTGAATATGATATGAGTAGTTTATTTGATCACTATCAAGCAGTACCTTTGGCAACTCCAACCACAACGGATTAATCATGAACATTTTCGTATTCGGTTCTAACGAAGCTGGTAGACATGGCGCGGGTGCCGCTCTGTTCGCCTATAAAAATCATGGCGCTATCATTGGTCAGGGCGTAGGAATTCAAGGCTATTCCTATGCAATTCCAACTAAAGATAGAAAACTAAAAACACTAGACCTAGATAAGATCAAAGTCTATGTAAACGAATTTATCAAAGACGCCAAAATTCATGGAGTCTTTACTTTTATGGTTACAGAAATTGGATGCGGTCTTGCTGGTTATACTCCAGAAGAAATTGCTCCACTATTCAAAGAAACTATGGACTTAGATAATGTCAAGTTGCCAGCTAGATTTCTAGATATTCTAGAGGGTAACGATTCTGATGAATTTACATGGTTAGGTATGCCATTAAAAGAAAGGACAAAGATGAGTTTTGGTTATGATGTTTGATAAATAGTATGTCCGCGTGAGAACGGACATTAACTACAATAAACTCATAACAAAAGGAAACTAAATGAATAAACTTATGCAGAGGCTATTAAAAAACTCTCCAACAAAATTTGCTTCTGTCTTAGATGAATCCGAATTTTTTAATGATAAAGACGTAATTGCTACCGATATTCCAATCGTTAATATTGCGTTCTCAGGTGAAGTTGATGGTGGACTATCTTCTGGTCTAACCCTCATTGCCGGTCCAAGTAAGACATTCAAAACAAATATCTCACTAGTATGTGTCAGAGCTTATTTAAGCAAGTATGAAGATGCTGTCTGTATCTTCTATGACTCAGAAGGTGGAATTACTCCAAAATATCTAGAATCTCAGGGCATTGATCCGAAACGTGTTATGCACGTTCCGATTGAACATCTTGAAATGCTTAAGTACGATATTGTTAAGCAGTTAAAGGAAATCAATCGTGGAGATAAGGTAATCTTCCTAATTGACTCAGTAGGCAATACTGCTTCTCTTAAGGAACTAGAAGATGCTCTAGATGGTGAGAGCAAGGCAGAAATGCAAAGAGCAAAGGTTATGAAGGGACTGTTCCGTATGGTAACACCCTCTCTCGTAGCCAAGGACGTTCCTTGTATTGCTATCTGTCACACTTATGAAGAAATGAAGATGTATGGCAAAACCATTATTTCTGGTGGTACTGGACTAATGTATTCTGCCAATCAGGCTTTCATTATCTCTAAGGCACAAGAAAAAGTAGGAACTGATATTGTCGGTTGGAACTTTACTCTCAATGTAGAGAAGTCCCGTTTCGTCAAGGAACGTTCCAAGTTACCATTCCAAGTTCTTTATGACAAGGGAATTCAGAAGTATTCTGGTCTACTTGATCTAGCTCTTGACTGCGGAATTGTTGTTAAACCTAAAGTTGGTTGGTACGCCAAGGTAGATGAAGATGGGGTTGTCTCAGAACCAAGTCTTCGCGAAAGTGCGACAAATACAGCCGAGTTTTGGGATGATATTCTAGCCAATCCAAAGTTTACGAAGTTCGTATCTGACAAGTTCAAGTTAGTTAATTCTCATAATGATACTTATGAGTCTGAACCAACCGACTACGAAATTGATACTGACTCCGATCCAGATTGGTCTACAGGAAAGCAAATGTTGCATTGACAATTACTTGAAGGAGTGATATATTATGAGTAATGAATTAGCCTTAACGTGGTACGTTGTTTTCGACTACGTTCTATATGACTTTAAGACTAATTTTAGAATTATCTCCGAGCATCCAGATAGTGGCGTTGTGACAAACAACGCCACATATCACCAGTTTTCTTCAAAGGAAGAAGCGGTAGCTTATATTAATTCTACGATTGAACATCAAGTAAAAACAATCAATCTGGTAATTAAGTCAATCCCACAACAACCATACGAAGGATAATAATTGAGTTTCGAGAATATCATTTTTTCTAATCTAATACTAAATGAAACATATTCTAGAAAGATTTTCCCCTTCCTCAAAACAGAATACTTCTCAGACTATCAAGACAAAGTTTTATTTGAACTAATTGATACATACGTTAACAAGTACGGCTCATTCCCATCACAGGAATCACTAGCCATTGACCTATCAAATTCAAGTAAGATTTCAGATGATCAATTTGAAGAAATCAAAGATAAGATCGCCAACTTCTCGCTTGACGAGAAAACGTCAACAGACTGGCTATTTGATCAAACAGAAACATTCTGTCAGGACAAATCTATCTATAATGCTATTCATTCATCAATTAAAATTTTAAATGAAAAGGAGAAGTCAACATTAACTAAGGATGCCATTCCCGGCATTCTCCAAGACGCCCTAGCAGTTTCTTTTGATACCAATATCGGACATGACTTCTTAGAAGATTTTAATCAGAGATATGAATTCTATCATAAGATCGAAGAACGTATTCCATTCGATATTGATTATCTAAACAAGATCACAAAGGGCGGATTGCCTCGCAAGTCCCTCTCAGTACTTCTAGGCGGTACTGGCGTGTTTAAAACCGGCGCTATGTGTCACATGGCCGCTACAAATCTAATGGATGGTAGGAACGTCCTATACATCACACTTGAAATGGCAGAAGAAAGAATTGCAGAACGTATTGACGCGAACCTTCTCGACATTCCTCTTGACGAAATGGGAACTATTCCAGAGGAAATGTATAACAAGAAGATCGCCAGAGTTAAGAAGAAAACAACCGGCAAACTTATTATCAAAGAATATCCAACTGGATCAGCCGGGGCTTCCCATTTCCGTTATCTTCTAAACGAACTAAAGATTAAAAAGAAGTTCATTCCAGATGTTATCTATATTGACTATATCAATATTTGTTGTTCATCTAGAATTAAGATGGGCGGAACGGTTAACTCATATTCCTACATTAAAGCTATTGCAGAAGAATTACGTGGTCTTGCAGTAGAAGCAAATGTTCCTATTATTTCTGGTACTCAGTATAATAGACAGGGCATGTCATCCTCCGATCCTACACTTGCCGATACTTCCGAATCTGCTGGTCTTCCATTTACGGTAGACTTCATGCTTGGCATTATCGAGAATGAAGAACTTAGAAAACTCGGACAATTAGTATTCAAGCAATTGAAAAATAGATTTGGTTCTCTTGATCTACATAATAAGTTCGTAGTCGGAGTTGACAAGTCTAAGATGCGTCTCTACAATGTAGACGACTCAGCCCAGAACTTGCTCGTTGATGGGGATGGAGTAATTCAGGACGATAGACCTGTTATGGATTCTACTTTCTTTGGAGAACAGGATAATGACCGTTCTAGGAAGAAAGGTAAATTCAACAAAAGTCTATTTGATAATTTCTCATAGGAATAACGTATGATTGATAATATATGGTATTATTGGAGCAAAGCCCTTGGAGACAAGGCTTTGCCTCATTCCCATTCAGAATCCGATAAAGTTGCTTTAATAAGAAGTGGAATTGTATTGGTATACATTGTCACTAATTTGATACTAATAGTAAACGTGGTGCATCATTGGTAAATAGATTTAAGGAATATTTTAATATGTGGGATGCGTTATTCGATATTCTTGAACCAGACTTGAATGATATGGATATTACCATGATGGTTAAAGACTATCTTAATAAAAAGAAAGCTACCTCTGATAAGATTACCAGAATTTTTCAGTTATTTCGTGAACAGTACAATATGTTTGAAAAAATTCATATTTGTAATGGTAAGAATTACGTAACTCCTGATGCTGGTCAGGACGGTAAGAAATTATCGTTATCAAAGAAAGTTCTTGGTGAATTCTGTTTTTCTTTGATGACAAATGGAGGAAGGTTGAACGATCTATATTGTTTCAATAGAAACTTTAAAAGGTCGTATGTACAAGCATCAATCTATCTTCCAGAAGATAATAAAGAAAAGTTCGAAAATGAAACCGGAATACTTCTCTACGATCCACCCACAATCCACTTAAACTAGGAGAATAGCATGTCTACAGTATGGTTTATAGCAGATGTTACTTACGATTTATATAAATACGAAGTGCTTAGAACAGAATATGAAGCTAAGGAATACCTAGTTGGCGATGAATTAGAAAATCGTTATTATATCCCTTTCGCTAATACCTTTGCTACACGAAGGGAAGCAGAGTATCAGAGAATACAGCTTTTAGTAGAGAAGAGAAATAAACTTATTAATTGGTTATCAGATATACATGATTCTACTCAAACAGAAATCGTAAATCTTTATAATAAGATTAAAGAATCCGATACTTATTTTCGTTCAGGGGAAGACGAATGATGGACAACCTAACAAACGTATATGAGTTAAGAACTACTAATCAGAACAAGTTCGCTATCTATGAAAAGACTTCTGAAATCATGTTTGGTAACTTCCCTACATATTCTGCCGCAAACAAAGTTCTTTCTAACCTAAAGGATGGTAAGGCATTTGAAGGTTGGATTCCAAAGTTCTTTACCGTCGAAGGCTTACCTTCCACGGAGAATTGATATGAAAACTAATATTCAATTCTCCCGATCAGAAATGAAAACCCTTCTCTATAAAAAGGGATGGTCCCTGAAACGAAACAGTGGCCCGCATGAAATCTACTCTCATCCTGAGTTTTGTATAATTGTCGCCCTCCCAAGACATGAAGGAAACCTAGCTCCCGGTACTGCAAGAAAAATCCTCAAACAGATTGCTATTTAATTTAATAGGCATTTGATTCCAATAAATATAATAAATATAGTTTTTATTATATAGGGAAACAAATGTCTATTTTTATTACAGATATTAGAGAATTGGTATCAAAAGATTTTCTAAATACTATCGCTAAGATAGTAGAAGCTAAAGATACTGATAAAGAAGAAAAAGACGAAGGCGACGTTAAGACGAAGCCAACGGAAAAAACAGAAGTCGAAACCGACCCAAAAATTAATGGTGTCGATGGGGACGGAAATGAAGAAAAAGACGATGATAATTTACAGGACAAAGAAAAGAAAGAAAAGTCCGTAAAGCCAAAGAAGAAATCTTCTGTACGTGAAAATATTGATGTGACTTTTTCTGATTCAGAAATTGCTCATTTCGACAAAATAATCAACAACACAGAAGGAAATCAATAATGTCTCTTTGGGGAAACACAGCAAACGCTAACTCAGCACCTAAGTATCACATTCTAGCTACGAGCAAAGCGCGTGGTAATACTTTGTATTCTAATACAAATCTAGATGCATTTACACAGAACCAAGTTGTAGGTGTATTTCCAGCAAATTCAACTACAGCAAATAATAATGGATTTAAAATGTCCCATGATGGTTGGGTTCTAGTCCGTACTGGCACTGGTCCAGTCACTAAGTTTACTGTAACTAATGGTGGTTCTGGTTATTCAAATCTAGACATTGCTAAGGTTGTATCATATGATACAAACAATGCTCCTGCCCTAGGCGCTATTACTACCTATGCAAATGGTACTATTAATACTGTTACACTAACAAGTTCATCTTCTGGATTCCTTGGTACTGAAACAGCAGTTGTAGCCAACTCAACAGGCGGTACAGCAAACGGTACTCTAGCAGCATTTTCACTAACATTTGGTGGTCGCGCAGGACGTAAACAGTATGAAACACTAGTTGCAGCAGGAACAATTCAAGCTACAGCTAACGTTCCATAAGGAATAAAGTAGCATGAGCGCGAATACTAATACTATAAAATTTTCACAATTACCAATTGCTAACACAGCAGGGACGAGTGACAGACTAGTTCTAGTCTCACTCGCTAACCCTTCTAACCCTGCGTTAGAAACAATATCAATTAGTAATATCTATACTACTGCTAATTCAATTAATGTTGCTAATACCCCTGCGAACAGTTCAATCACTGTTTCACAGGGGTCTATTTTTATGGATTTAAATTATCTCTATGTGGCAGTAGCCAACAATGTATTAAAGAGAGTAGCTCTAGGAGCATTTTAAGTAAATGATACCTGAATTGAATGACGATAACTTCATTCTATACTGTGCAAACAAATATGATAATATTCATTGTCATTCAACAGAAGAATTTCTTGATGATTTAAAACGCATTAAATACATAAAGAAAACACTAACTAAGTATAAGACAAGTGGTTTAATAGATGAACGTCTAGTTCTAAATCACCTTATTATCCTAAATAATGTTTTCGGTCCAGAGGCGTTGTGTAGAATTATATTTTTAAAAATGGAAAAATATTTAGAGTTAATTAAACCGTTTCTCTTAACTCTAAATATTTTACCAGAATATGTTTATAATATTAAGGGCGTACATATAGAAACCGCCGCCGTCCCTATGGACGTTGGCATTATAGACATATTAAGAAAAATATAAAGGGAAATGGAATGTCAAAAATAAAAACAATAGCGGAGGATGGAACTCCTACAAATTGTGCGGGCGGCGGAAACGTTGCTGGCATTGGTGTAAATAATCCTAACCTTCCAAATCAAGCAGAACCCGGAAAAGACACCCGTAAGAAAAAGAAGCCTCTTTACTCTATCATAAAAAGAAAAGGGGCATGATCGTGTCAGTAGAACGTGTAGAAAAAATACGAGACGACGTATCGGAGCTTCAAAAAAACATGGCACAAATATCTATTCTAGTTGAAAAGATGGATATTACGATAGATAAGTTAACTGAGGTTTCATCTAATGTAACTAATCTATTAGCAGTTCACGAACAGCGTTTGGCATATCACGAACAGAACAATAATAATTATAGAGACTCACTCGATAAAAGCCGTACAGAACTAGATAATAAGCTCAAGGATCATTACGCAACCGTAGAAAAGAAGTTAACCGAGAAAGATGAAGACATTAAAGTATTATCTACTAAAATTGATTCTCTTGGTAGCAAGCTTGATTCCCTAACAAAATATATTTGGTTAGCTGTTGGTGGCGGTGCTGTATTAATGTGGATCGGTCAATATGGTTATACCGCTATAACATTAGTACAGAAAGTTCATCCTTAATGGCGTTTGACGTTAACGCATTTAAACAAAATATAGGAAATTATGGAACACTTCAAAATAACAAATTTGAAGTGTCCATTCCTGTTAATGCGGCGTTAGGTAAAATTTCTACAATGGGATCATCTGATCTAGCTAAGCTAATGACGTTTAGGGCATGTGATACTGCTTTACCGGGATTAAAAATACAGACTGGAGATAACCTAATTTATGGTATCGGTCCAGCACAGAAGATGCCATATAATATAACATATACTGATAGTACAATATCCTTTATTTCAGACGCCAATGGAGAAATATACAACTTCTTTTATGGGTGGTTAAACTATATAATTCAATTTTCTACTATAAATAATGGAGGAATCCCTTCATTTCAATTAGCATATAAAGACAATTATACAACTAGTATAACAATTAAGACTTTTGAAAATGAGGGAAATCCAGTCATGACCCATACATTAAATAAGGCGTTTCCTACATACTTAGAAGAAATACCTTTAAGTTGGGAAAATGGTTCTAATTTAATGAAAGTAACTGTAGGCATTTCCTACTTTACTTGGAGTTTGCAATTAACATAATATTGGAGTTTCTATTTAATGCTTCCTAAGATTAAACATCCTATTTTTAATATTGATATTCCCTCAACAAAAAAGAAAGCAAAGTTCAGACCATTCCTAGTTAAGGAAGAGAAGATTCTTCTCATTGCCAAGACTGCCGGTAATGTGTCAGATGTTCTATTAGCTGTAAAGCAGATCGTCAACAACTGCGCTATTGATACTGACTTTAACGTTGACAATATCGCTATTTTCGATCTTGAGTATATCTATCTCAAGCTATATGCCGCATCCGTAAACAATAAAATCAAAGCTGCCTTCAAGGACAATATGGACGACAAAGTTTATAACTTTGAAATTCCTCTAGACGAGTTACACGTCAATTTTCCTGAGACCGTCGATAAGAAGATTCAGGTAACAAAAGACATTGTTGTAACTCTAAAATATCCTGCCGCTTCTCTATATGAAGATAAAGAGTTTCTTAACTTAACTGATGTTAATGAATCATTATTTGAATTAATTATCAATACAATTGATAAAATTTATGAAGGCGATACAGTTTATGATCCTTCTTCATATCCAAAGGAAGAAGTAGTTACATGGATCGAAGAAAATCTAGATGCCAAGGCATTTGAAAAGATTCAGACCTTCCTAAATAATCTTCCAAACATTGAACATGTCATTAAGTATAAGAATTCACTAGACACTGATCGTAAAATTGAATTAACAACATTTATGGATTTTTTTTACTTTCTATGAGCTATAATAGTCTAAGCAACTATTATACTACTGAATATTCAATGAAACAACATCACGGATGGGACATAGAGGAACAGGAAAACAGGTTCCCCTTTGAACGAGACATTAATGTACAGATGGTAGTCAATACCATGAGAGAAATAGAAGATAGGCGGAAAAAAGCAGCAAAATAATATAAATAAAAGAAAACTAAAAGGAAAGAAAGCAACCAATAGATGAGTGATAATAAAAATAATAACTCAGGATTCGATCCTTTTAATTTTCTTGTAAAGAGAGCATTTCCAGATGTATATAAAGCAATGGATGCTAATGCTCGTAAAGCTAAACGTGAAGCTGACCGTCAAGATAGAGAACAAGAACAACAGAAAAGACACTTAGGTTCTCTCAATAATCAATTAGCTACAGCCCAAAGACAATTAAGAGACCTTCATGAAAAGGCTCAGAGAGCCGATGAAAACGCTCGCAAAAAATTCCAAGCAGAAATTGATGCTATGGAAAAGGCATTTGATAGAAAAATCAGAGACCTAGAAGCTGCTGCTACGGCTGCTTCGAAGCTTAGTAATGCTGAAATAAAAAAAGTAGTTGATGCACAAGCAGAACAAGACAGAAAAGCTAGAGAAGCACTAGACGCTAAAAGACGTGAAGAAGCTGCTGCTGATAGAATCAAAACATCTGACTTATATGAAACCGTTCAGAAAATGGACGTTGATAGAAAATCAGCTAAATTAAAAATCTCTGAGCATCGTAGAGAACATAAAGGCATTAAAGGAGCTTTTAATACTAAAGCTTATAGAGACAAATTAACTGCATTAAATAAAGCCAGTGATGAAGCTGATTATCAATATAATGTTGCAAAATTAGTTCAAAAACAGCAAGTAGCTAAAAATACTAAAAGAAGAGTAGAACACGAAAAAGAAGATCGTGATATAGAAGTAAAACGTTCTAAGCCAAATGATCTTATTGAAGCTGTTAGAAAAACTGAAAATACAAAACTAGCAAAAGTTTTGGAAGAAAATAATAAAACAATGCAGGAAGTAATGAAAGAGCGTGAGCAATTTCTTGCTGGAAAGCCTACATCATCTGGTGGTTTTTCTGCGGCGGCTGGCTTCCGTAATACAAATGGTATGCGTCCTGATAGTGCTAATTTTTATATTAAGCCAAATGGAGATATTGTTCATAAGCTCGAAGAACAAGACTTAGATAAAGAAGCACAAGAACTTCCTAAAGAAGCTAAGATCACTAACAAGTTCCTAGAACGTATTGCTGAAACAGAAGAAAAGGTTGAAAGACTTCTACATAATATTACTGAGGCAGATGGTAAGCCTGTTAAGGTTTCTAAAAGTGAGAAAAATCTAGAAACTAAATTCCAAGAGTTTAAATCTAAATTAGCTACTGTACTTGGTATTGCCGGGGCGCTTGGTCTTGGCGGTGCAATGTTAGGCAATGCATTTAACAATGCAACTACTGGAGTTAATGCCGGTAAAAATGCTGATTCTATGTTAAAGGCATTTGGTATGGGCGATAAAGTTCATGATGAAGATGCATTTAATAAAGAATCAGATGCTTATTCTGCTAGAATGAGAGAAAAGCAGAGTGGTGGTGACGCCACTCCTGACAATAGAAGTAGCCCTAATACAAAGAGTCCATTCGTAAGCTCCCCTGCCGATACAATGATGCGTTCTATTATGAAAGCCGAGACTGGAAATGCAGGGGCTATAACTGATGAAAATAGATTCATCAGAACAAGGGTCACACCTTCTCAAAATGGGGGAAGATCATCATCAGCATATGGTCCAATTCAAATTACAAAGGGGTATTGGGAAAACTTTAAAAAGCAAAATTATGATAAGTTATCAGATGCAGAAAAAGTACACCTTGATAAATTAATTGATCAAGGTCAGAGAATGCTTAGAAATCCAAATGATCCTGTATTGGGTTATGGTGGTAAAGGTGAGTTAGGCGCAACTGAACATGACCGTCAAATGTATGGTAGTTTAGCACAGAAAAGCTTAGTATCTCTAGCACAACATTCTAGATCATATGCAGAATTTATTAAATCATTTCGTGGCGAACATGATGGCGGGTACTTTGCGAAAGTCGCGGCTGCGGCTGCTCAGCAAGGGACTAATCCCGAAGAGTTATATAATAACTTAAAAAATATGAAAATAGAAGATGCAGGAAAAATTGATTTAACACCTAAAGAAGAACCTGCTCCAGCTAAAAAAGATGATGCACCAGCTAAAGATGCTGCACCAGTAGTAAAAACAGATAAAGCTTCTCTTGATTCTGATAAAGGTGATGATCGTGTCTATAAGTCACCAATACCACAAAAGCCATTAAAAACTGATCCTACATTAAGACAACTTCAAAAAATGACTCCAAGTCAATTTAATAAAGTTCCAGAGGAAGTAAGGGACCGAGTTATTTCTTGGAGTCAAAGAGATATACCTACTAGTATAAATCCAAATCCAAGTCCACCAAGTCAACTAAATGAAGAAGAAGCTACTCCGCTTCCTTCACAAGTAGAATATAAACCTCCATATAATATTACTCCAACTGATAATGATTTAACTAGTGCTGATAACCAGAACACTTTTGGTAATAGTATTGGCGCTCCAACACCAATGAGAAAAAGCGTTGGTGAAATGTTGAGGGATTCTGGTGGAAGAATGAATTCTGATATTAGAGACGCATCTAGAATAGACCCATTAAATGCTGATAATCAGAATACATTTAAAAATACTATTTTAGATCAAGACCCATCTACTGGTAAACAATTAGACGATATATCTACAGATAATGAAGTAGCAAAAACTACTCCATCATCTTCATCGGTTAGTGTCCAAACTTCTACTGGAAGTAGCAAGAGTGATACAACAACTCCTAAAAAGGAAAAGACCGCAGAAGTTGCCCCCGCTGACGCTCATCTAAAGAAGTTGTTCGCTGGTTATGGAAGCTTTGCCTAATTACTTAGGAGTTGGCATGTATTTGTCGTATACGGAAGCAAGTCCATCATTATCAACATGTACATGATTCCCATATACAGTAAAACAAACTTTACTGATGGGATCATCATGCTTATTGACATTATAATTGATAACGATTACTTCATTTGTTTCACTATTAACTAGAACCTCAAATTGGTTCATATTCTTATCAACGTCCATTGCAATGATAAGAGGTTTGAAGCCACTACTACCCAACATGGCTGAAAAGTTTTTTGGATCAGTGCATTCACTTGTTTTTGCTGCTGCTTCTGCAAAGGCAGGACTCGTAATTGCCATCAAACCAAATACGGCCACGGCAGTCATAAACTTTTTAAACATAACAAACCTCCATTAATTAGAATTAATCACTGTATCAATCACAGTACACGCACTCAACGTACCTGTCAAGTACTCATAATAAGATAAAGGAGGGGAAATTTCCCCTCCTTTAATTTACTTAATCTGCAAGAAGACTTGCCATGAAAGCATCGTCATCTTCAATATCAGTCTCAGCAATATCTCTTGTCTTATGAGACTTCGCTTCGGTCTTCCGATTTCTGGAAGTTGTTTCGAAAGGAATTGTCTCATCATCCTCTTCGTCAAATGTTGAAGCAACAGATGACTTACCAGAAGTTGCACCTAGAACAACGTCTAGACGTGCCTTGAGAGTATTGTAATCCTTGAAGTTTGAAGGATCAATGAATGGAGCTAGAGGATACATCTTGTTATAGACTTCCTCTAACTTCTTATCATCCGCAAATAGTGGTGCGGCTGCATCGAAGTCTGACTTATCGTAGTTACGATAACCGGCTACCTTAGAAATCTTTAGACGGAACGTAGCGCCATCCCAAAGATCGAAAGGATTGATCTTTACTTCATCCGCAAACTCAGGCTGCATCTTAGCCTTTAGCTTGTCAAAGATTTTCTTACCATACTTATATAAGAAGACCTTACCGTTATTCTCAGGATTTGCAGGATCAGAAATCATGTAAATGTTTGAGATAAAAGTTAGCTTACGCTTTTGATCGCGGGCTTGCTTACGGTTTGGATGGTTGTCATCCTCAGTAGAATTCCATAACTTAGAGTTTAGTTCTGATAGTGGATCAGGCTTACCTAGAGTTGTTAGTGAATTCTCAATATACCACTGACCCGTTGGACCCTTAAAGCCATGCTCGAATACGCGGACGTATGGAGTATCTTCCTCACCATATTCTGGTAGAAAGCGGAAAACAGCATAACCAGAACCAGACTTATCTACAGTTGGTTGCCAGAAACGTTCATCTTTGGTGAATTGTTTGGAGTCTAACTTTTCCGTCTCTTGTACTAGCTTATCGAAATTAGCCTGACGGTTCTTCTTTAATTGGGCAAAATTTACCATATGTTTGTATATCCTATATGTTTGTGTGTTTATATTCTGTATGTTTGTATAGAAGCCAAAGCTTCATCATTATTTATTGTTTTCACACACCATATAAGAAAAATTAATCGAAATATTTTTTAACTTCTTCCTTTAATTTTTCTTTAGCATAATAACGAGATAAGAATGGATAATATTTCTTGATCTTGAAAGCAACATCCTTCCAGATCACATCATCCAACTTACGCATATTATAGTTGAACGTGTTAGTAATGTCAACCAGTATTACTAAGGTTTCAAGAGAAATCTTTCGTTTTAGGTACAACTTTACTACGTTGGGGTGTTGGTTATTCTTGATTACGAAGTTCGAATTGAAGTCTTCGTCAAGGTTTCCCAACTCATTCCTAAATGTATACGATAGAGATTGGATTTTCTTATTCCATTCTTGGAACGTAATAATCCGATCCTGACTTGACATATCGCCAATCCAGAAGTCTTTATCTTTTACAAAGTTAGCAATTAGGAAGTGTTTATACTCTCTATCTTTAGAGAGTTTTAAAAAGTAGTACTTATCTTTACGCTTCTCTAGGCTGTCAACTGTGACAGGTAATCTAGCGTATTTGAAGTAATCAAATTTCTCATCCGAGAAATGTCTTTTTAAAGCTAGGTAGTCGGAGTATACGGTTAGTGCTGACATATAAACTCAAATCGGTAAGGTGGCTCCGCGATGGATATAATTAAGGTCTTCCGCTTCGGCCTTAAGTTTGGACTTCATTACATTGTCCTTTTTAATGAGGGTTGCAGCGTATTCAACTTCAATCCCCTTTGATTCGGTCCAATGAATAACTGCTTCCAGATAAGTCATCTTCTTTTTAGAAACCAATCGTTCAATATCATCTTCAAATGCTAGAGTATTAATTTCTATCTGTTTAAGTAATGTTGTCATCAAATTCCTTTACATATTGTTCATATAATATATCTTCTAGTTCATAAGCTTGTATTTCCCAAGGACGATCCATGTATTTAACTTCGTCCTGATCATATAATGATTTCTTCCATCTAACATTATCATTATTCATATAATCAAATAGTTGATTAGTGGCATACTGCCTAAGATGAACCATTTCATGTGCTAGATTTTGGAGAGTTGTTTTTCTGCATAATCTATTGTTAAGAGTTATGAGAAAATCTTTGGGACGGTAATTAGTTCCGATCCACTCACAAAAGCCATAAAAACCATCTGTCTGAGAGGTCAAGGCGATTTCCAAGTATATTTTATCATAAGTATCAGAGCGGAGCAATTTCGATCCATAGAATCGTACTGCTTTCTTTATCTCTGGTTTAGTAATCTTGGGGGATTTTCCGGTAATATAAATATCCATACATACTCCTTGTATGGATATTTATGGTGGGAGTGGCAGGACTTGAACCTACAACGAGGCCGTTATGAGCGACCGGCTCTACCAATTGAGCTACACTCCCGTTAAATATTGGTTGTCCTGCCGGGAATTGAACCCAGATCGAACACTTATAAGGTGCTTGCTCTAACCAATTGAGCTACAAGACGATAATAGCGCCGGGGGAGAGCCAGCTTCACTCTCCCCCTAGTCTTGGCCGGTGGGGTATCAGGGATTGCTATCCACATACCCATTTCCCATCCTCCGTTTACTTATCTTACCAAGATGTTCTTAAAATTCTACTACATCTGTTTTAATAAAAGGCTTAACAAGAGACTTAAATTCAACAACAATGTATTCATAACCAATATTTTTAGATGCAGATTCTCTAGCTACATCAAGTGCCTTTTCATATTCCACTGGTTCATTACTAACAATAGCAAAACTATAATAGTTTGGGTTATGACTAAGCACCATAAACTTATTATCTTTAATAACTTTTGGCTTCTTAGTCGTTGGCGGTACAACTGGTGCTTTCTTTGGAAAGGAAGTAGTAGTTCCCCTAGCCTCGTCAGCTTTCACTTCTGCATATGCTTCCCGACAATCATCATAATGTCCCATTTACCACGCTCCACTTTCTTTAGGAATTATTAGTTCCTTACAATGTTCACAAAAAATCTTTTCAATACTTTCTCCAAAACTATCCATATAGACAATTGATAGTTTATCGTTAGAAGTACAAGGTTCACAGGTTACTCTATTTGATCCTTCACAAAGCAAACCAAACATGATGAGTTCCTTTCATAAATGGTAGACACTGAGGGATTCGAACCCTCGACCCACGGATTAAAAGTCCGTTGCTCTAAACCAACTGAGCTAAGTGTCCATGTTAAATGGCGATCCCGGTAGGACTCGAACCTACGACCTACTGATTAGAAGTCAGTTGCTCTATCCTGCTGAGCTACGGAACCAATTGAAATTGGAGCGGGTAGAGGGACTCAAACCCCCTTCATTGGGTTGGAAACCCAAGGCACAATCTATATACCATACCCGCATATTCAAAACACTCTTAATATCAAAACGTTTTCATTTGTACGCCCCGTTGCCTCTTGAGCGGCACTCTTAATGTCGCCCATCAACTTCCTTAGCTGTACCTTAGTGTCTGTCATGACCCGAGTCAACACCTTTGTTTTCGAAGCTCCGATTTTTTTACTCACGGACTTGTCAGTAATATTATGAATTGTAGTTCCCTTGATAGAGAAACCTTCATCAGAATAAAGGACAGACAATGCATTATACTTTGTATTATATAACCAAACTTCGCGCTTGTCAATGAGTTTACTAGGATCAACTGATACTAATTTGTTACCTACGTCTTCCTTCATGTACTGGAAGTCAAGTAAGTTTATTTTCTTACTCTTGACTGTCTTAGTACGTACTGGCTTTTTACGCATCTGCTTCTTGTTATTGATAATGGTATCAATATCAGAAAACATCTTCTTGAGATAATCGACTCGAATCGCAATGTCCTTCTTCGTAAGGAACCGATAGCCTTCCTTCAAATCCCTGTCAACGGAAATGCTCTCATATTCATTTAGGAGGGGAAGATAATAGTCCTTGACTTTTCGTAGGATATTGGCAGATAATTCATGAGTCTTGAAATAGTTATAATATGAAAATGAGGAGTCATATCCAGAATCAATAATATCTTCGATATTAGCAATTACATCATTGCTCTTATCAGAGATAAATGATTGTACAGATGGTTTGGGATTATCTTCATCTTCGATTTTATGAGAAAGTGCTTCTTTGATTTTACGATTCATAAAATCAATTGAAGTATCTGGAACGTCATTACCATTGGAGATAACGCGGGCGATCCATGCCGCCGTGGTCGGAATCCAGCATTCCTTGAGACTATTGATTGATTTAGCTTCATCCCTGCGATGATTATCAAGAAGATATTTAACTAAGTATTCTCTAGCATCAGAAAGGTCACACATATAATTATAAAAGGTATATGCGCCCATCATTGCATCATAAGAGTAATCAAAACTAACAGGCTCAGAGCCGAAATATTTTTTATTAATAACTGCTAAATCAGATGCATTCTTTTTATTCTTCGCCATTATATATCCTTACTTTAGAAGGGGATAGTTCATTCTATCCCCTTCACTGGTTCATTTCTTTTTAGTGACCCACTTCCGCTCCTTAACCAGTTGGTTAAGGTATCGCGCCACCTTATCAGAAACCAAGACGGAAAGTTCAACAAGATTAGTATTGACTCCATCAAGGTTAACTTCAAAGCCAGTATCACAGCGGGACTTGTAGATGGTTATTACCTTCCCGGCATAAACCATAGTAAGCCAATCATTTGACGAGGAAATATCTGCTTCCCCTTGAATATGACCAACTCCAAATAGTTTTGTGTTTCCATAAATCTTGGCAGTTCCCGCCACTCTCATATCTCCTGAAATATGAGCAGTATCGTAAATTTGACAAGCATCATATAGTTTCACATTGCCAGAAATAACGGCACTATCTTTCATAACAGATGTACCAAACACTTTTGCATTGCCAAAAACATGTGCATCCTTGGCAATATAGGCATTTTTACTCATAGTATTAATCATAACAACCACCATCCCATTTTTATCATCCGTGGGACATTTTGTTTTTCTATGGCCACAGATAATTTCACATAATTGTGATTGATAAGATGGAGGGGCTAACTCAGCCCAAAATCACCGTCTTACCGAGATTATCTATACCGTGCTCCATTTCGGTTGTCAACTGTGAATATCCACCAATGTACGTGTTATTAATCACGATAATTGGAAAGGTACGGGCGGTCGGAAATAGTTCTAAAATCTCATCGCGTGAAAAATCTTCATTTAATTTCAATTCCCGAAATTCTAAGTCATTGATTTTTAGAAGATTCTTGGCCTGTTCGCAATATGTGCAATTATCCTTGGAATAAATTACAATATCAATCATTATCCTTTTTACTCCTCATTATAACTATTTGCATGACCATTGGAAGCCAGAAAGCCACGATAAGCGCCGTGATCACATGCTTGTTATTTTCGGTTGCGAGACGTTCAACTTGGGGTTGTGAATAAAGGGCAAGTGCAGCCCCTATTAATAGATAGGTAATTATGAACATTAAATTCCTTTTAATCTAAACTTAGTTCTCTGTCTTTTAGAGAATTAAGATATGAATTGATTTTGTCAAGATAACCTTCATTTCGTAATGATTTGAAAATAAGATTACCTTCCGAGTATTCGTCTCCTGTCGTCAATGAAGTGGCACGTAGTTCTCTAAGTTTAGATTTTACCACTTCAAAGTCTTGCGCGTCAACCCCCTTTTCAATGAAAGTATCAATTAGTGTGCGATACTCTTGTACTTTCTTCTCTAGTCCTTCGTCTTCGAAGTTATACTTACCATGTACTGGTTTCTTGATCCACTTATCATGTCTCAAAGAGTATACGGCAGATGCTACTAAGTTATCGTCTTGGTCTTGAGCGTAAAATTCTACTTGGTATCCTCTTACTCGGTTATGACGCATGAGGGACCATAATAACTTTTTATCTTTTAGATATTCATCTAGAAATTCACGGTCAGGGAACATATTATTTTTATCAATAACAATGTGAACATCAATATCAGATACTTGAGTGTAATTGTAGTTGGCATTACCTCCAGTAAAGATAATGTCAACTACAATGTTGTCTGGTATTTTTGAGAAGGTTTGCCATTCTCTGGCTAGTTGAAGTAACTTACTTCTAACGGCTTTCTTTAAGCGAAAACCTGACCACAATGAAGGGTTTAGTTCATCATGATATTCAAGTGTGGTCTTTTCTAGGATGAATCGCTTAAATGATAACAATTATAAACTCCGTTTATAATTATTTATAGTATCATCACTTCCATAGTCTCAACAATGTCTTTCCGACTACTTCTTTCTTGGGGTAGAACTGGACCGCCCATTGATACCATGCTTCTCTGCCAACATAATCATGAATGAAAATTGGTGGAGCTTCCTTAGCAGAGAAGGCAAGAACAAGTAGAGCAACGGTTGCTCTGGCAATTCCATCAATAAAGAATACGTCAGCATTCATAATATCAAGATCAGGAACTAAATATTGATCAGTACCAAATGGATGCTCTTCAATTACAGAAGCATATCCATGCTCAAATCCATATTGTTCTCTCTTATAATAATACGTTAGACGCTTCTTTTCCTCTGCATAATGATCAGTTAGATTTTCATCTACCTTCTTATACCAAGTAGGATTATGTTCAATGCTGATAAGTCTTTGATCATCTTTCATGGTCTTTAACCAATGAACTGTCGATCCACCAGAACCCCACTCTACCATCAAACCATCAGATGGCATTTCTTTGATAATATTTTCCATATAGGAAAGTTCATCTAACTGCATTTGGATTTCAGTTAGACTACCATAATTAACTGGAATAGACAATATAGTTTCCTTTACTTAAACGTAATAATTCATTTCACTATCTGTTCTTTGGTATAATACTCCACCAAGCATACAGAAGTCATTTGTACAATCTACATATTCAGGCTGAGAACGTTTAGTTTCAGTATTCATATGGTAGAGTAAGAAACCATTATTCCATTTATTTCCATCACAATAATTTGCATGGCGAATATGTCCACAACCTGTTTGAATCCAATGATATGAACCATATGCTGGATTAAATTTTGAAGTAGATAAGAATTTATGGTTATGCCCGTTACTACCGGGAATCCCTAACTGCTGTCCCTCTGGAAAATGATGGAAAAGAAGTTGATTATTAATTACAACATAGTTCTTCTTCAACTCATTCTTCATATCCTTTTCAGAGAAAACAGATAAGTCATCCTTGGAAATGAAATTAATCTCATACTTATCTAATCCTAGTAATGATGAGATAGTAAATCCATGTAGATCAGATAGAAGGTTTACCAATGCCGGTGTTGCTTCTGCAAGATGCTTTAGCAAACGATGTTCATGATTACCTGAATTTAGGTCAATCTGTGCATCTGGTGCTGCTTCACGTAGAGCTTCTAGATATGAATGGACACATTTAATACGGCCCAATACATCGTATTCTCTAGGATCAACAGTATATTTTGAAAATTCTGGAAAATCAAAAATGTCTCCATTCAGAACAATACGTTCTGGTTGTACTCGCTTAGCGGCTTCAATAAGCATTCGCATGTAAAAAGGATCAGCATGGGTATCATGAATATCAGAGGCAACTAAAACGGTTTGGTAAACCTTAGATGAGTCTCTAGTATACTTTCCTTCATATCCATACTTCTCAACATTAAATGATCGAAGCGTATCTACTGATGCATGACGAGCGGTTTGTGTAATGATCTTCTGAGCATGACGGGAAGGAACTAGGCCAGCCTGTCTTTTAAACTCAGGGAAATTACCGAAATGAGAAATCCAATCACGTTCTGAAATACTTGCGTTTAATCTAAAGTAATCTCTAGTAATATTCTCAAGTCCAGATTCATTAACAATATTTTGTATTTCTCTGATACAATCTTGTCTTGTTATTGTCAATATTAACTGTCCTTACCATACTTCTTAATTCGGGTTACTACATAAATTCCCAAACCAATAGCAATAAAAGAAAGAACAAGAGGAATATAGATAGGAGCTAGAACTAGCCACCATGACCAAGCAATAACACCAGTCAACTTAAGTACAATAAAAATAATTCCTAATACGCTTAGTACTCCTAAGCCACCATTTTGAGTATCCATTTTTAACCTTTCAATAATTGATTTGCAATAGTAGATGCTGACTTACCATCATAAAGACCAGCATATTCATTCTTCAAGAAAGCCATAATATCTTTCATTTGAACAACAATATCCATAGTTGAATTCTCAACAATGAAAAGAGCAATAATCTTATTTAGTTCTTGATCTGATAATTGTTGTGGAAGATATGAATTATATACGGAAGCTTCGTCTAGAAATTCCTTGATCCTAGAAGGATTGGTCTTTTCTACAATCAACATTGTATCAAGAACATTCTTTTCAAACTTCTTAATTACAGCAATTGCTTCTGCCTCAGTTGTTTCACGATTTCCATTATCTTTACCAACCTTAGTGATTTCACCAAGTAGAGTAGAAAGCATGGCAACCTTTTGTAATTCCTTTGCCTTTCGGGCAGTTAATTGATCTGCTCGAATTCGTTCAATAACACTCATAATTTTATCCTTCTAAATGTTCTAGTAGTGTAACAATTACTGCAATATCAAAACTTGCTGATAATATGGTTCCAACAAGAAGTGAAAGCGGCATTGATAATACAAAACCACATAATCCAATAAATGCAAAAAATGAACCAAAAATAGTAACTAATAATACCATCACCATTAGAAATGAATACACAAATGTTTTAATCATAATTAACTCCATTAATTAGTTTCGAATTTTCCAATCCAATATACAATATAAGCCATGTACCATATAAGTAACATTTTATTCCTATCCAAACACTTCCTCGACTAAATCCTTATAGTCTGAAACGGGTTTAATAAAAACTTGGGCGTTTGGTTCATGATCGACTGTTATAAGGATAACAACTTGCTTGATATTAGTCCCGATCAATTCATTGAGCATTATAGCATAACACGCGCTCTGAATAAAGTAGCCTAAGATATTTTTTTCTTCTTTTAGTTTTTTCGACGTTTTATAGTCAATGATTGAAGGCACTTTATCCCACTGACCAATCAAATCAGTCCTACCGGCTGTCTTTAGGCGAGTAGAGTACAACGGATATTCTATACCATAAACCATTGTCAAGTGATTGTCAAGTTCTTTCTTAAGTAGAAGGAAGCTTTCTAGGTGGAACGGCATAGTTCCACGCTTCCAAAACTTATTATTCATAACATACTGTTCGCACAGGTTATGAATAATTGAACCGCGTACTGCGGCAAACTCCATTTGTTTATTGGCTTCTTCATCGCCAATGGCTTCTCGCCATGCATGAAGGTAATCATGTCCACCAGTCTTTTCTAAATATTCAGAAATACGAGTAGTCACTGACTTGAACTTTTGACCATCCGGTATTGTATAAAATCTCTGATCATTTATTATCTGATCAGAGATTTCAGTACGCGGAAACAAATAGTGATTGAACACCTTATACTAGACCAATTCTTGAACGAGCAACAATCCAGTCTTTTACTAACTTACTTCTAACAATATCTTCAATTTGCATTTCGATCTTGGTGAAGCATCCCATATAATCTACTACTTCTAGTAGTTTACCAATACCTGATTCTTCATTTCTTCTATTAGCTAGATCATTCTGTCTAAAGTCACCATTGATGATTAGCTTAGAATTTTCACCTAATCTAGTGACACAAGTATTAATTTCAGTATCGTTCATATTCTGAACTTCTTCTAGAATTACTACTGCATTATTAAGAGTTTCACCACGTAGGAATGAAGTGGTAGTGAATTCAACAATACGCTTCTGCTTTAGAACATCATATGCATCACCGCGTCCAAATAAATCTGAACAAATGGAATGATATGGAGCCTCAAAGACTGCTTGCTTTTGTTCCTGATTTCCGGGCATATGACCCTGATTTCTAGATTGAACTGCCGATTTAATAATAATCACTTTATCATAGAGTTGATTATTTAATACGTCATTTAATGCAAAGTAAAGAGCTAAGAAGCTTTTACCTGTACCAGCATAACCATGAAGTAATAAATGCTTTTCTCTATAGGCTTTAAAAGCAATATCTTGATTTTTAGTTAAGGGATTAACTGTCTTTAATACAAGATTAACTTTAGTTGGTTGTGGTTGATTATTGTTATTATTGGGATTTCTTTTGCCTCCACGACGAGCGCGGCGACGTTCTTTCCTGCTACGAGGAAGGTCAGATTCTTCTAAATCGGTCATTTTACCCTTTATTATTAGTATTGTTGGGGAATTTAAGTTCAATGACAACAAAATATGCAATCAGAAAGTTTTAACAGTAGAATGCATATGTGATTTCTTAATATCTTTGAGACGATCATTAAAATTATTTGTAGGTCTAGTATCCACCCCAGAAACAATTCTAGGCGCAGATGGAAGACATAGTAAATTTGGATTGTCTGATAAGTATTGTTCTAGATCACTCCACTTCATGAAGTCAGTAAATTCTTCATTAGTCTCTTTATTCAAAAAAGTATATGTAGGCAATAATTTACTCCGTTCAATTGAACTCCTAATATTTATCTTATTAGGTTGTTTCAGAATCTAGTTTCTTCTTTTCCTTAGATGATTCAACCATTGGAATTAGACCGGGGAAAGCCTCATTAATGCTCTTGGCATTTAGACCAGCATATGGTAACTTCTTATCACGCATATGTAGTAACATAGTAGCATCTGACGGAGTAACCATTTCTAGTAGCTGAGTGAAAAGTAAAATCTTCTTTTCCTTAGAAATGTTTGGATTACCATTAGGAGTGAATAGATAAAATCTACGTGCTTCCTTATAGAGCATTGACTCCTGATCTAGATAAGGACTTGGAGTATACTTAGGGTCTTCCTCTGGCAAATCCCAAACAACGTTAGGATCATATGCACCAACGAGAACCATCTTTAAAGCATATGATTCATTCTTACGTAACCAAGCAATCTTTTCATCCTTGGTCTTTAGTTCGGCATACTTGCCGAGAATTTCAGAAATTGATAGCAAAATGGTAGTAACTCCTTTTTTTATTAAAAATTAGCGAATTCTTTTAATCTTTCTTGTGTTATCACTTCTTTACTAGACCATATCTAGTCTTAAATGCAATCTGAGGCTGATAGGTAACAGGATCAATAGCTTTCACAAGAATGATTGGTGCATACATAATATAAATTGAACCATCTTCTGTTTCTCTTTTAATAAGGGATACTAACTCATTAACTACCAAATCTATATAATCATCTTCATAATGCTTTGGATTCATTAACCTATCATCAATTGTCTGAGATAAATCAAATTTAGTTTTTAATGCCTTTGACATAACAAGATATGCAAGGTCATTATAAAGAAATGTTGGTGCATCTGCTGTTGTCTTTAAAGAAAACAATTCTTGATTTTCTAGAATCAACTTAATAGTTGCTCTGATAGGAAATCTAACTCCTGAACCAATTTCGGTTTCTTGAACACTATTAAAAAAATTATTGAGTGTTCTGTTGATTATCTTCTGTACCATTATCTCTCTTTCTTTCTAAGATATATTCAAGCATATCTACGGTAAGTAATTCTAAAGAAGCCTTAGCAGTAAACTCTACCTTCATAATCTGATATAACTCTTCAATAGCATCAACACCCTGAATTGCCTTTAAATCTTCCATTAACTGAGCAGAAAGAAACAGTGATCTAAAAGTATCTTCTGTATCTACTTCATCAGTATATCTTTTTAAAAATTCTTCTAAATTCATTTAAAAATCCTGTAAGTCATCCATAAGACTTGTTAAACCATTCTTAATCATATAGTTAAAAATCTTATTGCGGGGTTTACCTTGTTGGGCGGAATACTCTTCAATGACCTTAACCCCAATAGCTGGAGGAATTCTAGTTAGATCAATAAGAGTGGTGTTTCTTTCTACTCTTTTCAATGTATCTTCGTCACAGAATTCTTTCCAATCCTGTCCTAGCCATACATCAACTTTCTTGGTCATGATTGACTTCTGCCTAATCTTTAAGGCAAAACAATCATCAGCAGATAAGATGTTTGGAATTGAATCTCCAGAATCACCACGGATGATATGTTCTTTGAGATATAATTCTGGATCAATATTTCTAATCCACTTGTCTCCAATAGGATCAAATTGATCCACATTAGAATACTTGTGTAGCTGGATAAAGTCTTTGTCTCTTGATAAGATCAAAATCTTTTCAGAAGCACCAAATCCTTCTTCACCAAAATGTTTACAGAGAGAAGCAATAACATCGTCAGCTTCGGCTCCTTCAACTTCAATCACCGGATAAGGAAAGGTTTCTTTCAATTCGTTCTTGATGATCCTGATAATTTCATAGACTTTCTTCCAGTCAATTACTGACTCTGCATGTGCTTCACGACGCTTTACTTTATAATAAGGAAAATATTCCCTGCGCCATGTATTACCAGCATCGACGGCAATAACTAACTTACCATACTCATTCTTAAACTTATTATTGAATGATTTGATTGTCTTTAGAACCATACTGCGAACCATTTCAAGATTTAGGTTCTTTGATTCTTTCATTTCAGGAGAAACCATTATATTACTAATAATGGTTTGACTAATATCAATAATTATCATTATTCCTCATTTTCTAATTCTAATTCTAATTCAGGTTCAGGACTATCTTCCTTAAGAACTAATGCAATTTCCTTAGCAATATCAAGAGAACCATCTTTCCGTTCAACGAAGATGTTGTCACAAATCTTCTGGAAGGGATGATCAATCCCATAGATATTTAGGAGAACTGACCGAATGGATTCTGCGATGAAAGCGCCTTCTCTTTGTGAAGGAGTATTCTCATCATCAATATTAAACCCGGCTAATTGCAGATGGGTAAACATTAGTTCCATAACAATTTCAAGAGCTTCCTGAACATGAATCTGTCTGATTAAATCAATGTTCTCTCTAATTTGTTCCCTCGTCTTTGGAGGCGTATAAGGAAGATTATCATTTACTGGAAAACTTAAAATATTATTTGAAACTGTACTCAAAATTATGATCCTGTGTTAAATGTTATTACTTTATTATCATAATTTAGAGACGTATCAGTTACCGTAGATAGAAGGTTGTTTAATAGACCTTCCCACTGATATTTTCTGTTATTCCAGTCATAGATAATGTTAGACATTTCTGACTGACTTCTAAGACGAGTAGCCATATCCCCAGAACGTACCTGTGAGATTGCCTGTAACAGTAATGAATAAAATCCATTAGCATGTACGTTAATGTCTTCATGCCACTGATACATGTTCGTCCAGTTCATAGCAGTCTCATAGAGAGCGCCATAGTTAGGATGGACACATAGACAGCCAGCGGCCATAGCTTCAATTAAACAAAGACAGGAGGTTTCTTGCCACGTATTGGGATAAGCGAAAATATCAGCTTCCGATACGGCCTGACGGATCACGTCATTAGGCTGAGAGCCATGATACCGAATTTGTGGATGAGTACGGCACTTCTCGAAAAGTTCTTCGAAAGGAGCATCACGTTCTTTCCATCCATATAATTCAAATGATGAATAAACGTCTAGTTCAATCTCTTTATCTACTTCTGCTAGTTTCTCAAATACTGGAACTAGGATATTCAAACCACGATGAGGGGTTGAATGATAAATTATCTTAATGTTTCCGTTTGGCCTATCGACCCACTTAATAGGTTCGATTGAATTTGGAATCACTAGACATGATGACCAAGGAATTCTATACCTATTGATAAATGATTGCATCTGCCAATTAGATACGAAAACAATTTTATGGAAATTCTGCCACTTACCATGTTCTAGAGCCGCTTCTGATTCAGGGTCTTCTGCTAGGTCATGGGCATATAAGATTCTAATCTTATATTTATCTAACTCTCTAACGCGAGAGGGAATGATTTGAAACTTATCTAGAACTTCTGATGGAATGGTGGAGTAAAGCCTTTCCATCAGAAGTTCTGTTCCTCCCTTGGCGTTCCTATTTAATTCATTAATTTCCATTTTCTTCCTTCTTATAGGGAACGTGCATATTATGGGTCTTTGGATCGTAATAGCGATCTGTTCGACCTTCAATTTCAGTATTATAGTATACTTCTTCCGCCGAGTCAAGATAAGATGACGAATAATCAGCGTAAGGTGGTGCTCGGAACCAAATAAACTTCACGATGCGATAGAAGCAATAAAGTAGTAGAACAAGCATAATAGCTGTTAACAAAATTTACTTCTCCACTTCATGTTTTTTAGGGTCAGTTCTTGTCATGAACTCTTTCCATACCAATGATTTCTCTACCTCAAAAGCAGAGAGGATAGAAGGATTCCAATCCCATCCATCAATATTGATCAGAGCATCTAGGTAATCATAACGATCAACTAGATAGTCATCCGAAATATCTTTTAAATCAATTCCATCCATCATCATCATCCTCATATTTGCGCCGATAATCCTTGTCCTTGTGATTTCTCTTTTCAGAGCGATTTTTCTTCGAAGCTTCATGTTCCTCAGATAAATCAATTTCATAAGGCTCATCATAAGTTTCATTCTTTTTTGAACGATCATGAGCAATATTCTTCACGTATTCACGCATTTATATAGTCCTAGTTCCTTAGTTGGTTTGAAAGATATTTGAATTACTGACTATTCAGTGAGTCTCTTTTAGAGATAGGCTATTTGTCTGTCAAGTGGCCTGTTGAAGATTTTTAAGGTGAGATTTTCTAACTCTACAGCTAATCCATGAATTGTAATATTGTTCGCTTAGGATACAATCTGTTTCAAATTGGAATTTTGCTTCAAAGTAAGATGCTTCACCTTTTGTCTTACATAACCTAAGTATTTCTCTTTTAAAAGCACCTTCTCCATATTGGAGAACATCATTCTTTAGTTCTTCATTAGAACCATAGTATGACAACCAATCGGAGATTTCTTTATACCGTTTCTTCTTTCCTTTAACCTGTCTGGTCTTCTGGAAATAGAAGTTCTTTTTACCAATATATTTCTTATTAGTTAGAAGATTGGTAATGAGATAAACAAAAGCAACGTCATCACCAATATCTTTGATACCAAATTCATTTTCGTTATACAACCACAAAATAGCAATAATCCTTTATTGCTATTTAGCCTTTCATTTTACACGATTGAATGTGTATATGAAATATCCGACACAGAAAAGACCAAAGAGTAGAAAAATAAACTTTGGCATGACCATAACAAAGCCAACAGTAAACATTACTGCTATTGGCATGAATATAATTGTAAGGATTGCTAGTCCAATAATAAAAAATATTCCTTTATACCAAGGCAAATCAAATACCTCTTCAATTATCCTATCAAACCTACTGCTCATTCTTTGATCCTCTCATAATGTTCGGCAATAAAATTCTTCTTGTTCTTTGACGAAACAAGACGATACTTATCCTCAAAGGGAGGCATGTGGGTATCACCTTCATAATCATCATATAGAACATTTAGAAAGATTTCATCAGCAAGGGGAATAGCTTGCTTGTAGATGGACGCGCCACCAATGATCCAACAATCATCCATATCAGGATAAAGCTTCTCTGTAAACTTGGCGCGTTCAATAGCTTCTTCTAGAGAATTAAAATACCTCTTACCGATTGTAAAAGGAATCTCATCCACATTTGCAGAAGTGATGATGTAGCTAGTACGGCCCTCAAGCGGTCCATTAGGGATCGACTCAAAAGTCTTTCTTCCCATAATGACAATTCTATCCCAAGTCATAAACTTGAAAAAATGCATATCATCAGAACACTTCCAAGGAATGGAACCATCCTTACCGATAATTCCATTGTTCGCCATACATGCAATGATTTTAACTTTCATATTAATTCCTTAGACGGCCATTGGTGCCTTAATTGCAGGATGACACTTATAATCTACCAACTTGATGGAGTCAAGTTTAAAATCGTCAATGTCCATAATAGTCGGATCAATTTCAATCCGAGGAAGTGGATATGGTTCCCTGCTTAACTGTTCAATTGCCTGATCAATATGATTTTGATATAGATGTACATCACCAGCAGTATAGATTAGCTCACCAGCCTCAAGACCACAAACTTGCGCCATCATATGAGTAAGTAGAGCATATGATGCAATATTAAATGGAAGACCAAGAAAAACATCATTGCTTCTCATATAGAACTGGCAACATAGCTTTTTCTTGTTAGAAACCCAAAACTGAAAAAACATATGGCACGGAGGCAAAACCATCTGATTCAATTCACCGGGATTGTATGCCATTACAACATGCCTACGGCCAGAAGGATCATCCTTAATTGACTTGATCACATTCTTGATTTGGTCAATGATGATTGGTTCTTCAACTTTCTTGTTCCAGTTGTTTTTTACAATCTCTGTTCCACGCCACTTCCGCCACTGTATTCCATAGATTCTACCACAATCTCCAAAAAAACTTGCATAATCTTTCCAATAATTAGCAAAAGCATTATCAGTCCAGATTGTTTTCTTATCTAGATCGCGAGTGCCAAAAGTAATTTCAGCAAGCCTACGCTCATCCGTAGAACCTTCAAGGAACCATAGAAGTTCACCATACACAGCCTTAAATGGAACCCTCTTGGTTGTGACTAGAGGGAACCCCTTGGATAGGTCAAAGCGTACATGGCGAGCAAAAACAGAGCGCGTACCAGTTCCGGTACGATCATCATGTTCTTCACCATTATCTAGAACATCTTGTATAAGATCAAGGTACTGTTTCAATGTTGCTTCCTCACTATTACTTCATGGCTATCATCTGTTATGATCACATCAATAATATCAAATCCCAATTCTTGTGTTATATCGGAATTAATAACAAAATTATTTGTGTATCCAACAATACTATATATTATGTTTCCACTTATATCTTTAACTGTGACTCGTTTAAAAGGTGAAACTGTATTCACTAATTATCTCCAAACCATACTTCTCTCAAGAATATCTCCATTTGTCATTATAAATGTCGTCCTTAAGAGATAAAATTTCTTTTTCCTGTTTATCTATCAATTTTGCTGCATCAATTAATAGCATCATAAAATCTAATATACCAACATACATTGTCTCATTATCATAATCATAAAAAGTTTTTGTAACTTTGTCAATTAGCAATTGGGCTTCGGATTTCTCATTCATTCTTTTTCCTTATTATCTCTTGGACCATTCGGCTAATCTTAGCTTGGCCTCTAAACCAGAATAGATATTGTAATCAATTATTGACTTAATACCGGGCGAACTTCTTCCAGCTTCGCGCATTTTATTAATATCTTTTTCAGTGACCGCATCTGGAAATATACAAACATTATACCCGTTATCTATAGCTTTGTCAAGTTTATGATGAGTTTCAATACTACGTGGTTCATTATCATATACGATAACAAGGTTCTCTTTATCAAATCCTGAGACTGCCGATACCATATCTCCACCAGCCGTTGCTATGGCATTTGGTATGAACATAGAATCAATTGGACCCTCAAGAACGTAGATTCTAGCCCTTTCGTCCAGAGTGTCAAGCCCATATAATTTTGGCGTTGATTCATCCAAGACGATTGTGATATACTTGGTATCGGTCTTTCTCTTGAAACTTCTTCCCTGAAACGCATGGATATTGCCCTCCTTGTCCCAAAAAGGAATAAGGAGTCTAGGTTCATCATAGGCAAGTGCTTCTTTTGAAAACTTATCTGGAATGATCGAATTTACCCAAGCCATGAACTTTGGACAGTAATATAACTTATAATGAAGATTAGTTGGGATCATTCTTGATTCAATATATTTCTTGACAGGATGATCATGTTTCAGTTGTGAAATCTTTTTCATTCCGCCTAATATCTTATTAGAAAAAGTCCTCTTGACCGTCGAAAAGTCAACCTGATATTCATCTTTCTTTTCTTTTCTAGTGTCTTCAAACTTTTCCATCATCATTTCTTGATATGTTGTTTCATCAAGAAATTTAATAAATTGTTCTACTGATTTTGTAACAGAACAATTATGACAATAGAATACAGAAGAACCATTCTTCTCTAGAATATATCCTCTAGCTCTATTCTTCTTATGAGAAGAATCTCCACAATATGGACATGAAAAGTTAATGAGTCTATTGGATCGTTGCTTATAGTTCCTTAACTTGTAGGCAACTAAATTCATATATTTCAATTCAAGATAATTCATGATACCTAACTTCGCCTATTACTAACTGTTGATCCTGTAGTGTCACCAAAAACAATTACTATCTTGCTGAACACATATGGATTATACCAAGTTCCAAAAAACGTGTCAAGTAAAAAAGACAAATCCTGCCAAATATTTCTACTTGGCAGGACGAGTATTCTTTGCTATAATACTATTCTTATCACCGATAACGAGCAGAGTTTGAATCCAACCAGACTTGCTCTGATGAGATTGCCGTATTGTGGATACCCTTTACGAAACGTTGAGTTGGTAGAAGGGCAGCGTAATCCCATAAACCGGGATTGATATAATAGAAATTTGGAGATACTACACCAGCGTAATATCCTTTAGATGAATCTGAAATGAGATACCTGTGAAGTGTAGGCTTGAATAGTGGGGAAGGAATAACTGACTTCAAGAATTGATATGAAAGAGCGGCTTCTTTATCTTCTTGGAGTTTAGTGTTCTTATTCCAGCTATCATTATTTTTCAACTTGAAAAGTTCATCCATTAACCATGCTCTATGATATGGGCGAAGGTAATGGAGGTTAATACCAAGAAATCCATTAGAATAAATTTCTATTGGAAAAACGATTGGAAACATGTCATAATAGGGAAGTCTATCCCTATGCTTGGCTGCGTATTGGAACATGTACATTTTTCCAATTGACCTTGAGTCAATACGTTGGAAACGAGTAAATGGGTCCATAGACTGGAATAGTCTGTTATTATTGACTGATGCTACTTGCTCAGCCGCGTTCTGATACCATTCTCTGGCCTTTTCTTCATTTCGTCTGAGACTGATCGGTTGACCGTCTTCGTCTCGGAATGTTTTAGCTTCTTTGCGAATTTGTTGAAAAAGGTAGTCTGCCAAGTAAAAATCCATTATTAGAGAGTTAAATATAGTATGTAAGTATTTATAGTCGCTATGAAATTTAATCAAAAATTATAAAGAGGTAAGTAAGTTAATGTATTTGAATACACGTCAATTAATGTCTGACACCAAGTTTTATGAAGGTTATTCTAGATGGGATGAGGAACTTGGAAGATACGAGACTTGGAATGAATCAGTCTTAAGAGTTATGAATATGCATAAAAAGTATTATGAAGATAAATTAACACCACAATTACTAGAACTAATCGAAGAAGCAACTTCCGCATATCAAGACAAGTTAGTTCTAGGCGCTCAGAGAGCTTTACAGTTCGGTGGCGATCAAATCCTTAAGAACCATATGAAGATGTATAATTGTACTTCTACATATGCAGATAGACCAGAATTTTTTGGTGAAATCTTTTGGGTTATGTTATGTGGTGCTGGTGCTGGTTTCTCTGTACAAAAGCACCATATCTCTAAACTCCCCAAAATTAAACTCCGCACCAAGCAGCCCAAGCTTCATGTCGTTGAAGATTCTATTGAAGGATGGGCAACAGCATTAGACGTTCTAATGGCTTCCTTCTTTGAGGGCGGCGGTAAGTATCCTGAATACGAAGGCCGCAGAGTTTACTTTGATCTATCCCTAATTAGACTTAAGAATTCAATGATTTCAGGTGGCTTCAAGGCTCCGGGTCCAGAACCTCTCCGTCTAGCTCTAGATAAGATCGAGTATCTATTACAGGGACTAACACTTTCCAAGAAGGGCGGAATTGAATTAAAACCAATTCATGTCTATGATATTGTAATGTATGCTGCTGATGCTGTCATTTCTGGTGGTGTTCGTCGTTCTGCTACAATTTGCCTATTCTCACCAGAAGATGAGGAAATGGCAACGGCAAAGACTGGTAATTGGTTCACAGATAACCCACAAAGAGGACGTTCCAATAACTCCGCAGTCATTGTTCGCTCCAAGATTACTAGAGAAAAGTTCGCTTCACTTATGAAGAGTGTTAAGGAATTTGGTGAACCCGGATTCGTCTTTGTTGATTCAGAAGAACATGTCTACAATCCTTGTGTAGAAATTGGTATGTTCCCTCAATATGAAGGTCAGACTGGTTGGCAGGGCTGTAATCTTGTAGAAACCAATGGCGGTATGTGTTCTGATATTGAAACATTCTATCGAGCATGTAAGGTAGGAGCAATTATCGGTACACTACAGGCTGGTTATACTACCTTTAACTTCTTACCAGAGACCTCAAAGAAGATTTTTGAGAGAGAAGCACTATTAGGAGTATCAATTACTGGTTGGATGAATAATCCTGCTATTCTATTTGATGAAGAAGTTCTAAGAACTGGTGCTGAAATCGTTAAGAAAACTAATAAGATTGTTGCCGAAATGATTGGCATTAATCCTGCTGCTCGTACCACATGCTCCAAGCCATCTGGTAATGCATCTGTTCTTCTAATGACTGCTTCTGGTATTGGTGGCGAACATGCACCAATGTATCTAAGAAACATGCAGTTAAACAAGGATACCGAAGTAGCTCAGTTAATCAAGAAGACCAATCCATATATGGTAGAAGAATCAGTATGGTCAGCTAATAAAACGGATTATGTTGTATCATTCCCTGTTATTGCTCCTGAGACTTCTATCTTCAATAAGGATTTGTTAGGAGTTAAGCATCTTGAACTAATTGCTAAGGCTCAGAAAAATTGGGTTGAAGCTGGTACTAATCTTGATCTATGTGTTGATCCAACAGTTAGACATAATATTTCTAATACAGTAACAGTTGATGATTGGGATACAGTAGAAGAATATGTCTTTAACCATAAGGAAACTTTTGCTGGTATTTCATTCCTAGCAGGATCAGGAGATAAAGATTACGATCAGGCTCCATTCACTAAAGTCATGAGCGGTGAAGAAATCATTGAATATTATGGTACAGGAGCAATCTTTGCATCTGGATTAGTTGTCGAAGCTCTTAGAGCCTTTGGAAATCTATGGACAGCTTGTTCTGCTGTATATGGAATTGGTGCAGATATTTCCTCTGATGATCATGATAATCTTCTTAAGAAGGATTGGATTCGTCGCTTTGAGAAGTATCGTGTCAATTACTTTAGTGGAGTAAGAAAAGACGCTGAATATTGTCTCAAGGACGTATATCTACTTCACAAGTGGGAAAAGATTCAGCAAAACCTAGTTGACATTGATTGGGAAAATTCTCTCTTTGAAAAGAAATACATTGATGTTTCAACTACCGGTGCTGCTGCATGTGTCGGCAACGGTGCAGATGGATGCTTAATTTAAAAGGAATAATTAATGTTAAATGTAATGTCACCAAAAGATACTATTATCATTAATGTAGATGATAATATATCAAATTTAATCTCTTTACCTTTAAGAGAAACTATTAAAAAAGTTATCTATGATTATATTTTATTTGAAATGAATGATGCTTTAACTAGACTTAATGTTCGTAGTATTATTAACTTTTCATTTCCAGAATTAGAAGTTTTTAATATAGTATGTGATTCTACTAACAATACTCCTATAATGATTGATAATAATCAAATTGTAATTGATATTAAGGAAATTTAATGGCTATGTATGATGGAATAACTGGAACAATTAAAGGTTGTTATAAAGGTATTGAGTATGAGTATTCTCCAGAATTTGCTCATGATTTTGCGGCTATGTATGGATATAATGTATCCACCATTATGGCACATGCTATTGACCGTTATCATAATGGTGTAACGTATGGAGTTTTGGTTAGTTATGAATCTAAAGTAGTAGATAATAAGATTTCATTAACTTTTACAAGGAATAATTTACAGGAGCAATATTAATGCAAGAATATGTACTAACGTTTGTTTTTAACCAAACTATGGATAAGGTTCTTCTTATCCGAAAGAAAAGACCAGATTGGCAGAAGGATCAACTAAATGGTATTGGTGGTAAAGTAGAGGAAGGTGAACTTCCACGTACTGCTGCTAAAAGAGAACTATTAGAAGAAGCTGGTTGTAATGTTGATGAAGAAAATTTCATTTTATCAGAAACAATTAAATATGATGATGCAATAATGTTCATCTATTATACTACTATTTCTCCGATGTATTTTACTTCCAAGACAGATGAGATTGTATCTATCTATCATATTGAAGATATTTTAAACGGTGAATTTAATACTGTTGAACATGTACCTCAAGCTATTGAGTATATTATTTCAACCCTTTAATATCTTTCTCTGTCATGATTTCAAATACCCAACCTTGTTGGGCACAGAAAACTTTAGCTGCCGCCCATTTGGCTTGATTAACACCATAAGTAATTATTTCATTAATCTGTCGTTTAGTTGGTTGCTTACCACGCTCAATAGCCTTCGGTTCATTAACTTGATCCGAGGGCTTTATTTCGATCATCATAGTAATAATCTTTCCGTTGCGATCTTTAAGTTTAACAATTACATCTGGAAAGTATCTATGTTTACGGTTGTCTTTTGGTGATATGTAATCTACGGTTAGTTCTTCACTTCCCCAATAAATCACGTCAGGATGAGCATCCAAGTACATAAAGAGTTTTAATTCAAGACCAGAACGATAAACAATATTATTTAAATCCTTACCATTATACTTCTTTGGATTCTTGGGTTTATAATAACCATTATAGTACTTATATGCCACTATACTTTTCCATAAATACTCCTAGAGATAAGTCGCGCGTTTTCCTATAAATAGTTTAAATAGATATAATATTTATTATAGGATATAAGTTGGCTATCAATTTCGACACAAATGTAATTCAATTTCTTAATGGACAGTCTGGAGGCACTGGACTCGGCGTCGGGGCTAAACTAAAGTTCCCTTCTGATCTTGATACTTCAAACTATTATATGATGTTTCAGTTTGTCCAATATGAAAGACCAGATATTTTCAAGAGGGGCTTTAATCGCGCCACTGATGGTATATCACTTCCTCTTCCTACAAAATTAATTGATCATCAAACAATTGCATATGATAGAGGACCACAAAATCCCGCCGTTGGCGCAGCAATTGAATCTGCCATTTCTGGTGGAAAGAGTGCAACAAACAGTGCAACCGCCGTTCTTTCATCACTAGCTACTGGCGCATTAGGTGCTGGTGCTGGTCTAGCCGTCATGGCCGCGCAAAACGTCGCTTCTGGGGCTGGAACAAGTCTAAACAATGTCCTAAGCCTTTCAGGTGTTGCCGTTAATCCATTCCTTACGGTCCTATTTAATTCACCTACATTCAAACAACATACCTTTTCATGGAAGTTCACTCCTAAAAATTTAGATGAAACAAATGCCGTGAAAAATATTACTAATGCATTTAAATATCATGCATTACCAGATACAACCGCCGCCGTGGCTGGTACTCTTCTTTCATATCCAGATATGGTTTATATTTCTATTTCTCCAGCTAACGATTATATGTATAAATTCAAGCCATGCGTAATTGAAGCAGTAGAAGTAGATTATGCTGGTGAAGGTTCTCCTGCTTTTTTTGGTGATAGTAAAGGTCCAGCGTCAGTAGTAATGAGCATTAGCCTATTAGAAATCGAATATCATCTTAAGAGTGATTGGCAAGTCAATGGTGATGGCACTGTTAAACAGATAGATAGGAATTAATATGACACAGACATATTTTTCTAAATTCCCAATCATTAATTATAATGGTCAGCAAGCAGTAAATATTTCTGAGCGTGTCTCATTTTTAAACACTGTTGCAAAAGACCCATATCTATATTATTCATATGATATTTCTAATGATATTAGATCAGATCAGGTTGCAGAAGCATATTATTCCGATCCATATATGAATTGGCTAGTATTCATGTCTAATCAAGTGGTTGACCCATATTATGACTGGTATCTTCCCTATGATGACTTTACTACATACATTATTTCTCAATATGGCTCTGTCCAACAAGCTCAAGAAACAGTAATATATTATAGAAATAATTGGTATGATAATCCAAATCCAATTGATCCATCTGTATATGCAGCATACCCTCCAAATATCCAAAAGTATTATGCTCCAGTATTAGGATATAATAATGTTATATCTGCTTATACTAGAATACAAGAAGACTGGATTATTAATACAAATATGATGGTAAATATTTCTCCTATAGATAATGTAATATTCACTAAAGGAGAAATCGTTGACGTTTATCTTGAAGATGTAACAAATGGATATGGAACTGTAATTGCTTCTGGAACTAATTCACTATCAATCCAGCATATCAATGGAACGGTTGTTCCTACAAGTGATTGCAAAGTTAGATTAGTTGGTAGAACATCTGGAGCTACTTTCACTTATCTTTCATCACAGAATTTAACATTTACAGTTTATAGTAACGTTCCTAATGATGAGTTAGTATACTATTCACCAGTCACCTATTATGATTATGAAGATGAGAAGAATAACAATAACAAGTCTATTAGATTATTGAATAATTCATATGCGACACAAGTATCAATAGAATTAACAAGGCTTCTTAAATAATGGGAAATAGTTTTAATCCCGGCGACATTTTAATATATACACTTATGTTAACTTGTGAAAGAGGAACACTTAATCTAGGTAACTGTTTCGTTATGGCGTCAGTCTATGAATCTATTTTCACTCCCGGCATTGTATGTGATATTAACGTTCTTGATATGGATGATTCATTAGGTAATCTAAAAATAGTTGGCGATGAGACTGTTGAGTTTTCCTTTGCCGCTCCCGGTGGCGACGTGCTTGATTACACATTTCATTTAAATTCAGTTGAGAACAATAAAGATTTAGGAATAATGAAAGCCAAGGTCTATACGCTAAGATGCGTATCTATTGAAGCTATCCATGCAAAAGCTAATTATGTATCTAAGTCATATAATGATCTTATTTCGTCTATCATTTCAGATATTCATAAAACATTTTTGAAGAGTTCTAAATCAATTTCTACAGAGGCAACGGATGGAACGCAAAAAATTGTTGTTCCTAATAAAAAGCCATATGAAGCAATTGATATGATTAGACGCAGAGCAACATCATCTACTTCTAAATCTTCATCCTATCTATATTTTGAAAATGCTGTTGGATTTCATTTCAAGACAATGGAATACCTATTTTCACAAGGTCCAGTTAAAACTTTCTATCAAAGCGATTCTGTTGGATCAACGCTAACCAGCTTGACGGATGCTAACATAATTTCATTTGAAGTTATTAAACAGGCAGATGCTATTGATCGTGTTAATATGGGCGCTCTTTCTCAAAAAGTATCTACATATGATTTTAGAACAAGGCAGTATGTCACTAAAACTGTAACTCCAGACCAAAGTAATGGGGTCGGCGGTACTGGTGGTTTCAACTCAAATACTTTTAAAAGCTTATTTGGCGCAACTGCTGGCCTATTCAGCTTCATTCCAGTTGATTCAAATAATAGACAGAACACACATATTGATCAAACTACTCCAAATCAAATGGCATATGTCGCTGACATGTCTCAGATCGCAGTTAAGTTAAAAGTTAATGGAGATACTAAAGTCAAAGCCGGTGATGTTATATATTTAAATCTACCACAGAAAGTAGCAATAACAACTAATGTTCCAAATGATCCTCTTATTTCCGGTAATTTCTTAGTCTCTAGAATTCATCGTGAGATTGGTTCTGCTACGGATAGACCACGTTATGTAGACTATATTGAATGTATTAAGGGTTCATTGGAAAATGGAGTTTAATAGATGACTGATCGTAACTTTGGACAAGGCGGCTCATTCTTCATTGCAGAAGTTCATAATTTAGATGATAAAGATAAAGCTGGTAGAGTACAGTTAAAGATTCATGGAAAATATGATGATCCTGCTGGTATTCCTGAATCCGATTATCCTTGGGGTATTCCACTTCAAAATATTAAATCAGCCGCACACAATCAAATTGGTTCCGCTCCCGTAGGAGTTATAAAAGGTTCTACTGTATTTGGTATGTTCTTAGATGCAGATCATCAATATCCAATCATGCTCGGAACAATTGCAAAATCAGGCGATCCTGTTGCTGGAACTACGGTAAATGGACAGGTTCAAGTTGATCCTAAAACCAATTCCACCCCTCCCGGTGCAAGAGTTGCTAATAATGCATTCTCAACAAGAGCTAATAAGAATATTAAGAATGATGATAGCGGAAGCAATATGCCGCCAGCAACAACAGATAATGATGCTAGAGATATTGTTGCATTAGCAAAACAAGTTACTAAATTAGGAACAGCACCAACTATTGCTTCTCTCCCCGGCTCTGTACAATCTGTTCTAGGACAATTACAGCAAGTCGATCCAAACAATCTATCAGCATCACTACCACAGGCTGTACAGGCTCTAACAAAATTAAAACAGTTAATGAATATATCTTCTCCAATGGGGAATATTCAAACAACTGGATCATCTGTATCATCTGGTATTTCACAGGCGGCATCTTCTACGTCAATGGAGTACATTATTCAAGCATTAGTTAATGCTCTAAATTCAACTAATATTTCAGATACTTCAAGACAAGTTATCTATTCAGCATTAATGCAGTTAGAAACACAAACTAGCTACACTCCAGATGTTCAGTCTATTGTTCAATCACAGGGAAGTCAATTTGCTAGTGATCTATTAAATTTAATTAACTCTGGTACTTTAACAGATTTAACTCTTGAAGCATTAATTCAACAATATATTTCACAGATGAATGACGCAACAACGTCTAATTCATTAGGTTCTGGTATCACTCAGGGAAATATTCTGAATAACGTCGCACAATTAATTCCAGTAATTGGTAACTTAATTCAGAAAACTAACACAGATCATTTACCAAATTCTGTATTAAATGTTAGCACAGTACAACAAGCGTTACAGAAATTTGCCAAGAACCAAGCAATTCTTAAAATGCCTGAGTCTGGTAAAAAAGCTCTTGCCGAATTGGCCTGTTCTCCAGCCGCGAGTATGCTCAATGGAAATATGGTAAATATTGTAAATGGTCTTGGTTTAAATCTACCAACAGCACAGATAAACCAAATTAAATCGGTTGTAGGAACACTATTTAAATGACAGATAAAAATCAGAAACTTCCTGATTTAGCAAATAATGGTACATATCCCTACGTTGATTTCTATCAATTTAGAGACGGTTCTTGGCATCGTCAAGATTCTACTCCCGGTTCTGAGAGTTTAGGTTGGGGACATAAGACAGGTTCTTATCATGAATTTGCATCTGATGGAAGCTGGAAACACTTTTCTACTAATACAGTTCATAATTACAACCAAGGCGGCACGACAAGCACAACAGAAGGCAATCATCACACTAAGATTGCCGGATCATCAGTTAAACAAACGGATGGTGATCATCATTCCGAGCATGGCGGAACGGTATCAGGTGCAGTAGGACAGTCTGTAATTAGTGTTTCTGGTGCTTCTGGCTACCAACATGCCAAGCACGGCAATGAACAAAGTTCGTCTGGAGATACTGTTACCGCTCATGATGGTTCTATTCACCATTCAACAGATGGTGATTCTATCGAATTTATTTCTGGTGTTAGATATGAACACTGTGCATCAGAAAAAGGATCATATGTTGAAGGAAACTATGATATTAAAGTCAATGGAAATTATCAACTAGCATGTCAAAATTTTACCGTCAAGGCATCTGGTACTACTACTATTAATGCACAAACTGTAACGATTAAAACTGCTGCTGGTGATATTATGGTTGAATCATCTGGTAAAATTACTCTTAAGGCTGACGGAGGCGACATTGATCTTACTGCTTCTGGAAAAGTCAATATTTCTTAAATAAGGATACTACATTGAGTCGTTCTGATTTCATTACACCAAATAAAAAGCAAGAGGTATATTTCTCTGATATACCAATGAACCTTGATATGAATCCATTATCTAATGGACTTGCTGTTGTTACTAATGAACAGGCGATTAAGCAGTCACTAAAATGTCTTATCCTAACAAATCTTGGGGAAAGATGGTATGATTCTACTATTGGATCAGATGTTAAGCGCCAATTGTTCGAACAGAACGTTGATATTGGGATAAATACTATAAAATTCGCTATAACAAATACAATTGAATTCAATGAACCTCGCGTAAAGATTGTTTCTCTAGATGTTTCGCCAAGTTCAGATGAAAATTATTTAAATGTATCTCTGACATTTTCATTAGTAAACAACCCTGCTCCGATAACACTATCATTAATTCTTAAACGTCTTCGTTAAAAGGTAAAAATAATAAATGGCTAATAGTTCACCTTCTTTTGCTGTACTAGACCCAGATACATATAAACAAAATCTAATCACTTACCTTAAATCACAGACGATTTTTAAGGATTATGATTTTACTGGATCAACTATGAATGTATTACTAGATATTCTAGCACAGAATACGTATCAGAATGCATTCTATATGAATATGATGTTCTCAGAATCATTTCTAGATACTGCTCAATTGAAGAATTCTGTAATTTCTAGAGTTAAGGAAATGCAATATCTTCCTCGCTCTATGAAGTCATCAGAGGCTATTCTGAATTTACAGATTCAGACCTCAAATACAAATAGCCTAGAATTACCAGCAGGATTAAGATTTTCCGGGCTGAATAGTAATTCATCATATCAGTTCATGACCAATGAAAATTCTATATATTTCTCTTCTAATGGTTATTTCAATATTCCATCACTAACAGTATATGATGGATTTTATACTACGGAAACATTCGTTGTAGATTACACCAATGAAAATCAATCTTTTGATTTATCAAACCCAAATATTGATACTGATAGTCTAACAGTTTACTTAACTGAGAATGGTAATACATATACTCTATCACTACAGAGTGATCTATTCGGGATTGATTCAAATTCTTACATTTATTTTATTCAAGCATCAACAGATGATAAGTACACTATCGTATTTGGTGATGGAGTTACCGGCCATAGACCATTAAACAATTCTGTCATTCAGGCTACATATAGAATGTGTGCTGGTCCAGATGCAGATGGCGTAACAACATTTACTCTATCAGATAACTTAGGAGCTATTAATAACACAACTATTAATTCATTGACAATTAATGTTGTAAGTCCATCTTCTGGTGGTGGTGCATCAGAAGATATTAACTCTATTAAATTCAATGCCATTAATTCATCAAAGGCGCAGAATAGAGCAGTAGTTGCATCTGATTATAAGCAACTAATTAAAGAAAATTTCCAGAACGTTTCAGATGTTAACGTATACGGCGGAACTGCTACCTCTACTTCTGTTGATTATGGTAGAGTTTTTATATCAGTTATCAATACTGCCGGTGAACCAATTTCACTATCTCAAAAAGCAGATGTAGTTAATTTCATTTCACAAAGAAATACAGTAGGTATTTCTCCAGTCATGGTTGATCCAAGCGACATGCTTCTAGATGTATCTACTTTACTTCATGTAGATATTTCTAATACATCATTAACTATCCCAGAATATCAGAGCATCGTTTCTAATGGTATCATCAATTTTAATACTACTAATCTAAATAAATTTGATACTACTCTAAGATTCTCTAAACTAACAGACATGATTGATTCCCTAGATCAATATATTCTATCCAATGAAACAACTGTTACTATGAAAATACAGATTGAAGCAACTCTAAACACTCCATATAGTTGTACTATGAATTTCTATAATGCAATTACTTCGGGATCAGTTTTTACTCCAAATTTTCTTTCTAGTGGCATTAGCTATTACATCACTGATACAGTAAGCGGTGTAGCTACAGATGGAACGTTGTATCTTGTCAATTATACCAGCCCTTCAATTTATTCTAAAATTGGAAATGTTAATTACGATACTGGTGTAGTTTCTACGAGTGCCATAACTGTAAATGACTACTTGAATTCTCCCGGCGTAGTTTTCTATGCTACTTCAAAATCCAAAGACATTTATGGACAAAATAATACAATACTGCAAATTGATCCAACAACAATTTCTGTACAGGTCGTAAATCTATAATGGATAAAATAATTTCTCCACTAATTGCTAAGCAATTTCCAGAAATTTATAGAACAGATGGCCCTAATCTGGTTGCATTCATGCAAGCATATTATGAGTGGATGGAACAAGAAGGAAACGTTAATTATTTAATAAGATCAATTGCTGATTATACAGACATTGATAACACGTTAGATAGCTTTTTATCATATTTTACTGACACATATCTAAACGGTCTTCCAGCGAATATTCTATCTGATAAAAGACTTTTAGTAAAACATATTAATGAATTTTATAAGGCAAAGGGTTCTTTTAGAGCCACCCAACTCCTATTTCGTATGGTATTCAATGAAGATGTAGACATTAATATCCCATCTGAATCTATCCTAAAAGCATCTGACGGAACATGGGTTGTTCCTCAGTACATTGAAGTTTCAGATTCACCATATCTAGAACAATTAGTTGGAACCAAAATTACTGGAACTACAACCAATGCGAATGCTATTGTAGAACAGTATGTAATTAAAAACATTAATAATAGATTAATTAATGTGCTAATTCTATCTAATATTAATGGTAAATTTGCTTATGGAGAGTTAGTTCTTTCAGATGATATTTCTGGAATGAATGTATCACTTGCCCCTATCATTTTCGGTTCATTATCTACTGTTTCTATCGTACAGGGTGGTGCTAATTATAATGTTGGCGACGTATTGAGCGTTAATGGTACTGGTAGTGGAGCTAAAGCCATAGTTACTAGTACCTTAACACAAAACGGTAAGGTCTCTTTCCAGCTTCTTAATGGTGGATTTGGTTATTCAGCAAATGCTGTTATTTCTGTTACTGGTGGCGGTGGTTCAGGGGCAACCTTCTCTATTGGTGGTCTATTAGATAAACAAGTATATTACTTAAACTCCGATATTGCCAATACATATAATGGCACTCAGTTAGAAATTCCATCATATGGTTATATTTTATATTATACCGGCCTAAGTGGAACATTCTCTATCGGAGAAACAGTTAACTCATCCGCCAACGTCGTTGGTTTGGACGTAAAGTATGTATCAGGTAATACAATTGTAAGCGGAGAAACTTTATCAAATACCACATTATCAATTGCTGGATTAACAGTTGATGAATCACAAGGAAGCTATATTCTAGTTTCTGGTAATAATACTTCCTTAGCTAAGATTGATCCATTACCACATACCGGAATTACCCTAGTCAGTTCAAATAATAATGTTATTACGATCAATTCAACCATAGCTAAAACAACTCTTGTTGCAAATGGTATTGTCACGGCAACTAATTCTACATCAGTTTCTCTTAATACTACCAACGGTCACTTTGTTAATAATATCAGCATTAGTGGCGCAACTTCTGGCGCTATTGCTACTATTACATCATCAAACAGACAAACTAATTGGGGTTTCCCTGCTGTTAATATTCCAGATATTGAGAATCTAGATACTCAAATTCAAAATGCCCTAACATTTACCACAATGATTATTGGTAAAATATCATATCTAAATAACATCAATCCCGGTATTGGTTATTCATCTAGTCCAACTGTAAGTATTGTTGATACTGCTATCTCTCCATTAATGATTTCTGATGGTTCTGGTGGATTTTGGGGTTCTGATGCCGTGGTATCTGCTACTGCTAATTCGGCTTCTGGTATTATTGGTGGTGTTCAGGTAATTGATTCTGGATTTGGTTATCAACCAAATGAAATTGTTTCTCTAACATCAAATAATGTAACATCCGTGTCAGGCGTAGCAGTAGTTGATTTGAATGGTGTATCAGCAGGTTATTATAAAGATAATAAGGGTATATTATCTTCTACAAATTATCTACAAGACTCTGATTATTATCAGGCTTACTCATATGAACTAATTGCTCCACGAATGTTATCTACATATCAACAATTAGTTGAAGATTTTGTTCATCCATGCGGTATGAAATTATTTGGTAAATACTCTTTGAGGGACATGGAACTAAATTCTACGTCAGCATTAGTAGATAATGAAATAAATACTAGTGTTGGAGTCGCAAATACCTCAGTAACATATGCCGCCAATGGCGTAAACTTTACTGTAACATATAATAGTGGTTACGTGCCAGTATTTACTTTCGGATTATAAGAACTTAATCAAGGATTAACAGGATAGAAATGGCAATACTTACCAATCAGCACTATGTTAACGTTATTCAAAATCTAATAAATGATTTAACGAATACTGAGAATAACTATTACGTTTTCATGGGGCGCACTAATCCTTGGACAAACGATACTAGTCCTCCATCTGCTGTAAATTCATATTATGAATACGAGCAATCAATTTACCATGACATGACTTATGGTAAATTGTTAAATGCTTCTAATATTTCATTTATGATTCCAAACTATCCTTGGACTTCTAATGTAGTATATGCTCAATATGATCCAACTGACAGTTTGTTATTTACTAAGCAGTTTTATGTTGTTAACGATTCAAATCAAGTATATAAATGCCTTGATAATAATAATGGCGCTCCATCTACCATCAAGCCATTTCTAACTTCACCATCTGGAACATTTTCTACTGGTGACGGTTATCTATGGAAGTATATGTATACTATTGATTCAATCAGCTATAGTAACTTTGCCACAGCACAATTCGTTCCTGTTTTACAAGATGTTAATGTTGCTGCATCTGCCATTCCCGGCACCATTGATAATTTAAATATCACTAATTCTGGTTCTAATTATCAAGCATATCATGATGGAATACTACAGTCATTTGTTAACCAATATTCAGTACAGGTTGCCAATACTGCTTCTAGTCTTGATAATTTTTATGCAAATTCATCAATCTACTTTAAGAGTGGATTTGGTTCTGGTCAGATCAGAAAGATTGCATCATACTCTGGTTCCAGTAAGTTAGTAACTGTATATACTCCATTTAATGTTTACGTTAATTTAAATCTAGGAAATATTAACGGAACAATTCAGACTGGTCAATCAGTAGAACAGAGAACAGATTCTATTGCATATGTATATCAGTCTGGATTTTTTAATGTCAACGATACAGTATATCAGACAGATAATGGCGCTACAGGCGCGGTAATTTCTGCCAACTCTTCTGTTGTAAATATTTACAAAACTTCAAATACATATTTTAACGTTTCTAATAATACTCCAATTTTTAATACTAATCAAGGTGGTAGTATTAAAAACGGTACGGTTACTGTGACTAATGGTAATAACCAAATTACCGCAATCTCTGGTACTCAGTTTACTACCGATTATGCAGTAAATCAATATATTAGAGTTGGTTCAGACACTAACAACAATATTAGAAGAATTACTGCTGTTAACTCATCAATTATTACTGTATCAGTACCATTTTATAATTCATTCTCTGCTAATGTTCACTATGCTGTTACATCTGCTCTAGAACCAACCTCATTGACTGTTACCGACACTGTTGGTACAATCACTCAGACAAACTTATCTTCTATTAAGCTAACATTTGATACGGTATCTTCACCAAATCTATCATATATTAATGGTGAAATAGTTAAGTGTTTCACTTCAACTGGTGTAGATTTATCAGCAAACGGAACTGTTATTTTTGCTAATTCCTCAACCTTAGTTCTGAATAACATTCAGGGAGTGTTCTCTGTCAATACGTACATTACAGGTCAGTCATCTACCTTAAATTCACGTATTGCAAACATGAATAGCTTCCCTAATATTACGGTATCATCTACTTCTGGAGCATTTACTTCTGGACAGCCCATAAATATTATTTCTAATCTTGGTCAGTTAGTTGCAAATGCAACAGTTCTGACATTTTCTACTTCACCAAATAGCCTAACAGAATATATTATTTCACCAACTGTTAATATTGTGGGTGATGGCGTAGGCGCGGCTGCTTATTGTGTATGTAATACAAACCAATATTCATCATATGAGATTGATAACATCATACTCCTTAATTCCGGTAACAACTATACATATGCAAATGTTACTATCGAAGCAAATGGCTTATTTGGTTCAAATGCCGCTGTATATGCCTCTGTAAGCCCAATTACTGGTCATGGTTCTGATGTATACTCAGAACTAGGAGCAACATATGCTGGTGTATCACTAACATTCGATACTTCATCTAATGAACTATATAAATTTCCTACATATGGAAGTTACAGACGTGCAGGTATCATTAAGAATCCATCATTTAATGACGTATATCTAACCGTAAACAATTTCTCTCGCGTTAAATTGAATGTTTCAAATATGTTAACGAACTATGTTGTTAACGAATTCGTTACTCAGCCTTCTTCTAATGCTTGTGGCATCTTGGTATATTCTAATTCATCATTCATTGAATTGGCAAACGTACAGGGAACATATGTAACAGGAGCAAATGTTGTTGGGTTGACTTCTGGTGCAACATCAAATGTTGTATCTGCAAACGTTACATCATTCTCTATTAGTTCAAACGTAGAGTCTGTATCTGATGGAACTTCTTGGGCCACTGCCACAATAACACAGGTTATTGATCAAAACCATATTCGTCTAAGTAACGTCTCTGGTATCATTTCTGCAAATGATACTCTTATTGATTATAATTCAAATACTTATGCTACTGTTGCTAACGTTGCTATATCAAATAATACAGTAGATGTAACAAATAATTTTGGTGTAAGATTTAATCAGACTGCTAGAATTACCTTGTCTTCAAATTCTGGAGTATTTGCAAATAATGAATACATTAACCAAGCCATAAGCGGTGCATCTGGAAGAATTATTTCAACCTCTGATGAAATTGATTTACTATATACTGCAAATACTGGCGTATTTACCAAAGGATTGGTCCTAACCAATGCTAATACTGGTGCAAATGGTGTAATTACATTCGCTAATACTACATATATTAAATTGATTTCAAATTCATCTGCATGGTCTACAAATAATACTATTACTACTTTGACTGCAAATGGAACAATTTCTAATACATATCCAGTATTACGTCTGAACGATGTTAATGGAACATTCCAGACTACCAATAGCTTTATTGGAAATACTTCCGGTGCTGTTGGATATTCTACCTTCCAGAATACAATGGAATATCCTGATCTAATTAGAAATACTGGTAAGGTAATTTATATTAATGATATTGCGCCAATTACGAAATCATTGGTATCAAAAGAAGAAATTAAGCTTATCATTAAATTTTGATAGATAAATAGATATAAAGCCATATAAAAGAGAGAAGAAATAAATATGTCAATTGACACTGATCTAAATCAATATCCTTATTTTGATGACTTTAATTCTAATAACCAATTTTATAGAATCCTTCATAGACCAACTGCTCCGATCCAAATCAGAGAAGTAAACCAGACACAGACAATGGCTCAGTACCAAATTGAAAAATTTGGTAAGAATATCTTTGTTGATGGTTCAATCGTTGACGGCTGCAAAATTACCTTTAATTCTTCTCTCCCATATGTAAAAATTCTAGATTCTTATGCTAATAGTTCTGCCTTTACTATTTCAAATTTCAAAGGATCATACGTTCAATCTACTAACGGACTGAGAGCATATATCACTGACACATATGCTGGTTACGTATCACAAGCTCCTGACCTAAATACCCTCTATGTGAATTATCTAAATTCATCAAACGACACTACCATTAAGACATTCCAAGAGAATGAAGTTCTAACTATTTACAATGCAGCTAACGTCGCAGTTGGTTCAATTACTGTTGCCAATTCCTCTATTTCCGGTGCTAATTCTGCTGCAACTGGTGTTGGATATTCTCTATCTGTTTCAGATGGTACTATCTTCCATAAGGGATATTTCCTTGACGTTCAGAAGCAGTCAATGATTGTTTCTAAATATAATAATACTCCAGATCAGATTTCAATTGGTTTCAATACAGTTGAAACTATTGTAACTCCAGAAGAAAATAGCTCACTTCTCGATAACTCTGCTGGTTCTCCTAACTATGCTGGTCCCGGCGCTCATCGCCTTCAATTAACTCCTACATTGATAGAAAGAGCAACAAGCTCAAGCTCAACCAATAACTTCTTCTCTATCGTTGATTTCGTAGGTGGTAATCCTGCCATTATCCGTCAAGCTTCTGATTATGCTACTATTGGCGATGCAATGGCGCAGATTTCAGATGATACGAGCGGCAACTTTATTATTAGCCCATTCAATCTACGTTGTACTACTTTATATCAACCAGATGGCGTAACTCCAAATACTAGCTATGTTAAGCTTTCTATTGATCCGGGTTCTGCTTATGTTCATGGATATAAAGTCCAAACTAATGGAATGTTAGTTAATAAAGTCCGTAAAGGTAATGATGTTGCACAGGCAGCATCACAAACTATTACCACAACTCTTGGTAATTATCTAATTGTAAATGAATTTGCTGGCGCATTCAATCCAACCATTGGTCAGTCTGTACAGCTACGTTCTGCTACTTCTCATGGAATTTCATTGAACCTAGCCAAGGGAATTGGCGTTGGTTCTATCTCTGCTGCTGGTTCCTTACTAGGAACTGCAACTGTTATTGGTGTAGAATATTACTCTGGTGTTCCCGGCACACCATCAGCACAGTATCTAGTATTTTTAACAAATATTGTCCTACAATCTGGTGCTAATTTCCAGAGTGTACGTTCTATATACGTTTCTGGTGGTGTATCAGATGTTATCCTAGACGTTAATGGAAATTGTACTCTAAATGAGAGCACTCTAGGTTGCTTAGTATATCCATTTAATCAGTCTGCTATTAAGACTCTTAAAGATGCAACAAATACTACATCTGGTCAGTTTGACTTTAACGTAGATACTTCAATTAGCTTTAATACATCAGGTCAAGCTACCGTAACAATTCCAACCTATGTCGGTGGCGTTAATGCTCTCCCATTTGGTACTGGAACTTTATCAGCGGTACAGGTACAATCTGATTTCATTATCACTAACTCTACTACAACAAGCCTTTCAGCCGCCGCTGGTACTGTGACTCTAGCTAATACCACAACAACAACTGTAAGTGGTCTAAGCACAGCATTCAATACAGCTTACATTGTTGGTGACTATATTCAGATTGGTAACTCAACTGTAACTGATATTCGTCAGATTACCGCAATTGCTAATAGCACTTCATTAAGTGTTTCTTCTCCAACAACTTATGCTTGGACTACTGCTGCTCACAATCAGGTATATGTAGCTGGTCAGCATTTTCCTAATCCTTCAATTACTATTAATAGCTCAACATCATTTACTATCAATTTGGGCATCACAACTGCTTCTGCTTTCAATGCTAATATCATTTATCCAGTTCAAAGATCATCAGCTTCTCCAGCTTTAAAAACTTTGAATAACCTAACTTGGGTTACAATTGATTGTTCAACTCACCCCAACGGAGCAACTGGCCCTTGGTGCTTAGGTATTCCAGACGTACAAAATGCTGTTGTTTTTGCTGGTACTTCATATTCAAATACTAATCTAAATGTAAGTTCACTAATGCAGTTGGACAATGGACAGCGTGATACATATTATGGTCTAGCATCACTATATAATCATGGTGCTACTATCACATCTTCAACTAAACTTCTAGTAGGCGTTACATCATACTCAATGAGTACATCGGCTGGTATCGGGTTCTTCTCAGTTGATTCATATCCAGTGGATGATACTGGCGTAACTGCTAATACCATTTATACTAAAAATATTCCACTATATACCTCACCATCAACTGGTGCCACATATCCTCTTAGAAACTGTGTAGATTTCAGATTATTTACACAGAATACTATCCCATATGCTGCTAACCTTGCTGCTGTTATTGCTACTCCAAGTACAGTATTAAATCCAGCAAATACACTTACATTCATTAATAATGGTTATATTCCTGTAATTGATTCTCCATTCCAGTCAGCGGTACAGTATTATCTTGGTCGTTATGATAAAGTAGGATTTACTCCTAAAGGTTCCGTTGTTATTATTGAAGGAACTCCAGCGGAAAATCCCGTTCCTCCTTCTGATATTACTGCTGGTATTACTCTAGCAACTGTATCTGTTCCTCCATATCCTACTCTAACTGTAGATGATACTACAACAGGTATCGTTACATTTCAATATAACTCAAATAAACGTTATACCATGAAGGATATTGGTGGTCTTGATGCTCGCCTAAAGCAAGTAGAATACTATACTTCATTATCATCATTAGAATTATCTGCAAAAAACCTAATGATTACAAATTCATCTGGTCAGAACAGAATGCAGAATGGTATTCTAGCAGACCCATTCCAGAATTTCACAATTTGTAATACTAGTGATATTAATTTCAATATCGCTATTGACTCTGCAAACTGCGAAGCACGTCCTATTTTTAATCAACAATTAGTACATCTACAATATAATAAGATTAATGGAGATAATTGCTCTGTTTCATCTGATGGTAGAATTGTTTCACTAACTGCAAACCAGAATTCTTCTCCATTCATTGCTCAGCCATTTGCTTCTGAGACAATGAATGCTGCCCAAGACAGCTTATATGTATGGTCAGGTACGATTACTCTAAACCCAACTGGCGATTATCAACCAGACGTAACAGTAAATCCAGATGTTGTAGTTACAGATAACTCATACTCTAATTTCTCCAATATATCAAATGCTTGGCCTACTCAATGGGGAAATTGGCAGGAAACATCTTCATCTGCTTCTACTAGTACTTCTCAGCAATATATTAAGGCTGGTGCAGTAAGCCTAAGCAATTTAATTACTGGAACATATAACGGAAGCCCTCTAATTGTATCAGAAGGCAATCCAAATATTTCACAGGCATTTACTGCATATGCCAATGCTACCGTATCTACTACTACTGTAAATAATAATTATGTTCAGTATGGTACTAAATATGGCGTAACCGCAGCTAATAATAGCTATAATCTAGGAACATACGTTACAAACGTAAGTATCCAGCCATATTGTCAAGCTAAACTAATTAAATTTATTGCAACTGGTTTGAAGCCAAATACAAGACTATATGCTTGGATGGATGATACCAACGTATCTGCTGATTGCGTATTAACTGATTCTAACTTCAATATTAAAGCCGGTCAAAATCTAGTTACTGATTCTACTGGAACTATCTATGGTATGTTCTACCTACCAGCGGCTACCTTTAGATCAGGTAATAGAACATTTAATCTTTGTGATGTTAATAACATGGTAACGCTATCAAATGCAATTACTACAACTGCATCAGCTACCTATTATGGTACTAATATTGCCTATGCAGAAAATAACGTAACTCTTAATACAATTACCCCACAGATAGTTGCAACAAAAGTGTCAAATACTATGACAACTTCATCAACTACGTCAACTATTCAGGGCGTATCTAACTATATTGTCGATCCATTAGCACAGGGTATTACAATTACCAATGAAGTATTTGGATCAAATGATATTCAAGGGGTTTTCGTTTCTTCTGTAGATTTGTTCTTTGAATCAGTAGACCCAATCTTGGGTGTTACAGTTATGATCCGTGACATGCAGAATGGTTATCCCGGTGCGACGATTCAGAACTTCTCACAAGTTCACTTAACACCTTCTCAGATCAATGTTTCATCTGATTCATCAGTTGCAACCAATGTACAATTTGAGGCTCCTGTACTTCTACAGACAGGTACACAATATTGCATCGTTATTATGCCAGACGGTTCAAATCCAAACTACAACTTATGGGTTGCAGAACTTGGCAAAACTGATACTATTTCAGGTTCACCAATCTATTCCTTAACCGGAACAGGTGATTTGTTCACGTCTTCTCAGAATACAACATGGACTGCCGATCAGACAAAGAGATTGAAGTTTAACCTATATACTTATGCATTTACTGCATTAAATGGCACAGCACAATTAGTAAATGATAATACTGAATACTTCACTATTACTAATACTAATGGTGGAAGCTTCCAGCTTGGAGAAGCAGTATATCCTGTTGCCAATGATGTTGTAACAACAGGTGCAACTACATCAGGTAATACTATTATTACTGTTCCAAATTCAGGTCTATTTACAGCAAACTCTAAGATTGTTCTTAGAAACTCTGCAACGTCACAGGCTTTTGTTGCTAACGTTAATAGCATTCTAACTGGAACAACGTTCTCTATCAATACAGCACCAACATTTACAAGCAGCACAGTTGCTATCGGTAATATCATTGGCAATACTGGATTGACTGGCATTGTCTCTATTGCTAATAGCTCAAGCCTATATATCACTAACTCTACGGCAAATTCAACAATCCAGTTCTCAAATAACATGTACTTGATTGGTTCAACAAGTGGAGCATATGCTAATACAGTTACATTAAACGATATTTATTATGGCGAATTAATGCCTAAACTTGCTGTTACTGCAATGAATGATACTGCACTAACATATAACTTAATTGGAACTTCTAATTCAGCGACTTCATATGTAACAGATACAACTTCAACTGGTCTATCATTTGGTGTTTCGACTCCATTCATTGATCAGGAACGTGTTGTAATGTCTCGTTCAAATGAATTGATCTATAAGAACGGAAATAAGTCACTTGTAATCAATGCATCATTTGTATCTCAGACAAGCCTAATTTCACCTATTATTGATACTGCTAAGCTAGGTGCAGTATGCCTACATACTGTAATCAATGCAGAAGATGCAAACAACGATGTTTATACATCTGAGTTGAACAATAACGGTCAGGCCGTCAATAGATATATTTCTCAGACAGTTACCCTAACTACAGGTATGGATGCAGAAGATTTGATCGTATATCTAGGTGCTTATTGGCCTACTGGCACACAGATTTATGTATATGGTAAATTCCTAAATCAATATGATTCTGATCCATTCAATAATAAACTATGGACTCCTATGAACACTACAAATACAGTAAGATCATCTACTGTAAATAAGCAGGATACCAAGGAATATATCTTTACATTACCTGTTACTGCTCCAAGTCCAAGCAATGCTACTGCATATCTCGATCCAGCTAATACAAGTATCTTGACTTATGTAGCTAATACTGGACAGGTATATACCACATACAGCACATTTGCTGTTAAGGTAGTCCTACTATCAAATGCAGGATCATACCTATATCCAAGATTAAGTGATTTGAGAGCAATCGCTACGCCTTCATCCGCTTAATCTTATAAATAACATAAAGGAATTTATGCATGTCATCCTATATTAAAGTTGAAAATAACCCATATTTAGTAAGAGATTCTCATTCCAAAGCGATCTTGAACACCAATGTTGAAGGTCTAAATGGTTATAAGAAAGAACGTGAAAATAGAATTAAATTGACGAAGATGATTGTAGAGCATGATGATATTAAAAAGCAAGTAGAAGATATTAACGAAAAGTTAAACTTAATTTTACAGAAATTAACGTAAAGAAATAGGATATAAATGTCAATTACAGTCTCTACAGTTGCAAATAGTCAGTCATTTGGAGTTTGGTTAACCAGAACTAACCAGATTGCTACAATCATTTCATCAAATACCTTTACTGTAGATTCTAGCACTACTGGATCAGTAACAACTGGTAATGGTGTATGTAACGGCTATATTGGTATCAATGTATTAAACGTCGGTAACTCCATTGGTGGCGGGACCATCAATGCTCCAAATACTTTAAATATTGTTACCAATACGGTATTTGCCAATACTACAAATACCTTCTTCTCAATGACCCCTCTGAATATTGCATTAACTCCGTCAAACTCTGTTTCAGTTAATACTTCTATATGGTCTGTATCTGTTGTAAACTCATCAGTTACTTCTAATACATATACTGTAAACACCAACCTACTTACATTCAATGTTTCTAATACTGCATTTAATTCTAATAATCTAGTAGTTACCTCAAACAACCTAACTGTAAATGCTCCAACTACATTTGGAAATACTGTAACACTTAATGCCAATCTAACTACAAATAATACAGTATTAGTTGGTAACTCAACTGTCAAGGTTACTCTAACACCATCAAGTATAGCGGTAGCTAACTCTACCTCTAACATTAATATTACCGTTCCTTCTACAGCGGCCATTTCAAATGGATCATTTTATTTAAATGCTAATGGTTCATATGTTTCTATTGCGTCATTAGTAGCTGCTGGTGGTGCTAACACACAGGTTCAGTTTAATAGCTCTGGAACAATGGGTGCTTCTGCGGCATTTACATACAATAGTACAACAGGCATATTAACTGTTTCTAATACTGTTTCTACTAATACTGTTTCTACCGTAAATCTTGGAAGCAATACCGGAACAATTACTGCTTTAACATCTAATACCGCTAACTTAGTATCTGTTACTTCCAATTCAGTAACAGCTAATAATGCTAACTTGGTTGCAATTACCGCAAATACTATCGTAGCAAATACAACTACTATTGTTGCCCATACATCAAATACTATTAATGCCAATACTATCGCAGCAAATTCTATCTTAGCAATTGCTACTGATGCTTCCGGTACTGGTGGTCAATATAGATTAGTCGGAGGAACATATGCTACTTTCTTCCGTAATGATGGTGCTTCTATGTACTTCATGCAGACTGCATCTGGCAATACTACAGGAACATATAATAGCTTTAGACCTCTTTCTTGGAACCTTTCAACTGGCGTTGTAAATATTGACGGTACTGGAGCAGGAACTAACTTTGGTGGATTAATATCATCCACAAATCATATTCTTACAACTGGTTATATCTATGATGCTAATTCTGTTGCCAGAATTCAAATAACACCTAACGGAACCTCTACTTATGTTTCCGCTGCTAATGGCTCTTCCTACCAACATGGTTTCAATGACCATACTAATACTATTAAATGGTTAATGAACTATGATGGAAACTTCTATACTACTGGCGATCTTTACGCTTCATGGTCAGATGAAAGACTTAAGGAAAACATTGTCTCTGTTAATGCAGTTGAAGGTCTACATAGAGTAAACTCATATAGAGTAGTTGATTTCTCTTGGAATACTATTGGACGTTCTATCAATGGTAAAGAAGAAGGTGAACGTCAAAGAGGTTTGATCGCACAGGAAGTTGTACCAATTAATCCAGATGCAGTTCATATTAATGAAACATCTAAAGATGAAAATGGAAATCCATATTTAACTGTTTCTGAAAATAAGATTATCTTCGATTTAATTGGCGCGGTTCAGGCTCAACAAAAGCAAATTAAAGAACTACAAGATAGAATCAAAATACTGGAAAGTAAATGACTCTTCCATCTTCTGGACTAATAAGCTTAAAAAATATTATTAACGAATTCGGTGGTGGTAATGATTTAAAATCATATTATCGCGGTGGTTCATACGTTCCTAATATTTCTGCTAACGCTGGTGTACCCACATCAGGTCTGATTGATATTAAACAATTCTATGGAACTACTTCTGCCGTTCCCGGTTCATGGGACCAAGGAACGCCCGGAACTTATACTTGGTATGTTCCTCACTTCAACTGGATAACATTCCAAGTTTGGGGTGGCGGCGGCGGCGGTACTGCTGGCTATACTAATTATGTTTATGCTGGTGGTTCTGGTGGTGGAACATCACAAATAAGTGGATATTTGTGGGCTTCTGGAGGCGGTGGTGGTTCTGGATATTATGCTGGAGGCGGTGGTGGTTCTGCTGGTGGTGGTAATCAAGTAAACGACGGTGGTAATTCTGGTGGTTCTGGTGGATTAGGTTATGCCGGTGCTGGTGGCGGCTCGCCGGGTGGTGGTGGCGGCGGTGCTGCGGGGGGAACAGCCGGTGGTGGAGGATCATGGCCGGGTGGTGGCGGTGGCGGCGGTTATAATTCCGGTGGCGGGATCGGCGGCGGGGGAGGCGGTGGCGCTGGTTATTCACAGTCTACTTATTACATTGGAAATATAGCAGTAGGAACAGGACTGTCCGTAACAGTAGGCGGCGGTGGCGGCGGTGGTCTTATATCAGGTTATTCACAAGGCGGCACTGGTGGTAATGGACGAGTTTTAATATCTTGGGGTTAAGGAGAATATAATTGACTACTTTAGTAAGTTTAGATGCATCAGGGGCAATAATTCCATTAGCGCCCGGCAATCCAGTTACAACTGGTGCTGGTGCTAATACAGTTTCATACGCATGGTCAACATTATGGGCAATGGCCGATGCTGATCTATTACCCCTAAACATTTATAGGGTAGCTGATCCTGTTCAACAACCAGCAAACAATCAGGTAGTTTGTGGTATTACATATGAAAGATTTGCCAACACCATTGTTGCAACTTCTATGTATCAGACTGTTGCCCCTTCTCCATCAGTATCATTAAATGTATATACTGATCTAGTTCATTACAATGTCCTATATAAAGGCATTACTGTTAATGTAGCGGAAGCCAATTCTACTCCAAAAGAAATTCTATGTGATGGTACTTCATCAACGCAAGCATCATTATCACTTCTAGCCCTCTTTGGTCAGAATTATCCAACTCAGTCTAAGACTTGGATTGATAACAATGGAGTTGCTACTTCAATTCTAGGGTCAGAATGTATCACACTAGCCACAGAAGTAGGAAATTGGATTTCTAATACTTATATTACATATGGCACAGTTCTAAATGGAATTAGTAACAATTCAATTACTACAACTGCTGAAATTGATGCAGTTGTTTGGCCTGTTTCCTAATAAATAGAATATATAACTAACAGAGGAAAATTCATAATGTGGCCTAAAGAAAATATTGTTGAACTAGATGCTTTTTATGGCAATCCAAGAGGAAGAAACGGCAACGTTGATCCAAAGTGGTATGCCGAAAACATGACACATTGGGTTACTCCATATCCAATGTTCTATTCTGGCAATCCAAAAGAAGCGATGTTACATCTAGAAGTTCATAAAAAGACACTAGAGACATTCGACGCTGCTTTTACTGACGTACTTAATACACTTGGTCATGATTACATTGTTGCCAAGAGACTCAATATTACTGGTGGAACCTTCTGTTATCGCCTTGAACGCGGCGGTTCACGTCTATCAGTACATTCATGGGGATGTGCTATTGATATGGACCCACAACATAATCCATTCCCTCATAAGTATACTGGTGGACAGATGATTGATGAGAAGTTTGCTACAATTCTACAGAAGCATGGATTTTGTTGGCGCGGTGCAAACAATGATATTGATCCAATGCATTTCCAATTATGTGCTCATCATTAAGTAAGGAATAAGACATGGCAGTACCTACCTCAAGGGATGAATTTGCAGCATATTGCCTAAGAGCATTAGGTGCGCCAGTTCTACAAATCAACATTCAAGGTGATACAGTTGATTTGGCTAATCAGTTGGATGATAGAATTGACGAAGCCCTAAATTACTTCACTGACTTTCATTATGATGGTACAGAACAGACGTATTATGCATATTGTCTAACACAACAAGATATTGATAACAAGTACATTACTCTCCCTGATAACTTTGTCGGGGCAGTACGCATTTTCCCAATTGATTTGGAAATGAGTACTAATAACATGTTCTCCCTACATTATCAGATCATGTTAAACGATCTTCATAATCTAACATCTGTCTCAATGGTTCCATATTACATGGCTCTATCAAGACTAGAATTCCTAGAACAGATTCTAGTTGGTGAGAAGCCAGTAAGATACAATAGATTTAAGAATACTCTATATATTGATATGGATTGGACAGGTATCAATCCCGGTATCTTCATTATGGTTGAAGCATATAACGTTATTGATCCAGATGAATATCCTAGAATTTGGGGTAATCGTTGGCTACAGAAGTATGCCACGGCTCTAATCAAAAAGCAATACGGAACTAATACATCTAAGTACGGTCCAATGACTCTTCCTTCTGGTATTACTTTCAATGGTAAGCAGATTTATGATGAAGCTGTTATTGAACAGGAAAAGCTTGAAAAGGAAATGAGAGAAACATACTTTGCTCCTATGGGTGTTTATATAGGCTGAGGGGTACACTTTTACCATAAATACTTCTGTAGAAACAATTACAGGAGAAAATTTTATGGAAAAATATGGTTTCGTTTACATCTGGTTCGACCGAAAACATAAGAGATATTATGTAGGTTGTCATTGGGGAACAGAAGATGATGGATATATTTGTTCTTCTAGATGGATGAAAGCTTCCTATAAAAGAAGACCAGATGATTTTAAAAGACGTATTATTATTAGAATATATACTAATAAAAAAGACCTGTTTGAAAAAGAACAATATTACCTTAATATGGTTAAAAAAGAAGAGATAAAAGTAAGATACTACAATTTACACACAACTGTAGCACGTTGGACTACTGATGAAAATAAAGCTCTAACTATTAAAGAAAAGATTTCTAAAAAAACGAAGGAAGCCATGCAAAGGCCAGAAGTAAAAGAAAAATATAAAGAAGGTCTTAAAACTAGGATTTATAAAAAGTCGGATGATGGCGCTCGCAGCCATAGAGAAGCTATGATCAAATATTGGGAAGAAAAATCTCCAGTTGAAAACAGACAAACTTGGCTTGATAAAGATTCAAGTGAGTTAAAAGAAGTTCACCGTAATAATACTAAAAAGTTATGGGAAAATCCAGAGTATAGAAATAAAGTAATTAAATCAAAGCCATTTATTATTGATGAAGTAGAATATCAACTACTTATTGATGCAGCCAAAGTATATAATGTTACTCCTAGAACCATTACGTGTAGGTTAAATAGTAAAACAGAACGATTTAAAAACTGGAAATATATTTAATGACAGTTAATCCGTACTTTAATCAAACTACATATGCTTCTGAACAAGGCTTGGTCCAAAGCCTTGTAGATGAAATGATTCAAATTTACGGACAAGATGTAATCTATATTCCTAGAAACCTACAGAATTTCGATCAAATCTATTTTACAGATGATCAGTCAGTCTATGATACGCCAATCACAATTGAAATGCTTATCGAATCTATTTCAGGTTTCAATAACGCTCCACAAGATACGATCTATTCCAAGTTTGGTATGCAAGTTAGATCACAGATTACACTAGCAGTATCCATTGATAGATTCAAAACAGTTATCGGTACACCTTATTCTATCTCTAGACCAATGGAAGGAGATTTAATCTTCCTTCCAATTCACCAGAAGTTATTTCAGATCAAATTTACTGATAACAGAGAAATCTTCTATGAACTAGGTACTCTATATTCATATAGACTTACATGTGAATTATTTGAATATTCAAATGAAACTTTCAATACTGGTATTCCTGCTATTGATATTCTTGAACAGAAGTTTACAACTGATGAGCTAGCTTATGCCGTTGAAAACGAAGTCGGAGGTCTAATGACTGACGAAGATGGAAACTATATTATCTCCGAACTATATGATCTTATCCATATTGATCCACTTGCAGATAATGAAGAATTACTTAAAGAAGCAGATACGTTTGTTGTATTCACAGAAGATAATCCATTTGGAGAAATTGAACACTAATGTTAAGCAACGCACCATTTGGTTTCGATCTTTTAAGAAAATACATGTCTCTTTTCGGAGCATTGTTTTCTGATATTCAAATTACTAGAAGTATTTCTAATACTGAAACACAAGCTATTACTGTTCCATTATCTTTTGCCAACAAAGAAAAGATGTTGGTTAGAGACGAGCAAGACCCCAACCTAGATAGACAGGCGGCAATTACTCTCCCAAGAATGTCCTACGAAATAGTTTCAATAGCTTATGATGGTGATCGCAAAGGCGTTTCAACCAATAGACGCGCCATTATGACCGCTGATCCTAATTCAATGAGCTATCAGTTTTCTCCTGTTCCATATAACATACGATTAAAACTCTATGTTTATGTAAAGAATATGAGTGACGGTACTAAAATTGTAGAACAAATTCTGCCATTCTTTGAACCAGAATATACAGTCACATGTAATCTTATTCCAGAAATGGGTGTTACGGTAGATGTTCCAATCATCTATGATGGTATTGAATTAGAGAATACAACATCAGAAGTGTTTTCTGATAAACAGGTTATCATTTGGACCCTAAACTTTACTCTTAAGGCGGCACTCTATGGGCCAGTAAGAACACAGAAGATTATCAAGTTCATTGAATCTAATGTATATCTAGCTGATGATAATTCAGAAGTATTCACTATGACAACTGAACCCGGATTGGATGCTAATGGCAATCCAACTACTTTAGTTGCAAATTCTATTCCACAAGCAAATATCAAAGCGACGGATAATTTTGGTATTATAACAATTATGAGTGACCTATGACCGCTAATAACGATCCAATCGGCAAGAAACTTGGCCTCTCGCCTCTAAATTCTATCTTTACTGCTGAACCATCTACGGCAGTATCAAAAATAATTGATGATGCTAATGATGACTCAGTTAAAGCAGACTTCGAATATGCCAGAGGAAATATCAAGAAGCTAATCGAAGATGGCAACGATGCAATTGATCAGCTATCACAGATCGCAGAACAAAGCCAGAATCCCAGAGCATATGAAGTATTAGGAACTATTTTTGCTACTATGCTTAAAGCCAACCAAGATTTAATGGACCTTCAAAAGAAGACTATTGATCTAAAGAAACAAATGGGTCAGTCAACAAGTCAGCAAGGACCAAAGACAGTAACTAACAATCTATTTGTTGGTACTACAAAAGACCTAGACGAAGCACTAGAAACACTAAGAAAGAATAAAGAATGATTGATGACGACAATTATATCATCGAAGATAAACCATATAACGGTAATCCGCTTCTCAAGAAAGAAGGCGTTCAGATTAACTTCACTCCTGAAATGATTCAGGAAAGAATTAAATGTAAGAATGATCCTATCTATTTCATTGAGAAGTATGTAAAGATTATTACAGAAGATGGTTTATCATCATTTAAACTCAGAGACTATCAGGTTGATCTTGTAGAGTCAATGATTGATAATCGTTATACGATTGCCAAGATGGCTAGACAGAGTGGAAAGACCGAAGCTGTTCGTGGATTCCTCCTTCATTATATTATCTTTAATGATCAAAAAACTGTAGGTCTACTAGCCAACAAGGGCGATACTGCCAAAGAAATTCTTGGTAAGCTTCAAACATCTTACCAGCATCTACCTAAATGGCTCCAGCAAGGCGTAAAAGAGTTTAATAAAAACTCATTCGTTCTTGAAAATGGTTGTCGTGTTATTGCCGCCGCGACTTCATCTGATGCTGTTCGTGGTTATACTTTCCAGTGTCTAGTACTTGACGAAACAGCCTTCATTGAGAACTTCGATGAATTCTTCGCATCTGTTTATCCTACCGTTTCAGAAGGTAAGAGAACTAAAGTCATCATGATTTCTACTCCATGCGGTCTTAACCATTTCTATAAGATTTGGAAAGATGCAGAGGAAGGGCGCAACCCATATAATCGTATTGAAGCTATTTGGTCAGACGTTCCCGGTAGAGACGAAGCTTGGAGAGCAATGACTCTCCAATCAATGAATAATGATATTGAGAAGTTTGATCAGGAATTCAATTGTGAATTCATGGGTTCATCAGGAACACTAATCGCCGGTTGGAAGCTCAAGGAACTTGTTCAAGGAAGAGTTCTTGAGGAAAAGCTTGGAATTAAACAATATGTTATTCCTCAAGAGGATCATTCATACGTCCTAGTAGCTGACGTATCCAGAGGCAAGGGCTTAGATTACTCAGCGTTTTCTATAATTGACGTTACGGACATGCCATATCAACAGGTATGCGTCTATCGTTCTAATTTAACTACACCCCTTGATTACGCTCAGATCATCTACAATATGGCTAAGATTTATCATAACGCATATGTCCTAGTTGAAATCAATGATATTGGAGAACAGGTATCATCATCTGTTCTATTCGATTTTGAATATGAAAACATCATCTATACCATTAACAATGGTCGCGGCGGCAAGACGGTTTCTTCTGGATTCGGCCAGCAATCTTCTCAGGATCGCGGCATCAGAACGACTCGTCAGGTCAAGAACATTGGTTGTTCTCTTCTAAAACTATTAGTGGAACAAAACCAGTTTATCGTTAATGATTTTGATACTATCCATGAATTATCAACATTCTCCAGAAAAAACAATTCATATGAAGCGGAAACTGGAAGCACTGACGATTTGGTTATGGGTCTGGTACTGTTCGCTTGGCTATCCGATCAGGGATACTTTAAAGAATTCTCTGATAATTATACACTACAAAACCTAAGAGATAGAACAGAGGAAGAAATCATGGCCGATCTAGTTCCATTTGGCTTCACTTCTGAGTATGAAAGCCTAGGAATGTATGAAAAGGCGTCAAGACAACCTGTCGAAGGTGAATGGGCTACTTACGAAGGACTACGCGACCTCTACGATTTCTAAAGATACCCGTCGCTTGACGGGTAGGTATGAGTCAGGTATGATCCCGAATCGTTAGTACATGATGGAGGTTCATATGGCTTGGAAATATCATGGAGTTGTGGACATTAACAATCTTTCCCTCAAGAACCAAGCCAAGGTAACGGGCGCTCTAGCAGCCCTTGAAGACCTTGGCATATTGAAGAAGATTGAGTTCACTATGACCATAGAGAAGGACAACACCGACAATGTTGTTTCTATGGTGAAGCCAGAAAAAGAAAAACCAATCATCCTCGATACGGCGGAGAAGAAAATTCTCCATGCTATTCAGAAGATGAAAGCCTGTAATTTCGATCAGATCATGCAGGAAACGAAGGTGGTTAAGAACAGTCTTTCACCTGTTCTTTCAAAAATGGTGAAAGCAGGGAAGCTTACGAAAGTCTCACCAAATGACGGTCGCAAGAAATTCTCAAGAGAAGAAATCAGTTACACTATTGCAGGATAATAAACGTCAGAAAGGGAGGATTTTTGATCCTCCCTTTTCTGTGCCTTGCGGTCATATGATTTCTTGTCCTTCACGACCCTGAGTCGGTACTTCGGAGTACGAAGGTCTTTGGCAATAGGATTTTTAATATGTTTCATTTCTCTCTCCTTTGCCACTATTTAACAATTAATCAGCGGCAGTTGATTTGATAAAAAGTCCACCACGGTTCCAACCAGTGATCCTATTGCTTTTATAACTGATTGCACCAAAGCCGTCAACCCTATAATAATCCATTTTACGGATTTCGCCTTCATATTCTACATTTTCACCATACTTGGCAATACAGGTAGCCCTAATATCTTCACGAAGGGCTTTCTGCTTCTCAGCAAGTTCTTCGCGTGACTGAGGGACATTCACACGATCACGCTTAGCCTTGAAATTATTACGAATCCATTCATTATCAGAATCCTTATTGGCAATGAATGTTGAATCGGTAGCTTTTCCTGAAATCATTGTGAGTTTACCATCCCTTTGAGTTACCCAACGAGCAGCACCATTATCAAATACTTGTACTTTTCGTGGTGTAGTTCCTACTAACAAATCTTTTGTTGTATAGCCATATACCTTTTCTGTTCTACTCATCACTTCCTCATCTTATTAATATTGGCTACATACTTAATATCTAACTTCTTTGTATTAGTTAGCCGCAGACATAATAAAATCTTATCCCACCAATTTAATTCGATTAGATAATTATTAGAGGTTGTTAGATAACCAGCGAAGATATTAGGGCATAATCTGGTGTGGCAGTTGTTTGTAAATATCTTTGACATTCTCACTCTCCCCTAACTTTGATTTAACTAAAGCAATTGCATCATCCATTTGCTTCATCATTACAGGAGTAATGGAATCAAATTCAGACATATACACGTTGAGAAACACTCTGGCATTATGGAGTGCTTCATCCAACTGTTCCAATTCTTTAGGAGTCATTTAAGTTCCTTTAGATGGGCCGCAGGAATACAGAAGAATGGATAGTCGCCGGACTCCTTAAGAGAGACGGCAACACATTCGACGCCTAGAACATGAGAGTCATGTTCGGCAGCACCAAAATCAATTCCCTTTAGTTCATAACAAAGTGTTCCGACCTTGGCTTCTGGTTCAATCTGTGAGTCTACTAGAATTTCATATGCTTTCATTAAAAGAATCCTAACTTTGTTTTGCGATCATTGTTGCGCTTGTTATTAAAGACTTCTGATACTGGAAACTCATCAGAGCGTCTTGCTGGATTGAAATCAATCTCACACTTATCTGCTAGTTTTGTTGCCTCATCAAAATTAAGATGACGGAAGTGAAGAACATCAAAACAACGGCCTTCGCGGGTAAGTGCTGGATCGACATTAGCAAGAGAATCAAGATTGGTTGTGAAAACGATTTTCTTGTTCTGAATATCCATGATACCATCTGATAGGTTTAGGAAACGAGCAACTAGCTTATTACCTTCGTCTCTTGGTCTAATCATTGTATCAGCATCTTCGATAATTAGGAATAGATCATCTGACTTAATGAACCGAATGAAGAAGTGGTCATCCTGTAGTAGAAGTTCATCATAAGTCATCATAGAATCAGATGAGGTATAATGGAGAAGACCACGAAGGAATGTTGTCTTACCACAGCCGGGAGGACCAATGAGTAGGAGGATAGATGCAGAAGACTTCATATATCTATCATAATAATCTGTCAATCCATCCTTGATGAATGGATACATTTCATCAATAGGCATATTGTTATTCTTGAGAGGAAAGCTCTCCTGAGCGAAAGAGGAACCTTCCTTATGGAACCAATGCACAACAGGTTCTTCTTCTGCTACATTAATGATTCCCTTAAAATAGTCAACGTTCTTTTGTGAACCTTTAACGGATAGGGAAACAATCTTATTATTCTTAAACATACGGATATGATAGTTATCAGATAACATATAAACAGTATGAACAGAATGTTGGATGATGACAATATTTTTGATAACTTGTTTGGTAATCGCCATGATTTCCTGTAGAGTATTGGAAGAATCAAATTCTTCACAAACAATATCTACATTCTCATGTAAATGCTTTAAAACAAACTTACCTTCTACAGACGAATATAGAGAATCATTATAATTTAGGTTAATATCAACCAAGAGGGAATTTCCTTTCATATTAAGCTGCTTTATTATTCATTAGTTTTTGCTTAACGTCATCCCAAAGACGTAGACGACCTTCATCATCTGCCTTCCTGAGACGATCAACATAGTCATTATGCCCTTTCTGAGCATAGAAGTCAAGTACCTGATAGTAATTTTCCCATGACCATTCACGAAACCATCCAGAAGTAATAGAAGAACAAACCTTCTGTAGAGCAATCTGGAAAGACTTGAGAGGATCAGGATTGTAGTTATTTGGAATCTGGTGGCGCTCTAGTGCAAGGACGCAAGACTCTTCATAGGTGCAAAGAAGCTTCTTCTCATATGGAAGGGCATCAAATAGTTCCTTGGAACACTTCACATCTTCTCCGGGAATCTTGATAGCCTGATAAGCAGGAGCATCGCCTACCTTGATAGCTTCATGAACGTCGTCATGATCAAATTTATAGAAATTATCCACAAAGAAGTTCACCTTATCAACGGTAAGGTCAGGATGCTTGTAAACATAAGTTTCCTTCTCACGGAGCTTAATCCACTCAGCCATTTTTGAGGTAATTCCTGCTCCTTCATCACGCATAAGAATAATGTCGTTCATCGTCTTGAGAAAATGAGGAGAATTCCTAAGATAACGATGAGACATTTTCATGGCATATAGAACATGGAGAGGAAGTGCTTCCCTTCCCTTATATGCATCATAAAGAATTTTAGATGATTCTGACTTCTCAGCAATATCAAACTCAATTGGCTTGGAGCCGAGCATGATAACGAAATGCCCAAACTTGGTATCGCCTTTATGAACAATCTTGCTTTCATTAAAATAAACGAAGGCTTCATATTCATCATATGAGCAAAGATAATCAATGTCCTTGGGTTCACGACCAATATCAATATATTTGGCAAGTGCATGAGAACCAGTCAGAATCATCTTATATTCCTTTATCTAGTAGTTACGTACAGATAGATGCTTATAATTACTAATCCTAATAGGATACAACCAACATTAGGATCAATCATCGAAGCGATAAAACTCTTTCTCACCCCATTCAGGATCAATACGCTGATTGGCCCACTTGTCATAATTATAAACGGTTTCATAACCAGAACAACTTGCAGTTGAAGCCATCCAGTCATCCATATAAGGATTTTCTGAATACTGATCTAAATATAGTTGGTTTGTTTCTAGAACAAACTTAATCTCAGATGTAACAGAAGTATTCATCCTCATATAATCATCAATGAGTGGACGGATAGCCACCATCTGTTCCTTGGAAATCTCTCCCTCAGTGATCTTATCTAATAACTCAGAAAATGAAATAGGCTTCATAACAATTTCTCCTTAACAACGTTCTGATGAGGAATACCAACGACCAGTATCATCATATTCTGATTCGTCAAGTGTTCCTTTAGTTAGATTGAACTTAAATTTAGCATACTTGCTATTCTTAGTCTTCTCGTTATATTCTTTAATAAGACGAGAAACAGTTGAAAGCTCATATGATGAGAACTTCTCATATTCAATAGCTTCAAGTACCTGATCAAATGTGAGAAGATTTAGTGAATCAGGAACATATGTGAAGCCACCATAATCTGAGTCACCAAAGACATATCTAACTGGTACGCCCTCGCGATCAGAGGCGTCCTGTAAATCTTTAACTGCCTTATCTAGGGCATCCTTTGCCTGTTCAACATTCAGCATCAGAAGAACTCCAATCTTCGTCATAACCAGAACAAGAAGATGAATCCCAAGTGGATTCATACTTATCAACAGGAACTAGCTTCCAATTAACAATATCAAACTTGTAATCGGTTTCATAAAAACGCTTCTTATCATAATAAAGATTAAGAAGGGTCTTGATCTTAAGGCGATCTTCCGAAGAAACATCATCAGAAGATGCAATAATATCAATAATCTCTTTGAAAGTTAACAGATCACTCATTATTAAACCTTTTTCAGCAAGAGGAAGAAGATGAACGCCAACCAGTCGAATCATCCTCATATAAAGACTTACGATATAGTACGCCTTCTTCTAAGTCAAACACATAGTTACGGGTTGGATTCTTTTCCTTCATTTCCGCATATTCCTCTAGAAGTTCCTTGACAAGTTCTAGATCATCATCAGAAAAGCTATTTTCCTCGATCTTAGCCAGAATGGTTTCATAATCAAGGCGTGATGACTTGGGAACGTACCAGCCACCCATACCATAGGCAATCTCAAGAGTAAACCCCTCACGAAGTTCCTCTGAAATCGTTTCTGCCTTTGCTACTGCCGCATAGATTTCCTTAACAGCCGAGTCTAAATCTTCATTAGTATAACTCATAATATAAATCCTTTCTTGATAATTATTAACAATTAGATGATGAATTTAGCCAACCCGTATACTGTCCGTCATAACCATAGTCTTCTTCTACAAAGCAATGATCATCATCAATATGGAAAACATATGATTCACCATACGTCTCTACTAACCTTTTATAGTTATCTAGTGCCTCACACAGAGAAGGAAGTAATTCATCCCTAAAGGCATTCTTTTCAATGCCTTCTAGGACTTCCTCATATGTTAGACGACTTGTCTCAGGAACGTACCAAGTTCCTGAGTATCGAATAGCGAAACCTGTCCTAACTTCATTAGAAATCTTAATGGCAAGTTCAACATCTGAATTAATCTTGGAAACTAGTTCAGATAAATCTTTAGTAGTATATTCACTCATCCTCTTCTCCTGTCCAATAGAAATCCTCATCAGGATCGGTTAAACAATCATCATCAAAATTTAGTTCTCTATTGAAATCCTTAATAGTATCCCAAACATAGGAGAAACCAAAAGCATCAATAGCGACTTCTAAAATTTCCTCAAATACTTCCTTGGTGAGCTTATTCTTATTCATTATTATAAGCTCCCCTTAATGTACTGTTGATGGGGATAGATTACTCTGATTGTATGAACGGACAGCCTTATACATACCCTTCCAGTAAACACGCAGAGCAATTAGTTCATTATAATCAAAAACAAGATCATGGCGAACTGCTGCAATTAACTTATGAAAGTTATGGCGGTATGGAGAGTCAATATTGGCATTAAGTTCAATCCACTTATTAAACTCACAATCATTAATATACCGATTGAGTACCTTAATGATTGAAGCAAGAGAGTTGATTGAAGTCCGTAGAGTGTTGACATATTCAACATAAACTGGATCAGCAACATCAACTGGACCAGAAAATTGCTCGATGATACCAAGACCATCTTCTACAGAATAAGGATTGTGAGCATGTGGCTTGAAATTGATCTTATCAGCAATGATATATTCATTAATGATTAGGGCAATATCAGAAGGAACGTTATGTAGATTTAGATAACTGTTTAGAACGGTGATAAATGCAGCGTTCTTTAACTCATGGTAACTTGACATTCATTATTTCCTTTCATAATTATTTCAAATTGGCCGACTATTAAACCACTTACCGGCCATTGACGTGATATTACCAATTACCTTGCCGAAGTCAAGGCCAGAAACAAGGATTGTATCCCGATCTTCCTTGATAACATCGTCCTTGACCCATGTAATAAAGTCTCTGGTGTTCTTGGAGTCATTTACGTCAATGCCACGTTCCGTTAGAACCTGAATTCCTTGGTTAAAGCGATTGTCAGTAGCAAGAGAGGCAACTAATTCATTAATAGAATTAATAACTTCTACGTCAACTGCCGCAAGGGTCTTCACCTTTGAAACAGAGTGCTTTTCACCCTTTACCTTGAAAAATAGTTCTGAAAGATGAAAATTAGGAATATCGGCACTCACTGGATGATAAACGATTCCTTCACCAACACCTTCATTACCAAAGAACTTACCAATTGGACAGACTTCTTCTACACCTTCTGTCCACTCTACTAACTGATTCTGAGATAGTTCAGGATTGTTAAAGTCAATGGCAATCTCATAGGTTCCAAATGAAGCGATTGAATAACAACCAATTTCATTCTTTGGGACTTCAAGATTATCAAAATACCAGTTAGAAACTGGATTGTTATCCTCATCTAAATTAGATAGTCTAAGAGCGAAAATAAGAAACATCTTAGGAAGACCTGAGATAGCAACACCCTTCTGAATGTTTCCACCACACCATTCACCATAGATAGAGTAATAGCGTTCCCCATCCGACACAGTGTTTCTTAACCACGTCTCAAAAAATTCCCTATTAGTCTCAAAATACTGACAGAAACCAGCATTATCAGAAGTTAGGGAAAGAACATTGGAACGAGATTGAGCATAGAATACATTCTCTTCTCGATCATATACAATAGATGCATTGGTTCCATGACTCTTTACAGTACCACGAAACATAATGACTGGCTTACGAACATGTCCATTATGATATGTACGATCAGAAACAGACTTTACTACATTACGAAACTGTTCAATAGATGGAAATGATAAGTGCTTCATTAAACTTCCTCCCGGTAATCAGTAACATCTACTGCTTTGCCAGTCGCAATCTCAGTAAAAATCATGGGCCAGACATAAGTATTATCTGACGCATTAATATCAACAGAAACACAAACAGTATCAGTGTCGATATTACACTTATTAAAAAAATTCATGATCTTTAAAACTTCAAGACCAGTTAAATCAAATTCAATTTTCTTAGACATTAAAGTGCCTCCTTAAATTCAAAAGGTTCAATTAATTCAATTTCATTTGCAAATAGAAGATAATTATCTAATCCATCAATTTCTACTTCAAATTGAACTTCAATGTATGAACCAATATCAACAATTGTTCCTACTTCACCATTGTAAGCTTCATCAAGGTCATTTGCAACAGGGTGGTAGCCATACATCGTTACCTTATCACCAACTTTAAAATCAGACATATCTCCGTCCCTTTCTTCCAGAACCAATGATAGCAGGGGTTACATTAACCCCTTCTAAATGTTCAAAGTATCCCATCCAAGGACGATTATACTTTAGAAGGCTACCGCCTTCTGTAGTTAATTCAACTGTCCATGACTCATAATAATCTTTACCATCAGATACAGGACTAGTTAAAATCTTAGCAGCTTTATTAGCTTTGTCTTCACTCTTGTAGACGGTAACAACATCAAAAGAGCCAGAAGAACGCCCGAAAGAGTCACCAGTAGAATACTCAGCCCAAACCACAAAGACTTCTTCACCATTTTCAACTTCAAAGTCAATTGGTTCTCCATAACCATCTTCTGAAATAGTAACTGACTCTAAATCATTAGAGTAGTCACTTCGCCAATCTCCATAAGCTTCCTTAGAACGTTTTGAATAAGTACAGGTATGATCAATATTAACATTTAACTTCATGAGTAATCATCCACAAAATCCTGTAAATAAGTAATTAACTTAGGAATGTCTTTCCTCAAGATAATTCGTGAACCTGTTTCTCCATCATTATCCTTAAAAGAAACCAGTATTTCCTTACCAATCGTTGGACTAAACGTAGTAGTCTCAGAACGACTTTCATCATCAAATGAAATATACTTACCAATTCGAACTGCCATTTTATTTCTCCCCTTTAATACAATTACCAAACTTCCATTCAAAACCAGCTTTGATACATTCAATGCCAACCTGTCGGCTCTGGTTATTGGAATAGCTTGCGCCAACAACCAATGCAATAATGAAAGTAATAATAACAATTGTTAGCGTCATAGTATTGTATTTCTCATCACTCATTGGGAAAACTTTCTTTCATAAATGAACGGACTTCCATAAGAACCTTCCCTAGGCGGTTCTCGCCTTTCCAGTTCTTTTCATTAAGAATTAGATCATCATCTTCATGAAGGCCAACACCCCAGATGCAATCTAGGGGACTTGCTTCCACAAGAATTAGATCGCCAGTCTCAATAAGCTTTTCGCGGATGATGATATTGTTGGCGAACTTGGCGACACAGGCTGAAAACATCGCTTCATATGAGACTTCATCCCATGCGATAGCATCGAAATTGTTTACAGTTCGCCCAATGGCCTTGGCTTCTCTAGCATCGAAGGCGTCTAGAATCTTCCTAAAGGCCGCGCTATCACCAAAGAACAGAGCTTTTGAAGCCATATAGGCTTGCTCAGAAGATTTAAAATGAAGTGTTTCACCTTCAAATGCTACATCAAATGGGGCATAATAAAAGTTAGATAAGAATGATCCCCAAAAAAATACATGTGTGTCAGTTGTTCTCATTATAATTAATCCTCTGTTTCGTCTAGGTTAAATTCATGAATGAAAAGACCATATCTATTATAGATAGTGGAATTTGGAAGTGGTTCAGAACCTGATGGATTCTTTTTTCTCCATTCGGTAATGAATGTTTCTGCCTTGTCTCTAGTAGAGAAAAGTTTCCATACATAATCCGTATAATCATAATCGTCTCTACACCAAACTGCGAAAACACATTTCATACCAATTTCTCCCCTATTCACTGTCCCATAAATACTACATGCCCATTTCAAAGTCAAGAGGAATTATGACAAAATTTTTATCCGCGTTATTGCTTTCATTACTATTTGTATCACCAGTAGCAGCCAAGGATTTTCCTATCCTTCCAGATCATAATCTAACGCCGGGAGTTATTGATACTGCCGTCACCAATGAACAGCTATGCCTAGCTGGCTATACTGGTTCTGTTAGAAATGTCTCTGCTTCAACCAAGAAGAAAGTATTTGCAGAATATTCTATTGATCCCAAAGCAGATAAATTTGAAATTGATCATCTAATCTCACTAGAGATTGGTGGAAAGAATGATATTACAAATCTATGGCCTCAGTCTTATACGACCATGCCTTGGAATGCTCACGTCAAAGATAAACTTGAAAACAAGTTACATAGAATGATCTGTGACGGTATCATTACCAAGGAACAGGCGCAGGAACAGATTTCTAAAGACTGGATCAAAACTTATTGCAATATCTATTCCGATAAGAAAGATGATTGCGACAAGTATAATCAGCCCAAGTAAGTATTATCAAACCAATGATCCAGAGTATTAATCTCATATTCACGAATTGGCTCTGGATCATCCCATTCAAACCAATCTAAATCAAATTTCTTTCCAGCAAAAGTAATTGTATCTGGTGGAGCCTTACCGCGAGTGCTCCAATCCTCTAACCAATACTGATTCTGTAGTCTCTTTGCTGCTACAATTGATGTATTTAAATCAATATATAAAGCTTCAATGGATTCATATTCAACGGGAACATATTCCGTCCATGAACCAACCCATTCAATTGAATAATTAATTGTGATAACAAATTTCATTTGCTTCCCTTTAATGACATATTACCATCAATAACAATATCCTTGTATAGTCCCACTGGCCCAATATTAAGTTTCTCTAGGGAATAGTAAATAGCGTCGGTCTGACCGCGCGGGCCACTAGATGGACCAGTAACAGAACCAAGAATGGCCTTTAGAACTTCGGCCTGTCGCTCAGTCAAGGTTAACTGGATTCTAGTTTCCTTAGTAATGACGGGAATTTCAATTTCAATTCGGCTTGCAATCTCAGACATTTCACTTCCTCTTCTTGGTAATTAGGGCTTCTACGCTTTCGGCGGTAGGAATATAAGTAGCAGTTCTGGCGATCCTAATATCAAACTTCTGTTCAAAGATACTAAATGTTGAGTATGGATCGTCATAGTCTCCACAAACAACAAGATCATTGAAGGTCTTCTGTAAGTCTTCAAGAGTATCAGCAGAACAAATAAATTCTTCTGAACTAACATCAACAATAATAAACATTAATCATTCTCCACTGTTTCAAATTTACGATCTTCTTCATTAAAAGAATAGAGATATATTTCCATTAGGCGGAACATAGCTTCCCTAGAAATATACATTCTCTTTTCCTGACGCTTATCATCCCGAACAGCTTCAATATAGAAGCCTCTCCGACCGCCTTCTTGTGGCTGGTTTGGCTGAGTAAGATAAATCGCTCCAATAGAAGTCTTGTAACCAAAACCACTAAAAGTAATCTCTGGAATTAGAGGTTCCTTATCTTCAATAAACTTACATGAGTCAGAGATAGGAACAAGAGAAATAAACGTTCCAATAGCTAGTCCGAAAAGTAATGAGAGAAAAATCCCAAACCAACCAAGCCAAGCCCCTAAGACAAATCCTGCGATACAAGTACCAAACGTAACAATGTTCAGTACCTTGCTCCGAACCTTCTGTTCTGTATCATTATCCATAATCATTTTCCTTTCTGTTCAAATTGTTTCTTGAGACGTTCAAAAGTCTCACGATCACGTTGTTCTTGTCTTGCCTTATATTGTTCTTCTTGAAGAAGACGAGTATTAAACTCTTTATCAGTTTCTAGTTCTTTGATATAGATACCAAGATACCGATGATCAGAGTAATCATCCTCATATTCCTTAATCATAGCATCATAACCATAATCTTTGATTAGACGTTCAATCTCATCCTTGACTTGTTTCAGAGTACAACAATCTGGATCAAATTCCCTTACTCGTCTATCGACCATTTTCTTTTCTTGTGCCATATCAATCTCCATACTTATCTTTTAGTTCCATATATTTCTGGTAATCAGGATCAATCCCAACCTTAACAAAATGATCATGGAGTGGCACCCACTTCACAGGGATAGTTCCATTCATACCACATTTGTAATAATAGATAGCCTTGCGGATTTCAGATGCGCCGCCGTCTCCCCATGAACCGCCATAAGCCGCGCCAATCTCAAGCTGCTTAGCTTCATTTTCTAGATGAGCAATAACATTGTCAATATAAGGAATATTGACGTTAGCCTTCACCAATTCAAGTTCCTCTTCTGCACAAAGAATAGAAGTAGTCATGTCCTTAAACCTGACACGATAAGGGTACATAGTGGAAGCACTGTTGTCTGTAACCTCCCCTTCTGTACCCTTCTTAAGGTAGTCATCACTACCATAATTAACAATCAGCTTGACACGATCCTTAACTTTAAACTTATTCATTATAATATCCTTGTTTAATTCCATACTTAGGGGAAAAAAGAAAGTGATCTTTTTCTTTTGTGATAGTAACACGTTTGTCCCAATTCACATAATAAGTACCGTTCTTACGTTGGTAAATGGTAGTTGGATTGGACCAAATTGTTATGTTTGGAGTAACACAAAGAATCTTATGTTTACCGATTGACTGTGCCATGATTAGCCCCACTTCTTGGCTTCACGAATCAGGCCAGTGATTTCTGATTCAAGATCAAACAGAACAGCATTAACAGAAGTATTAGTTCTGTCTTGCTTATTGAGCATATTGAGAACATCATTCATTGCTTTAACATAAGCAGAAGCAGAATGATCTGGCTTGATAGCCTTCCCTTCCTTAACCAGCTTGATTTCATTCTTCATACAGGGGAACGGGTCAAGGTTCTTCTGACAATCAAACTCAACCATATAATTGAAAGGCTTCGCGTATTGGTTCTCATCAATCTCGACAAGCGTACCTTCTGCGCCTTCATCTACATCATCATATCCGCCATCACGGATCAGCTTGACACGATCACCAACTTTCATATCAATCTCCATTAACCGTTGTTATTAAAGAAATTCACAATTCCTCTAATAATTAGAGAGGCACCCAAGACGATACCTACAAGAATGCCAAGGACAAGAAAAGCAATATCAATCACGTCTATCTCCATCAAAGCCATTTAGAATATAGAAAATTCCGATAGCAGCAATAATGATGCAGCCCAGAACACCCAAAACAATACCAACGACAAGACTCAATGGATCAAACATCCATAAATTCCTTCCATAAGTATTTCCTCCATGATCAAACGGTTAACCCTAACAAAGTGCTCACGCGCTAGGATCAAGGAAACTTCTTCATCCTTTATAACCCATTCCCACATGGAGTCAAGCGTTTCGTTCAATTCTTTCTCGGTCATTTTGTGATACTCCACTTCTTATTCCATTCGATCCACTCATCAAGTTCTTTAACTGTATTGAGTAGACCCTCAGAAATCATTTCTTCTCGAAGATCATTGGCAGTTTTAAACCAATGATCGACATAAACTTTATAGTTATCTTTTGTTAGAGCAATGTTTCTATCAAAAGTATCTTGTGCTCTCTTGTGAACAGTATCATAGAGAACATTCATGATTTATTCCTTCACGCCAATATAAAGACAATTTCCACGCATAGCCGCCGCAATTTCATCATCAGCGTTTAGCTTCATGGTTCCTTGGAGAGGATTATATCTATCAGAACAATAGAATTGAATTTCTCCTCCCTTTCCATCAGGGAACACATAATAAACGGATTCTGCTTTACCAAGGTTAAACCAAAAATCAGTAAGCTTCATAATATCCTCCTATATTAACTTTATGAGAGGCACCATTTCTGATGCCTCCTGTAAAGCTAATCTTTACGCTGCTTTAGCATACTCAACAGCAAGATCAAGAGCCTTGATATTGATATTGGCAGCTTCACCAAACCAGAGGGAGTTCACGCGATTGTCCTGAGTCCGACCAGCAAGATGGTTGGTGTAGAACGTAACCGCATTGAAAGCATTCCAGAAGGTGCCGCGAGCAAACTCACGTCCGGGCTGAGAGTCAATCACTTCTTCCATGATCTGGCGAGCAGTCTTGGAGATTTCCTTGCGGGGCTTGCCGTTGGCATTGGCAGCTTGAACAACAGGGAACAATTCAGTGATGTAATCCTTGACCGAATCGGGAGTGTAGAACTTGGAACCAATGAAAGCAGCCGCTTCCTTGTACTTGTTCATATATTCGTGAGAAATGCCAAGCAGTTCTTTCGCAAGATCAGGATCAAACTCACGACGATGAGAGAAGCGAATGAAGCTCTTGGCCTTTTCAGAAAGAGCAATCGCCATCGTGTTAGCGCAAACAACACGCTCAGCACAGAAGCGAATATTGATGCTCTTGCCATATTCATGAGGATTGGAGAAAAGCAGATGGCTTTCAACAGTATCCCCATTGAAAAGTTCAAAGGTATCCTTCACCTTCGCAAGCGCCCAAATAAGCTTGCCTTCCTTGAGAGAGCCAGCCGTTTCCATCGTCATATCGCCAGCTTCCACAAATTCGTTAAAGAACTTGAAAGCTTCGATGTTCTGATTGGGCTTCCATGCATCCGAAACAGACGTAAGGAACTTGCCGTCAATGTCACGAATGAGAGACTTCTTTCCATTCGGAATCTGCTTGCCATGCCATTCATAAGTATCCGGCACTTCAAGCACATTCCAGTCAAGACCAGCAATCTTGAGCATTTCGAGTGGCGTAAGGTCGGAAGGAACTTCCGTTCCAAGGCCATGCCAAGCGGGCTGACCAGCGAAAACGAAGCAGTCTTTACCGTTAAGGTTTTCAATTTCATGGGCCATAATCAATTTCTCCTGAGTTAGTTTTGACTAGAATTTCGTAGGGGTATCTCGTTCCCCATGTCCTCACTATATATGAATCCAATTTCGCGTCAACACTTATTTTCAAAAAAAGCGATTATGGCCCAAATTATTTTTGAAGGATTATCCCCCTAGCTCAAACTCAAAGGTATGAATTACCTTCCGATCATCATAATATGGTCCTGTAGGTCTAGTTTCAGAAGTAACAGAAAAAGGAGTTCCATTATCATTCAGATAAACATAAGTATACCACTTCTTGGGTTCAATATACGCCTTGAGTGTCCCACGATAATAGTTGTATCCATCCTTATCAAAGGTATATACATAGCCTTCTTTTACATCGTAGGCAAGAATTGGATCATTACCGGGTTTATCAATACATACAACTTTATACTTAGTTGCATTATTAGTAACATAAATCTTTCCCACTTCAAACTTCATTTCATTCTCCTTCACTACTTCAAATCTGTCTTTAGAATACCCGGCGTTGTCTCTACCAAGGTCATTAGTAATTTTATAATATTTACCATCAATGGTTGCAGTATATACTTTCCCATGAGTAAGATGGGTTCCCCACTCTTCAACTTTAATACACTTTACTTGCACTTTAGTTTCCTTAACATCTACTTCTTCAAAACGTGACTTATAATATGGAGCGTTCATTCCATTATCATTTCGAATCATATAACACTTTTTGTTGTATAGATAATCCTCTGCTTCATATACCATACCTTTAGTAAGTACCGAAGGAAAATCTCCAACATCAATACACTTTACTAGCATTTTTCTCTCCTATAATTGATTTTTACACTTGACACACTTTTAAAAACTTGTTATAATCCATATGTCTTCAGAAAGATAGTAACTGTTTCTAGTCACCTACTAAGTTTTATAGCAAATAACTAGAACAGAGTCAACGAAGTTCTTTCCGAATGCAATGAGGAAAGTCACTTAGAGAAGTCATGATAGGAAGTAATTCCATCAGCACTTTGAGCGCCTAGTAGATAATACTTCTTTCCTTCTTTAGCAATCTTGATTGACTGATCACCAAGTAAGAAGTAATCATCCTTCTCAGTCTCTCCTTTAACTAGGGTAACAATATCTTCTTCATCAATATATGGCATTACATAATAAACATCAGAATGCCTATAATTATAATGATCCCTATAATACCTACACTTAGTATCCCATTTAATAGCTGGAAGCATAGCACCATATAAAGACTCTGTTAGTCCAGCATCACTAAAGTATCCAGAAGACTTGTTATATCCCTTCTTCTTTAGAATTTGATGAAGCCTATTGGTTGTTTCCTTGGAGCCATAGACGCGAGAATATACTTTCTTCTTTTCAAAGACAGCAGCCCTTGCCACTACCTTTCCATCTAGATTCTTTAGATGGGCAATAGAAATATCAGAGTCACCATATACATAGACTGGATGAACCTGAGTGATCCATCCTCTTTCTTCATCATCTCCATCAAAACCTTCATCGTAAAAGTTTTCATACCTCATACAGGAGTCAGACACACCCTTGGTATCAGGATCGAAATTGGTATAGCACTCAACGATTTCATCTGGAGTCTTTGCCCACATTAAATCAGTGAAAGCAAAAGCAGTATCATGTGCTTCTTGTAGGACTTCTACTTCTTGTGCTTTTACAGATGGAGCAAACCGCTCTAGATAACCAGAGATTGAGGATTGAGTCTGTAGGTCATTCGCACCCTTATAATCATTAGCAGTATATGCAATGAGAGAAGGAGACTTCTTACAGACATGGACGAAATGTTCTGGTAAGCAATACTTTTGTAGTTCTGGCAGTACCTTCTTATGATAACCAGAATCTAATCTCTCTTGCTCACGTTCCTTCCATTCATTAGATGGCTTAACATAAGGAGCAACCTTATAGCTCATAGCATAGATGAGTTGGAGATTGGCAGCAGCCCTTGCCGCGTCCTTTCCCTTACTAAATAACTTTAATTCATCATTAACTAAGAAGTCAGCTTTGGCATATGAAGAAATTAACTTAAACATATTTCACTCCAATTATACAAGTAAATATTCTTTTTCAGCAGCATCAACAACTGCTTCCAAAACGGTTTCAAACTGTTTTCGAGTTTCACTTACAGAATAAAAATGCCATGAATTAAGGTTATTATAATCATTCTGAACAAGTCTGACGCGATACATATTATAGTGATCAACAAATTCAAGAACTGTTGAAAACTTATGATCTTTATAATTTACATCGGCTTTATGCTGATAGCCCTTCCTGAGAGCAGCGGCGCTTAACTGACCGGATTTAGTATACATGTTTGACATATCTAGTTATATACTCCTCTTTTTTCTTCACAAAACGGTATCATAGGCCAATACAAGATAACTTTGTTTTCACTTGCATGTAGCCTAAAACCAATCAAATCTTCAAAAGCATATTGTGCTGATCTACAAGAATAATTCCTATTTTCTTCATCAAGAAAAAGAATAATATCATGAATGATCATGAACAGGCTTGGTCCTTCAATTGAGAAACAATTGTTTCTGCAATCATAACAATAAGGATTACAATATGTCCTAACTCCTTTTCTTTTATTGAACTTGGTAATAAAGTCAGCAGAAGCAAAACAAATCATTGCTCTAACCCCTCTATTTTGTTTGGGCTTCATGTCCATCTATGGCCGTGGGGGATAAACCATAACTGACTTGACATTCTTTTAAGGCTATCCGTCAGTTGGAATCGCCGCCCATTTCGTATCCTAACTAGACTGCATCCTCCCTGTCAATCCGTAATGTCCTAAGCGAGCCAAGGAAATTGTTCATAGAAATCCTCTACCGCATATCCTTGTTGTTCTAGATAATCAGCAGCAACATCTGGATAGGTGGTAATGAATTCCTTAAGAGTCCTACATGCCATATTTGGATATTCATCTGGATCATAATCTTCATAATCAATACCCTCAATATGAGGAGTCAGATCGAAAACCTTTTTTCCTTCTGGCTTTCTCCAAATAGCATCACGATCTTCCCAATCATCTAAACCATAAGAAGAACGATATGCAGAAGTTCTTGTAGAATATCGCATGAAGTCTTCTGAATATTCAGTGATAGATGGATCACGCTCACAAACAAGTTGTGTATGATCAAACTTAAGCATTGCTTCCCTAAGTCTCAAAAGATCATATACATTCAATGACTCTTTTGATGAATGAGCATCATCATACCCAACTGAAATATTGGTACATTCTGGAATGATTGAAGTATAGTTAGCTGTATCAGTAAACGTTCCTCCATCATCCTTAAGATAACCAACAGGTAGAAGCTTGGACAGTGACTCCGCAAATGCATCTGATGCACAGCGTTCCATTGCCTGATGCGTGATGATAGAACTGTTTCCTTTTCTATCAAAGGCAATCGCATACTTAATATCTTTAATCAAATCAAGATGATGCTTGGCGACATAGCTAGAGCCATAACCGCCGACTTCCTCATCCCTATGAAAGATATACAAGCCCTCTACGCCGCCCTTAATCATTTCGAGCATGATCCAGATACCAGCAGTACAATCGGCTCCTAAACAATTCGACTTCTCATCCTTCGCAAGGGAAATGATTCCCTTATCAAAACGAATTCGCTGATACTTGTCGAAGCTCTTAGATGAATGAACCGTATCAGTATGGCATGACCACATGACAGGAGCATCGCCAATCTTTAGAATACGATTGCCATGCTCATCTTCTTGCATCCCGTCAATAGGGTCAAGAAAACGTTCAATCAGTTCTTCGTCGCCCTCATAACGAGCAGGGCGACGAATGATAATCATTTCTAACAATGATTGTACATCAATTGTAGACAAATCATATGTCTTTCTAACAGTGGGAACAGGTGAAAATGACATTAAAACTATTTCCTTTTGATTAACGATTACGTATGAGCATGGAAACACGTTGCAACCGTAATGTCAATACCCCTAACAGGAATAACTTCACCCGTTGCTGAAAATTCTTCCCTCAGATCATTTGAGTATAGACGATGATCTTTCCTATCATAGAATAGAGTAGAAGAAATGTTACAAAAACAATCATGACAAATTTCTACTTTGTCATCTTTATTCTCTACTGTGATTAATGGTTCTTTAGAATACTCATCGCAGTCTTCACACTTACGGAAGTGCTTTTCGGCATATGACTCTTCATACATATTACCATCAACGATAACACAGTCAAAACTATCAGAATAATAGTCCCTTTGTGTTCCCTCACAGAAAAAGGTTCTGTTATTATAACAGTAGGTACAGAATAATTCTGTGCTCCAATGATCTACCTTAACATAGTGCATACTATCGGTAGTGGTATATCTATCAGTGCAATGATAACATTGATACCTTTCGCCTAATTCTTCACAATCATGAGTTAAACCATTAGTATGCTGGCAATAATACTTTTCAGAAGAAGAATTAGCATTGAGTTTGAACTTCTTCTTCCCATCAACTTTAATTAGATCAACGAATGATCCCTCATCAATATATGGCATGACATGAGCATCAACCTGATTATCTAACTCGCCTTCATAAAGGAAGGCAGGAAGCAATGCGCCATCAAAAGATTTGTCAGATGTATACTCATCTTCTTCACCATCATCATAATAACCACAGGACTTCTTAAAGCCCTTCTTCCTAAGAAGATGATGAAGTTTATTACCATCATCATTCCCACCGTAGACGCGAGAATAGATTAATTTCTCCTCCCATACTAACGCCCTAGCAACAGTATAACCAAATTCATCTGTTAGATAAGCAACTGAAAGATCAGAGTCGCCATAGACCCGAACAGGATGGAATTGAGACGTGAATTCATCAGCAGCATATCTCATACATGATTCTGATACAGAACAAGCATCTTCACTATAATGAGTATATACATACTCAATTTCATCAGGAGTACGCGCCCACTTTAATTCAACGGCACAATACATATCCATATGAGTATGATGAATTTCTTCTCGTTCTTTATAAGATAACGTAGGAGCAAAACGCTCTAGATAGCCCATGACAGAAGATTGAGTCTGTTTATCTGCCACGCCCTTGTCAGGATTAGCAGTATATGCAATGAGACTTGGGTTCTTTTTAGAGACATGAACAAAATGTTCTGGTAAGCAATGCTTTTGTAGTTCGGGGATGACCTTAGTATACTCACCCGAATCTAATCGCCCTTGTTCACGATCTTTCCATTCATCCGTGGGAACAATATATGGTTTGACAACTACTTTAATACCAAACCAAAATTCTACTTCCTTGGCCTTCTTAGAGGCTTCGGCTCCAGTATCGAATAAGAAAAGATTGTCCGATGAATCTAAATAATCTTCTTTAGTATCATAATCAATTAACTTGAACATGCTAGCCATAACTCCTTATCAAAATTATTTCGTCAATACAGTGAATCTACAGTCTCGTTTTTAACCGTCACGATTCTCTTTGTCAAGCGGAAATTTATGTAATATCCATCACGCGGGTAATTCTGGATAAAGCGCAAGAATGCTTCCTTCGCCAGTTCTTCTTTAGCATATCCCGAATGGCCTGTTACTTGCCACCCATCTTTATATGCAAGGAAAAATGGGCATACATCAACCCATTTTTCACCATACTTTGCATGGCGTTCCCCAAAATGTTCAGGGAAGATATTATCTCCTAGATAAGACCATTTACCAGCATAGGAATCTGAACAGTTTAGGTTATATTGTCCTTCAATTATATATTGAACTACTGTATGATCTTGACCAAGGAATCTATCAGTATATGTCATGTTAACACCCCAATGATTGTTTACAGGATCGAAGAGTAGGAAAATAACCCCCGCTTATCTTCGATCCTGTCGGAGTATATTGCCATCCCTCATTTTTCCTATTGATCTTGCCAATGACTTGCCCATCAAGAATAACTTGATAGATAAAGTCATTGATCTGTACATACTTAATCATTAGTTTCATTCCTTTCCACGAATGCATCTTCCGCATGAGCAGGGCTTAACATATTTCATAACATAGTCAAATGCTTCTTTTCTAGTGCCAAATGATTTACAATGAAGAGCAATATCTTCATTATCTGATGGTTCAAATGCCCATCCATAGGCAGTTGCTAGAAAGTATCTGCCCTCTGTTCTCCGCTCATCACTCCAATCAACGAGCCTTTTCTTTACAGATGCAGGAATATTTTTTGGAATGAAGTCGGCCATAGTTTCATTCTCCCACAAAGATATGAGTAAGATCACCGCCATCAGGATTCTTGCAAAGGAATTCCGATACCTCTAGCCAAAGATGACGATCCTTTTCTTCTGCATTAAAGATAAGAGTCCCCCCAGAAATACCAGTGATTAGCATTCCATTACCAGTATTAAACAGGTAATCCATGCCACCAGTAGACCAATTCCAATCAGAAATCTTAGCAGCCCTCATTTCATCCTTGTTCATGCACTCACGATATATGTAATACTTTACAATTGAAGTATCATACATGAAGTCAAAGGAATCATGCTGGCGAGGATGACGCCTCACAGCAACCCATTTAAAGATAGGCTTGACATTCTCTCGAATTGCATCCTCTTTCTCTTTCTTAATCTTCTTGAGGTTAAACAAGAAGGCTTCTTGAGTCGCAATCTCTTGCTCAAGCGTCTTAATGTCCTTGTCCATTTTGATTTCCTTTCATAAGAAGTAAACTCACTCGAATCCATATAGCTATAAAACCATATGGATTCTGGTTAGTCAACCTTTATATCAAACACTCTTTATTCTGACGATCATTATATCCCAACAACCATATCCTAATTAGATATTAGTCAAACCTCCAAAGTTTAGTTAACGCCAATCACCTTCTTGGCAAATTCAATTGCCTCTTCCTCTGTTTTGAATTCCCTAGGCTCCTGTTGAATCCTGTTGGGACCATACATAGGATGGATCATGACAACATATGGACTAACAGAATCCATAACCTCCATGATTACCGCTTGACAATTCCATTGTTTGTTAGAGAAGATATTGCGAGTCATGTACTTCATGATTAACTCCTTATCGTTTGGTTCCCATAGGAGGACGAAGATAATCAATCTCATTATTGATTGCTTCCCTCAACAGTTCCAGTTCAGGAACGTTTAGTGAGATATGAGCGTAACGCTTTTCTCCCCTGATTTGCAAGGCGCAAGTCTCAGGAGAGTTACGATAGAACCTGAAACCTTTACCGGGCATTGGGTTCATATGAACATTATCGTCGTTTCTATCAAACAACCTGATTTCTGGTGTTGCAGAAGTAACGATACCATATTCAAGAGAATTAGTTGCCATAATAGGCTCCTATTTGGTGCGAGTGATGAGGAAGCGACCGTTCTTGATTTCCACCTGAAAGGCACGATTACCAATGAGGCTGTGATTGAGAGTGATCGCAGGAGAGCCAGCGTCAATCTCAAAGCTTTCACCAATCGCACAGGTGGCGTAGGGATAGCGCGAGCGGCGTCCCCTGCCCTTCTTCTCAGAGGATTCGGAATCGGTATCAGAAGAAGTCTCAGGAAGCTTGGTAAGCTCATTGGAGCAGACAGTACGGATACCGCTAATGCTGCCATCCACAAGCTGTTCCGGGGCAATCTCAGAGGCCCGCAGGAGATTAGCCCGCTCAACATCATGAGTCACGAAATTCTTCTCTTGGAGCAGGGGAACACCAAGAGAAACCAAGTTGTCCTGAGTGATGACAGACTTGGTATAGCTTTCAATCACTTCCCTTGCGATGGTAAGCTTATGCTTCCACTTCTTAGCGGTAATGTCATAAGCAAAAGAATCAGGTTCAATAACAGAACCATCATACTGCGAGTGAGGAACCTTGACGGTAATGGTAGGAATAGCCATGTTTATTCTCCTTTGAGTATTCTATGATAACAAGTTCACTGAGGTAGCTATAAGATATGCTCCTATAGCTACCCTGTCAACTGATTAACAATCCCAATCACCAACTTCCTTGGGAACCATCATGAGGCTTTCAGAAGGATAATATAGCCAATCTCCTTCTGTTACCTCCTGATTATAATAGTCATTAAATCCTCTATGCTGTATCTCATATCCAAGTTTAGTTGGAGAAATATAACAGATACAATTAAGTGGCTGACCGTATAGATTGTCAAATACCAACATTTCATTCTCCCTTATGGATACCAGAGGACAGGATATTCTTAATATCGGTATCATATCCAAGAATACCATTATAATTCAGATAATCCAGCAGCACGTCAATTGGAGAGGCAAGGAGGAAATAACGAGCAGCCCTTTCGCCGGACTCCTCGTTATCCCAATCGTGAAACGCAATTACATCATTCACGATATTCTTATTCAGCTTGCTCATATCCATAGACATTGGATCACCCATTAGAAAGAGAAGGGGAACGTTGGAATTGCACCAACAAATTCATCTGCTTAGCGAGAGCGTAATGTACAGTTGCTACCTGTCAATCGGCTACTAGCCTTCCCCATAACTTGGTTTGTATAATCACATATGATCTAGCATATGCAATCATAGAAAACAAGGTAAAAGAAAGCCACTACCAAAAATTAATTCAGTAATGGCTTTCAAGGCATTTAAAATCTCAATTCCCATAAATTCCTTGCTCATCATGAAATTCCTTTCATAGAAATTATTGCAAGGGGCAGAGGGAAGGAGTGATTTCCTTCCCTCTTATTCCGTATCAGGCCGCAGCAGAGTTGTCAACATCTTCATCAGCGTCAGGATACATTTCCAGAAGCGCCTCAACCGACTCCTGAGCGGAGAGCGGAGTATTGGACTTCTGATAGACGCGAACAGGAGTCTCAAGGATTTCCATGAAGCTCTTGCCGCTCTTGAGGCCAGTGGAGAAGCGATTGTAGACCGCCGCCTGATTCTTGGTAGTCAAGCCAGTGTAGAGAGCGCGGATAGCGTCAATGAGCGAAGGATAGGTCACTTCATTGACCGTGATTTCGTTGCAGTTAGCCTTGCCACGAAGGTCACGCGAAACAATCGCCTCATCGAAGGACAGACCGGACTTCATACGCGCGAGAGTGCGAGTATAAAGAACCGACAACTCTTCGGCAGTCGCCTTCTTGAACTTGTGCTTGAGAGCATCCATGAGCGAATTGAAAGTCTTCGCGCCAATGGTAACAGTCATGCCAGCCTTGCCCTTCTTGAGGGGCGCAGCACGAAGGGCTTCGGAAACCGGATGACCGGCCTTCACGCGCTGATAAACGCGGGAGTAAACCAGTTTCGGGTTCTCGCCAGTCTTCTTGGCGACGAAGTTCGAAGCGGCACGGATCGACTTGAAAGTGATCGCACCATACTTGATCGCGGTCGGATTGCCACGGCCCTTGGAAACAGGAGCGGCGACAACAGCGGCGTTTTCGTTGGTATTGGTCATGTTACATTCTCCTAGTTTGGGTTAATTGTTAACTTCACTTACCACACTTGAAACCGTCTTTTGTTTGGTTTCATGCTGTTGCATTATCAGTAGCACGGTACTAGAGATAATGCAACAATAAAAAACCACTCAATCGCTACTTTTTTTCATTCCGTTTTCGCCGTCGCTCCTTTTCTTGAGCATGACCACAACCTAAAGACTCATTTTGGCTTTGTCAACATGGTTTTGGAACTTTTTTCAGGAACCACAACCAAACCGACGAATTTTCCATGAAAGGCAATTGACTCGCCGCCCATGTGCTTCACGATGTAATCGTTTCTAATTTTCTTCCCTGCTTGTACAGCATCATCTAGTGTATGATATGCAGAAGAAAGATAGAAGCCAAGATCAGGGTAATAGACCCTGAAATTCATCGTTCAAACTCCTTGGCAATCTCGTTCATGATTTCAGTCGGCGTCATGATATGGTCAATAGCCCAACTGAATTCATAACCCTTTGCTTCCACCTTATCCCTGATAATGTCTATAACCGGCTGACCGATAATAAACTGACGACGGAGGGCGAAACCATCCTTATTATCAGGATGATTATCAGGGACGGTTATTGTCACTCTATAAACTTGGATCATTGTTTTCTCCTTACTAAACCAATCCTCATATCAGATAGGTTTACTTATGTCAACTAGTCTTTTTACTAAACTAGTTGACACAATAAAACTGTCTAATCAGTATTCATTGCGAGGCCAAATCTTTCCTTTTTCATCATACCTTCGCAATCCATATGCCAATGCATCTTTGGCAGTATTAAAATAGTTAGCTGAGCATTCGCCTTCGGCATATACAAAGCTATCCTTACCACGTTTCCACCACGCCAAGCGCCATTTGCCCCGGCCTGATGTAGTATTGTCACGTTTAGCCCAAAGATCAACCGTCATATCAGGCTGTAGACCTTTGTTATCCGTCATTTTATACGGACGCATTTGCTTTCTCCTTTTCATTGCTATTAGTTCATGATTGCTCACTATTTCTAATGAGCAACTATTAACTAATCAGGCAACTCGCCTATTGTAGTTTCTCTTGGGCTTAGGAGTCAACTCTCTGACTTTACGTGACAACTCAGAGACTTTCTCGCGCCATTCATCGTTTTCTTCTTCAAGTTCCTTGATCCTGCCAAGTACACCTTCGGCAAGTTCAAGTCTATTCAGAATTTCCTCTTGCTCTCTATTGAGAGCCTCAAGACCTGAAACTTCTTCTTTCAGGTCTTCTACTTTATCTTCCCACTCTTCAAGCTTCTGAGCATAATCATCTTCTGCTTCTTTCAAAGCTTCTTCATGATCTTTCTCAAGCTGAGTAGTATCATTCTCAAGCATCTCAACAACAAGATCAGTCATGGTTGACCACATTTCAGTATTGAGAGTACCGATCTTGTGAGAACCAAGATAAATGTCATTGCCGACAACTTCAAAGTAAGTAGGAAGCTGCTTGACAGTCTTACCTTCTGCCGTTTGCTTGACAATATTCATTTGCTTTCTCCTTAGTTTTATTAGTTCACTACTAGCCACTATACAGCTTGCGCTACTAATGGCTAGGCTTAAACTAATCAAGCGACCTCAATATACTTCTCTCCGTCTTCTGAGGTTTCAACCCAAACAACGAGTCGAGTACCTGTATTATTGATATTACAGAAGACTTGCCAGAAGTCTCGATTAGGTTCTTGATCGTCACCATGAATAATATCACAGATTTCGATATTACCATAGAGTGATACTATATAGTCTCTCACGATTTCAGAAGTAAGAACCATTTTACTTGACCTTCTTCATGAGTTTGTTCTTGCGAGTCAGAACCTTCCGAAAGTTTTCATGGAAGAAAACCATTTCTTCGGTTTCATAACTAAAGATTGCATAACCATTGTTATGATTAGCAATGTAATAGCCAGACTCTTCATTAAAAGACATGCTCATTTGTTTTCTCCACTGTGAACTACATTAGTTCATGATTGCTCACTATTTCTAATGAGCAACTATTAACTAATCATAGATTATCATACATTTCCTGAACATCTTCCGAAGTCAGGGCATTGCACTTAATCATTGCTTGAAGCATTTCATCAAGCAATGCACAACAAGCCTTTCCAGCCATTTCAGGCTTAGTCCAAGTCTCATCTGGCGCATTATTCAATTTCTCATCATGGTCAGAACGATTACCACAACGATAGAGAGAAGCGACCTTATCAAGAAAGTTTGCTTTCTGCATTGTACCCTCCATTATATTAGTTCATGCATTACCACAGTTTGACCTATGGTAATGACTAAACCAATATTACTTGGCCTTGGGCAGGGCCGGAACAATGATTTCAATCAGTTCCGACATTGAGCGAGTAGCAGCAACATAGCACAGGTTATTTTCCTGTTCTACTTGCCACGCTTGCCTAGCCCATTTAGAAGGGCAAGTATTCTTGCGGTCAAGCCAGAACACTCGCTTCCATTCACGTCCTTTCGACTTGTGAATGGTAGAAAGAACAAGGATACCTTTCACTTTATCATCAAAGATACCTTCAATTGCCACGACAAGATCGGAAACCTTGTCCTGATTCTTTGAGCGGCACTCTTCAATAATAACCTTCAAGGTTTCAACCCTGTCTTCAATGTCTTGAAGCTTGTTCTCCTGCTTCTTAGGCAGAAGCTTAGCTTTCTCCCTTTCATAATAATCAGTAAGCTTATCATGAAGGGCAGACAATGTTTTGATACGCGACCATTTAGTAGCAAGCTTTACTAGCCCGTTACCAATGTCGCGCCCTTCCACCTTGCAAGCGACCTTGCGGCGGATCAATTCGAAGGCAAGGGCGACAATAGGCTTTGTATTTCTACAAAGTACAGCCGCTTCGCCATCCAAATCTTTCCGCTCTAGGAAAGCTTCTTTAGTGGTTTCAGTAACAGAACCTTCGGGCGCACTTTCATGTGCCTGAATATGGTCAACCCATTGATGGGCGAAAGCAACAACCGCCTTCGGGCAACGATACGTTACCGTCAGAGGAAGTCTTTCAGCATTGAAGTCTTTAGCAATCAAGTCAAGCGAGTCAGCATCCGCGCCAGTAAATCCGAAGATTGCTTGCGAAGGATCACCAACAGCAATAACTCGACCGCCTTTCTTGACCAATGCAGCAACCAATGCACGACGCGCAGGATTAGTATCTTGCGCCTCATCAACGAATACATTGTCATACTGCCAAAACCGGCAACGATGGATCAACGGCAAGTAAACCATATCGTCATAATCGACGATAGAAGTCTGACTATTCGAAGATTTCAGTACACGGATAGCAGCCTGAACAATATTTTCCAGAACATCATGCTCAGGATAATCGTTGTCATTAGCAAGAACGTCGAAATGCTCGATAATGTCATAGTATTGATTAACATCATCGAGCCGAGCCAGCACACCAATAGCGCGTTGCTTTGCCATGCTTACAATCTTGCCAATAGTTCCTGCATAGGCCGCCGTCGCTTCTGTGAATATGCCAAGCTTAACAAAGTCACCAATGATATTGGCAACCTTATAGTTATCAACCTTGACATTCGGGAAAGCTTTGCGAAGCGCAGAAAAACCAAAGGAATGAACCGTTCCGGCCAAAGCCTTTTTCCAGTCAATTCCCATCGCAATGAGTTTTGCTTTAAGCTCTTCGGCAATAGCCTTAGAAAAGGCAAGAATTGCAGAAGAACCAGCAATATCCTCACAAGCGGCAAGAATAACCGTAGTCTTTCCAGCGCCAGCAACAGCGATCAGAACACATGAACTAGTAGAGTTCATGATGAATTCAAGAAACGCCTTCTGTTGTGGCGACCAAACTCTTTTCATTTTCTCTCTCCATTGTGAACTATATTAGTTCATGGAAGTACACTGTTGCCAATGTACTTCACTAAACTAATCAGATATTCGGAATACAATATATTGTATTAATATACTTGTTCCGCGTATCGTACAGCGTGAAATGTATTCCTTTAGAGTTAGAATACATTGACGGGGATGACCTATCGAAAGCCTTTCTATAACAAGCTGGTAAGCATTCCCTTACCGCTTTATTATCCGGCCATACCGCATCCCCATTTTCGTCATAGTCGCAAACGTATCCAATACCGCGCGGAACCGCATGAACCGGCCCTTTAACCATACCTTTTACATGTCGCGACAAGTGAAGATGATAAAGCATTTTCTTTTCTCCTTTGTTTTACTAGTGTTTATTGAGTAGCACTATTTCTAATGCTACTTATAAAGACTAGTTACAGTCTCATTAGTTTCGTTTCTGGTCTCCACGAGGAAAATATATTATTTCCTCCTGCCCTTCTAATTTGAAAGTGAGTGAAACCTTTATTCAGGTCTTTATTCAGTTTCAAACCATGTTCCCGCGCTTGCGCCATTGCATTATACAATGAAAACCTTGCATCTAATGGACAATAACCATCAGTTGCCAAAGCTTCCATATTTTCAGAAGTATAATATTGAACATAACGCATTTTCTTTTCTCCATTGTTTATTAGTTCATGCCTAGGCATATTGTTTAGATATGCCTAGAACTAAACTAATGAACAGTCTTAGTTGCTTCCCGCATGTATTCAATACATGCAATGAAGTCATCTAGCGAAACCTTTTCGCCAGTATCATTTAACCTAAGAAGAATAAACGCGATTTCTTCATAGGTTGCGCGTTCCTTCATTTGCATATGCAAGCATTCGTTAACAACCTTGCGAGTCTGCAAAGCAGGAAAAGAGTAAACCTTGCACATTTTCTTTCTCCTTTATTGAACATTATTAGTTCACTACTAGCCACTATTTCTAATGGCTAGGCTTAAACTAATTTTTATTCACAATCCCAATCGCCTATTGCTTTAGGGACCATGAATATACTTTCAGAAGGCCGGAAGACTATATCATAATAATATTCGTAAGGATCAATATTATGAATATATCTCCATTTGAATCCATAACCTATGGCATTATAGTAACAATTAGTATCGTCACCTTCAAACTTATAAGGCGTGAAGTAAACGATGAAGTTATAATTTGCCATTTCTTTTCTCCATGTTGAACCTTATTAGTTCAATACTAGGCACTATTTCTAATGCCTAGGTTTAAACTAACAATTACAACTCTTTGATATGCTCTTCATAGTATTCTTTGAGCATATCAGTGCATTTTTCAATGTTGGACGTTGATAGACCTTCATGATATTCATGAAATTCTATCCTATACTTGGAAAGACCAACAAAAACACGATTGCGCCATTCAATAATGGAAGCTTTACCTTTCGCCATATCAACATGGATATGATAAAACTCGCCAGTATTGACGATATAATCGCACAAATGCTTCGCATCCATTGTATTTCTCCTTTGTTTTACTATTAGTTCATGCAATAGCATCTATTTCTAAATGCTATTGACCAAACCAATACTTTTACTTCACATGTTCAAAGCAAAACCCAGCAACCTTGCTAAACAGCATTGGTGAGGCTGCTACCATTCTTTCAACCTTTGCTTTGTTTTCATCGTTCAAGGCGTCATATACTGCAATAATTGCAGACGCCGTAAACAAGTCACAAAGTACAGACTTCTTTTCAGAAGCCCATTTAAACCTTGCGGCTGTACACTCAGCCTTGACTTTGCGAATGTTTTCAATATTCGCAACAAGATAACGAGTTGCCATTTCTTTTCTCCTTTATATTCACTAGAAACAAATCTAGTTTACATTGCTCAACTAAGCCTAAACCTAGTTGAGCAAGTTAAATCAGACTTATTCGCTTTTATAGAAAGCTCTTGCTTGAGCAATCAAAGTATCCAAATCTTTGATTGCTTCATTATGTTGGTTTGTCACATATTTTTCAGTCGCTTTTCCTTTTGTGACAAGCAACCTTTTTCCAAAGTCAGAAAATGGCGCCCAAAGCCATCCGCCATTTTCATTAATTCCAACATTTGCCGACGAAACTATTTGGCCGGAAGATGTTTTATGCGTCGAAATACGCATTTCCCGATTGTTTTCAAACTTAACAATCGTTTCCGCCGACCAATAGTTATGAAAAACATTCTTATAGGTCGGACGATGCTTGATTTCGATAGCCATTTGCTTTCTCCGTTGCTTATTAAACTAGAGTTCTAATCTAGTTTGCCTTGCCTAACCTTTAGCTTGCGCCACGATTAGGCAAAACAAATCAGACTAATCTTTCCTTCCTTGTTTACGCTGCAAATGAAGGTAGAAAGAATAACCAACTGACCGCCCTAAAGGCGATTGATAAGTATAATTCCACTTCTTTGCTAGTTCAAATACTTCGCTTTTCTTTGAAATACTTAATTCATACCAATCTTCCTTACCAGAAAGACCAATAGAACTAAGAACTTGCCAAGCATTCTGCATAGACATTGCCATTTTATTTCTCCTTTACTTATTAGTTCATACATAGGCTAAGTTTTATCCTAGCCTATGACCAAACTAATCAGTTATAAGATAACATCGCCAGCCTGTAATTCTTCCGCTCTTCCGAGAATAGCCGAGATTTGTGCCGCTAATTCTCGCCGGTCGTCATATGACATAGTTTTCCCGTCATATAACCTTATTGCAATTGCAGAAAGCCGCCGAAAATCTTCCGGCTCTATTGCAACGGCAACAGTTTTATTTGCATCTTTCATTTTCTTTTCTCCTTTTACTTTCATTATAAGTTCAATACTAGGCAACGTTTGACCATTGCCTAGGTTTAAACTTACGAATGCGAATAACCGTCCTTTTCAATGCCAAGCCAGTAGTTTCCAACCTGTATCATGATGCAATCATAACCAAGGGAAACTTTCCGCCGACAATCAAGAAAGCTTTTCCATCTTGGAGTCTTCATATCAATCCCAAGATTTACTTTCTTTTCGACTTCATATGAACAATTTGATGCAACGCGCATCAAATCGCGATGATAAACCTTAAGCAAAGCCAAAGATTGTTCTTTGGTAAGCTTAGAAGTCTGACGAAAATTGCTCATTTTACTTTCTCCTCTTAGAACTTATTAGTTCATGCCTAGGCATATTCAATCATATGCCTAGAACTAAACTAATCTTTACCTGTCGATTAGTGCAACGCAAGTATCGTGAGAATATATTTTCTCACAAGCCGACCGATCTTCCTCATTGACCATGCAAATCAGCATGACCGACAAGAAGAAAATTGCCGCAAGCATGTAAAGGATGTTCATTTCCTTAGTCGCTTTGCTTTCCATTTCTTTTCTCCTCTTAGAACTTATTAGTTCAATACTAGGCACTATTCAGCTTGCGCTACTAATGCCTAGGTTTAAACTAATCAATTTCAGGGCAGTTGATAGGATAGACTTTCACTTCAAAACAATTCTTGAAGTATTCATCTTCCTCTTTATCTTGGAATTCTTTCTTTTTCTCTTCGCCCCAAGTATAAGCTTTGGATTCAGAGAAAAAGACCGCCGAAGACTTGAGAGCGCAAAAGTCGCCCAAGTCTATCACTTCGCAGATATACATTTTCTTTTCTCCATTGTCTTATTGGTTCATGCCTAGGCAAGTCTTTCATTGCCTAGAACTAAATCAATAATAATTCTCGCAAAACTTGTTAAAGTCTCGCGTTTCCAGATGAACCGAAAGAATCTCTTCCATTTCATCTTGAAAGCCAAAGAAGGGCAGGGGCTTTTGCTTCTTAGTGGAAGCAGAGGAGCGCGAAACCTTCTTAGCTTTGCTCGCATTTTTCATGTTATTTGCTCCTATCAATTAGGAAACGATATGTTTTCCTAATTTCGTTAAGTGTCTATATTAGAGCAATAAGCGACTATTTATTAGTCGTCTAAATAGGCTCTACAATTGGCAAGTTTAATTCTTGCCAATGCTAGAACTTATCTAATTTCCTATCGGAAATATCGGTCTGAATTCCAGCGGCCGCAAATAATCCGCTCCTGACGCGGCGTAACGGCTAAGTAAATCCGCTCAGGCATTATTTCGCCAATAAGAGGAGATTTGCCGAAAATTGCCAATCGCAGGCTATTCAGAAAGTTTCGCATTGTTTTTCTCCTATTTCCAAAGCTTAGTTTGCTTTGCCAATGCCAAGCTAATGAAAGCTAAGCATAGGAAAAGCCTAGCAAAGCTTTGCTTTATCTTGCCTCATAACCAAACAATCTTGCGATTATCCGGCCATATGGCAATTAGGCTAGGCTTTGCTAGGGCATAGTTAGTAGTTTGGAGACTCACAAATTAGAAGCTTATGAGTTAGCTTGCCATATAAGGATTGTTTCACAACAAAGCTTATTCACGTATGGCAACGCGCAAGAGATACATTTCTTGATACTGGAAAGACTTTAAGCTTTCTCACGTATTAACTAACCCTATTCTAAGCAATGCTTAGGCCATTTTGGCGATTAGCTAACCCATTTCAGCGTCTTAAGTCTTTCAATCCCTTTCGCCTAATATCAGCGAATTATAAGGGACTCTTGTGGCGCTATTCCCGCGAAATGATACTTTCGACTTGTGGTCTTAGCCACTAGGCGCAATGCGATATACTGCACTCGCCGTCTATCCTCTCAAGTGTTTAGCTAGGGATAGCCCGCTAGAACATATGGTTGCAAATTGTGCTTATGCTATATCGCACAATACTAACGCAATTGCCTGCTAGGTCAGGTTGCGACTCTGTTTTTACTTGCGAGTGACAAGGCGCTTAGCGCGTTAGCTTCCATTTGCCTCTTGGCTTGTGGCCGGGGCGTTCCGCCGGGGCCGTTGAACTGAAATTAGAATAACCGAATTCGGTATGATCCAAAGCCCTAAAAAAACACGTTAGAAAACAATGGGTTAGGAGATCGTGATTCAGGCAAAAACGAGGCAATAGGAAGGGAATCGCGCATTCGAAGCCCATTAGAAAACAACAGGTTATGGCATAAGCGATAGGGATTCGCCCCGTTTGAAATGGCTTTGAAAGGGATTCGATAGGCGATTCCATTGGCATGGTAGAACTAGGTCAAGGATGACTCGTTAGATAGGCTCTAGAACGCCATTAGAAGGGCAAGGACAGGGCTTGAATACATAGGCCGCTAGCATAGTAGCCGAGTAGGGGCAAAGTCGCCCTTGCTCGCCGCTCCAAATCGCTTTGAAAGAGAGTCAGGGGATAGCCCATGTCAGGGGCGTTAGATCATGCCCTGACGATAGGACTCGCCACGATAGGGGCATGTCAGGGCAAGCCAGATTCGAGTCTAGAACCCCGTCTAAACAGCGTCAGGGGATAGCCTAGGGCGAGTCAGGGCTTGTCCTTGTGAGACGACGCCTAGGGCAGGAAATGGGCATAGCCTTTAGTCGCATAAGGGCTTTCTAGCTGGTAAAAAACAGGGCGAAAAAGCCTAGCTGGAGAGCATGAATCCGAGTCGAAAAGCTAGTCGAATCAATGGGTTAGGCAATCGCGAGTCGTCGGTTTTTGGGAGGCGGCTTTTTGAGGCTGAAAAAGTTGTGGATAAGTGACTTTCGACCATTGACATTTGGCGCGAATCATGATCGTGGGGGTGGTTCCGAAAAGCGATCAAAATATTTTCGATAATTTTTTACTCGACCATAGGTCACTCAAAATATTTCTCACAAAAATTTAGAGGACTATACCCACTGAGGGCTACCGCCTAAAATTTTTCCGCCCAAAAAATTAACCGAAAAGTACTTGACTCGGATTTCTCTATGTATAATAAAAAGCCACGTCATACCCACTGAGGGCTACCGCCTAAAAATTTTTTCGCCCAAATTTTTATGATCAAAAGTACGAAGTACCTACGAAGTACCTACGAAGTACCTACGAAGTACCTACGAAGTACCTACGAAGTACCTACGAAGTACCTACGAAGTATCAAGGCAAAGGACGCGCACTATAATGTATATGATATATGAACTGTTTGAATGGACTAATGAGTTTTGGGTATTTGAAAAAATGCTTGGCTCGGGAGAATGGAAATGTCTGATTGCTCTCTATTCTCTGGAACCTGATATATGGGAAATTTAAGATGAAATTTTTCGCTTGACTCGGATTTCGTATCCCCTTATAAAAGGGCGAGTACGTGGAAATAAGGACAAAAAGGATTCGTTATGAAAAATACTAAGGAGATTCACTATGACCCTCACTGAACGTTATATGTTTCTTTCTAATCTAACTCGGAAGAAGACTTATCTTGAAACCATTGTCTTTAAGCTAATGGGACTAGGTATTTTCCTTGTTATTCTATGTCTCTCTTTCCTCGCTCTTTTTATCGCTGCTTCTATTATTATGGGTATTGACTATATCCTTACTCATTATGGGGGATATGGGGCAATCGGTATCTTCTCGTTTATTGGTATTGTCTATGTTCTTTCTCCTATTGAATGGATTGATTAAATGAAACTTTATGTACGTGATGAGGGATATGATGGAGCATTTATTTGTTTTGCTTCTTCTCCATCTGAGGCAGTTGAGAAGTATGTCAAGAAATATTATGACCCAACTGATACCTTTGCTGATCTAAGGAAATGGCCTCCGCATTGGTCTTCATTTGATGAATATGAAATTTCCGAGGATACTATTATTGACATGGTGGGAATCTAATTATGAAAATTATTCAAACTAAATTTACTACGCATGGGGATCAAGGGAAGGATAAAGTTCTTACTTCTGATTGTTTTATTACACGATATTATACGTCCGAGGAAGGTGATATTGTACTTGTCTCTGAGATTGATGATAATGACAAGCAGTTTCGGATTTATATGAGTTATGATGATATTGATTGTATTACGTCTCTCATGGACTTAGCTCATGAAGGGGACTCGGAATGAATTTATTTAAATTCTTTAAAAGGAAAATTAATCCGCCTTGCCCTGAATGCAAGTATCATAGGGAAGAAGAAAGTGGATATTATTATGGTCGTCGTTATTGTGATCATCCAGAACTTAGGAGGGGATCAATTAATTTAGTTACTGGCATTGATGAAACATATGCGCCTTTTTGTTCTAGGAATGCAATTTCTCCATGCAAGGAACGAGGGAAATATTTTGAAAGGAAGGATTCGGAATGAATACTGAAAAGATTTATGAAGCAGTAGAGGAATATCGTAAGGAAATCGGCGCGAAAAAACTTCATGTATCTCTAGGGCCAAATGCGACTCCTGAAAATGTTGTGGCGGAACTTAGGAAGGTTCATGAGAATATGATGGAGTTTGATTCAGTTCCTGAATACTTTAGGGATCAATGGGAGATTAAGAAGCTTCGGGGAATGCTCCATGAAATTGGTCAGATTGCCCTTAATGGAAGGCACTTTGATTTGTCGGATCATGAGGCATGGAAGGTAATGGATGAACCTACATGGAAAGCGTGTAATGAGATTTGGGGAATGACTGATCTTCTCCCTTCTCATTGGCCTTCCGAATGTCTCGCTGCATATAAGAAATCAATTGGAGAAATTGACTAATGACTTATTTTGATTCTGTTATTTTTATGTTAAAGTTTACTGGTTCGTTGGCGCTTGCTTTTTCTATTGGCGTTGCATGGATCACTACTCTATTGGTTATGATGGAATGGGAAGCGGGAAAGTACTTACCATCCTTTATCATTGCTCATCTTCTACTATTCATTTTCTTTCCGTGGAATCTATTATCTAATTAAAGGAGAAACAGAATGAGCAATTGTATTGAACGATTCTTTCCGTCCAAGGAACAGAAGAAGGTTTATAACCTTTTTGTTAATGATGCGGTTAACAAGATTGAGGAAATGTTTAAGATGGGCCTCATGGCCTTTGACTCCATTGTTACTCTTCCTCATGAAAATGAAGATGGTTCTATGGTGAGACATGGGGCTAATAACAAGATGGCCGGTATTGCTGAGAATTATGCTTATGCAGCCGCACAGCTTGGAATGAGTATTGATCGTGATCTGTTTGATCTGATCCGGTATAAGCATCGGTTTATTGCTGGTCAGTTCGTCTCTCAAAAATTCTTTGACGAGAACTATTCTCAGGTCAATGAAGAGATTGAAAGACTGGAGAAGGAACTGTTTCCTGATCCTAATGATGGAGTACCGGAAGGTTATGAGTATATAGAATCTTACTATCCTTATTGGTCTTCCGCAGGGGATAAGATTTTGAATAGAGACTATAAACTTTATGGATTTGAACCATATGGTTATGATGATGTTTATTCAAAAGATAAAAAATACTATTCACAGTTTGTATCTTCTGGTCATGAACGAGACTCATCAGGGGATCATTATAAACTCTATAAGAAAAAGGAGATTTGATTATGGGAGCGGATTTTATTTCTGGACTCATGCTCATTCTCCAAATAATCTTTGGCATCATCCACCACTAAGGAATGAATTATGAAAACGATTCAAATCAATAACATGCCTTATCAACTTGAATGTGAAGGTCCATATTCTTCTAGAGAAGTTATAGATAATGGAACCAAGCAAGTGTTCTATTATATTACTTCCGAGGATTATACTATTCAAGATGGTAATTGTCTGACTTCTCTATTCCCGCATCCTCTCAAGGCCGTCTTTGATGAAGATACGGCCACTAATGTTGTTAATGCTCTTAATGGAGAAAATAAATGAATGGGTATTTAGGTGCAACTGAAATAAATATTGAAGATTCTACTAAGTATAAAGAGTATAGCACAGCAGACTTTGCTATGTACTTTATTAGAAGATATGGTCAGATTGAAGGAGGGCACCATAAAGCATGGGTTATGGATCAGGTTGCTCGCATCCTTAAAGGGACTCCACTTAAACTATTCATGAAGGAATGGATATTTGAAAGCCGCCGTGTTACTGAATTTTATCTAGAAACAGGTGAACCTTCAAAAGAATATCTGGATTGGGCAAAGGATATGCTTGGTTATTATGACCCCATAGAAGAAGAGTATGAATATACTTATGATGAAGGGATTGCTCCATGAGTTGGAATGAATCGACATATCATATTGTTTTCCCATCTGGAGATAGAAAGAAACTATATGTCGTAGAGATTTTGGATGCTCTTTCATATGAACTAGATGACTATGCCGTGGCGTCGAGGAAGGCTTTCCCTGACAGAAAAAGTGCATGTGAGTACGCGAAAGGGCTTGCAAAGGAACATTCATTGATGTACGTTCCTGATGATGACGACTGTTATCTTGATTGAGTCAAAAAGGAAATAGTTATGAAAGAAATGTTTCTTTATGTGTATGATTGTGGATGGGTTGGGGCGTTTGTCTGTGTAGCAGAAAGCCGTGAAGCTGCTCTTATTAAGTTTAAGGAAGTAAACAAAACTAATACTGGATGGTGGCATAATGTTACCAAAGAAAACTTTTATGAATATCCCCTTAATACGACTACTGCTTTTTGGACGGAAGGTGATCAATGATTACATTTTTACTTTATTGGGTTTTACCCGGAATTATTTCTACTATTGTTATTGCATATGTTGATTGGAACAATGGTAAAGACATTCCAATGTCTGATGTTGTTCTGGTGCTGTTTTTCTGTGTCCTTGTTGGCCCTATCTCTCCCATTCTAACTATTGCCGCTATATTTACAGATGGTAATTGGGTAATCAAGGGACGGAAGCGGTAATGACCGTCCTTCACCAATTACAGAATCGGTTGAATTGGATTACTTCTAATTATGCTGAGTATGATTATCATCCCTGTTCTTTCAGGGAATTGATTTCATCTGAAATTCGTAAGATGTATGAGAGCGGCGAACTTCCTCTTAGGCTATCCAAGAAGCATTGTGTAGCTGGCTTTAAAGTTTATGGAAACTTTCTCCTGTCTCATACTCAACCCATTATAGTTGGTCCTAAACCGCCTTCTAGGTATCGCGGGCGTTATGCCATGTCTTGTTATAATAAATCTGGATATAGAGACGGAACGGTTCCTATCTATAAGATTGGAGTTTAATGATGATTAAATCAGTTATTAACGAAGTAACAAAAAATAATGAGAATGAGAATAAGTATCCATACCTTGGAATTTATGAGTCTGAAACAGTGAATAGAATAGTTTTATTCACTTCTGAGAAAAACGGAATACTAGTATATTCTGATAATTCTTTTGATCGGATTGGGACTATTTCAATGCAATGGGCAGAATATTTATTTCAGAAATATAATGGTTATGTTGAACTTTTTAATGGAGATTAATGGTCATGAAGAATTATAATTCAAAGATTAAGGTTCGCCAGAAGGGCTTACCTAGCATGGAAAAGCGGATCATTGATAGACTACAATACATGGCTAAAGTGGTTAATAACCATGCTCATAGGGGAACTATTCTTGAAGAACATATTCAAATTCTTAAAAAAGCTGTACTAGAGCATACAGATGTTCTTAATGACCATGCAGAAGTTATTAATGAAAATTCCAAGTGTTATAATGATTTTCTTGAAGCACATGATTTATAAGGAGCAATTATGAGAAAAGTATTGGCTACAGAAATTGAAATTGAAACAGAAGAAGCTGCCGTAACTTTAAAAGTAGTTACCAAAGCACCAACTAAGTATCTCTTAGTTGATACGGAAACTGGTCAAGTGTACCGTGGCAATAGTGCAGAGTCATATATGCATACTGGTTACTATTGGAGAAATATCCAAGAAGATATTGATACATTCCTTCTTAAGGATTTCATAGCTGACGTTCATTGGATTCCAAAGGAAAAGTAATGAGTAATCAACCTAATGGAAGTTTTACTTCCTCAGTAGAAAAGGATTTCTACTATTTTGATATGTTACCAAGGCGATTACGGGATTATATTAACGTTTATCCTCGTAAGCTTGCATCATATCCAATTGTAAGTCATTACTTTTCATTTAAAGAATTCTCGCCATTTACTGATGATGAGATTATTGATAAATTAATTGAACAACTAGAAGAGAAAAAGGAGACTAAAAATGAGCAAGTTTAAAAAGGGTGACAAGGTTTACTACATTCAGTCAAATAATGGAGTAAAGCATTATCATGAAGTTGATTATATCAAGACACAAGAGAATGGCGTTGATGCGATTTATTTTGTAGGTGCATCTTATATGCCAGCAAACCGCGTATTTCATGTAGTTGAACAGTTTGAAATTGGCGATGAAGTTACTGTTGGTGTTAATTCTTTTGGCAGTGAATTAGTATTTAAAATCCTTGGTATTGATAGGGACGCCAATAAAGTCTGGATTAAGTCTAATGTTGATGGTTCTAGTGGGGTTTTTCCACTTAATGACCTACATAAGGTTCCTCCTTATGAACCAAAGGTTGGTGATAAGGTCAGAGATTTAACTGTAATTGCTATTAATGGCACTACTCTTTGGGTAACTGGAGACAATGGTTCAAATTATTTCTGGTCCAGAGATAAATTTATTGACTTATATAAGGTAGAGGGAAAGAAATGAGTAAGAAGATTTTCAAACATGAGCTTGGACATGTAGATATTCTACATCATGGTTATAATAAACGGATTGAAGTACCACGTTATTCTGAGATTCTTCGTGTTGACGTACAATACGGATTAGTTGTGGTATGGACTATTCATGATACTTCTGATGAAGATACAACAGATGTATTATATTTCTCCATTTATGGAACTGGTCATGAAATTAATGATAGTCTATGTTCCTCATTTGCAGTTGAACAGTATCTAGATACTGTCTTTAACGCTGATCGTTCCTTAGTTTGGCATATTTTTTGGAGTTAATATGAAAACAATTACCTTTGAAGTCACAATGTTAGAAGGAGGGGATGAATTTTGGGAGGCAAATCCTTCTAAAGCTGAAATTTATGAGTTCATTAGAGAACAATTAGACCAAACTTATCTACATGTAGATAGTTTTATGATTACTTCTATCAATGATACCTATTTATATGGTCCGTGTGAATATGAAGACGACGTAAACCCTCTACCGGAGTAATAATTATGATGAAATTTCAGCAAATTCTCTTTCCACAGAAATATTTGGCCCATAAAGCTATTTCTAAGTATGCTGATGCTCAATATAAGTATCTGGTTTCAGAAATTAACCGGATTACTGTCAAGTTCAATGAGAACTTTGACCATGTTGTTGAGGCATTTGACCAAGTCGAGAAGCATATTAATGATCTTTCTACTACTAATAACGTTTTAAATGATGATTTATATCAAATTAATATTAAACAATCTGACCTTCTAGCTGATTTTCATGATTTCAAATATGATTTCGATAAATTAGCAGATCACGTCCATAATAATCTCTGAGTAGGCATTGACAAGTCTCCGTATCTGGCTTATAAAAAAGTCTAGGTACGGAGATTTTAACTTATTTTGACAACTTTTTGGAGATAACGATGATTTCTAGTTTTGCTGATATGTTTGCCGAACTTTCCAAGCTAGCTAAGGGATATTCTTCTTCCATTACTCCCGCCGTTGTTAATAAACAAGTTCATAATGAGCTTTTTTTCAGAACAGCGTACCGGGAAGCAAAGAATATTCTAGAAATCAGCGCCCATGTCCCTCTGATTTTTGGACGGCCAATACTTTCCTCTTGGTCAGCCAATTATGAATTTGATTTGAAACGCATTCTTATCAATGAGAAGTTTCTTTCTTTTGATGATATTACTGATATTGAAGTATGTGAGGTTATTCTTCATGAACTTCAACATGCCAAGCAACATACCAATGGTGATCTTATCCCTGACGGCCCATATCTGTGCTGGAAAAATGGTTTCAAAATAGGAATGCGGGATATGCAAAATCTTACTATAGCAGAATATAACAATCTTCCTTGGGAAAAGGAAGCCAATAACGTGGCGTCCGTATTTACACCACTTCTAAAAGAACAACTAAAATATAATTGGAGCGTCTAATGAAAAAAATGGCAATATGTCAAATCGACTACTCTACTACAACAACATGTTTATACGGTGGTTGCAGTTATATGGTAGAATTTTCTTCATGTTTTGTAGATTTCTATATTGTAACTAGTCTTAAGGGTACTTATCTTGGAGAAGCGCCATCAAATATTTTTAAAATGGTAGAATTAAAACAAGAAATACCTGTCCCAGAAAAGAGCAATCCAATAAATATTGGTACAGTAACATTAAAACCAAAAACACCCGATGAGACTATTAACGTTAATGAAGAATTTAAATGGGTAACAATCATGGACAATAAAGTAGTAGCTTTATTTAGTAATGAAAACTTTGCGAACAAATTTACGATTCGCCTTCAAGAACTATTCCACAAATCCGAAATCGAAACTAGAGAACTAGTATAGGAGAATTAATGTCTAACACACTACATATAGTAACTTGTGTGAGCAATCCCGTTCAATGGGATTCTCGCATTGAATTAGCAAAGAAAGCTATCGCTAACTGGCTATTAGAACCAAATGTACATGTAACAATCGTTGAATGTCAGTTTGGTGATCGTCCCTTTTCATTAGGTCATTTAGAAGCAAATCCTAATGTAACCTTAGTTAAGGTAAAGGCTTCTACTCTTGTTTGGAATAAAGAATCACTTCTAAATATTGGTATTGCAAGACTCCCATTCTCAGCAAAGTACATTGGTACTTTTGATGCTGACATTATTTTCCGTAAGTCTGGATGGGCTGCTGATTGTATTAATACACTTCATCTATATCCAGTTGCACAGCCTTGGCGTTATGCTTATGATCTAGGACCAAATGATGAAAATCTAGCTGTCCATCGTTCATTCGCTGATGTTTACAAATCTGGTGAACCAGTAGCACCAAACTCTTCAAACTTCTGGAAGCATGATAAGGGTCCATATGATTATCCTCATTCCGGTTATGCTTGGATTTGGACTAGAGATATTCTAGATCGTCTTGGTGGACTATTCGAACTAGGCGGTATGGGTTCAGCCGATCATCATATGGCACTAGGTATTGCTGGTAAAGCTGACTGGTCACTACCAGAAAAGATTACTCAGGAATATAAAGATGTTGTTAAGCGTTGGGAAGCCAGAGCAGTTACACATATCAATGGTAAACTAGGTGTAGTCAATAATACTATTGAACATCTATTCCACGGAACTAAGATTAAGAGAAACTATATTGGTAGATGGGAAATGTTCTTTGAACATGGATTCAATCCACATACTGATCTTAAGAAGAATACTTATGGTGTTGTAGAGTTTGCTGGCAACAAACCAGAACTAGAACAGGCATTTGATCGTTATCTTCGTTCACGTAACGAAGATATTAATAGTCTTTGATACAATCTAGTCATAGTGGTTCATTATTGGATCACTATGACTTTCCTCATTACATTCGGAAAGAACTTCGTTGACTCTATTCTGATACTCACTAGTTAGTAACAAAGTCTAACAATAAGTGGTAACAAACGAATCACTATTTCTTTTCAACATACTGATTATACCAAATATTTTATACCATGTCAAGTGTTATTTTGAATAAAAAGGAAATATTATGACGAAATATTATGAGTGCCATGTAACAATGGAAGGTAATCCCGTAGATATTAAACCTGATGTAGAGGCTCTTAAGTGGAAGTTCTCTGCAATTGATGGTGATCCTACTCTAGGGGACGGTATCAAGTGCTATGCCACTAGACATTTCAACTATAAAATTCCAGAGTCCCTTGTATTATCCACTTTACAAATGGTGGCGGATAGTCTAGAGTCTACCCATAAAGTCACTCGTAGGAAGATAGAATTGGTTTTATTTGATTCTAGAGTAGATACAGTTGGAGAATTATCATTATGAAAATTAATATTATTAAACCTCTGTTTTTTGTAATTGCACTTGCTGCTTTATCTGGTTGTAGTCCTGATTCAGTTGTAGTGTCTAACAACTTGTCAATAGATGCTGACAGCTTTAAAGTTAATAGGAGAGTAGTATTCTATAATGGAATTACTAATGATTATATCCTAACCATTGAAGGATTATGCTCTATTAAGCCCGGTACTAACTTACCAAAAGAAATCTCTGTAATTTGTAAGACTGGTCCTGATCAGTATAAGAAACATTATCTTGGAGTATCTGATAATGTGACTTATTTTGCGGAACAGATTGACTCTGTTCCCTCCAATCCTTATCATTATAAGGTAGTGTTTAAACCATCGTCAATTATTCCCGATATTCAAGTACAGTAGGAGATTTGATATGCCATGCTATGATAGTCGTGAAGTCGCAGACCATTATAGGGAAGAATCAGAAGTTTCTGATATGAAAGCCAGAAAACTAAAGAAAGAATTGGACAAAGTAGAAGCAATGCTTTGTGGTATCATGAGTGCTTTGCTTAATATGAATACACTAACAACAGTGTATCAATGGGTTGATACCAAAGAAACAGGAATTACTATCGAGCAATATAGGAACTGGTTTGATGAACATCTTAAGAAGGATAAGGAACGTCTAGCCAAGGAACAAGAAATTTTGGGTTGACTCTAAGTAAAGTGTCTGGTAGAATCTACCTATAGTGAGAGAAGGAGGTTGGTATGAAAATTATTAAGTATGGACAGTTACCTTCACAAAGAAGGTATCAAATAGAATGTAGTAGTTGTGGGACTATATTTGAATTTAAAGCAGAAGAAGCTGCATACCATTCAGATACACGCGATGGAGATTATTATTCTATCTACTGTCCATTATGTAATTATTTTCATACAACAAATACTTCTAATTATATTCGATAAATAAAGAAGAGTATCAGGGAGTCTGGTACTTATGTTAAGGAAGGAGTTTCCTATGTTAGATTACGCTGTTTTTATTGGCCGTTTTGCACCATTACATCAAGGCCACGTACATGTTATTAGAAAAGCTTTAGAAGTTTCTAAACATGTTATCATCTTAATTGGTTCTGCCAATTCTGCAAGAAATCCAAGAAATCCATTTACTGCCGATGAACGAGAAAATATGATCATCAAGTCTCTATCTAGAGAGTATGCTGATGGTCGTATCACTACTGCAAGTATTAATGATTATCCATATAATGATAATCAATGGATTGCAGAAGTGCAGAAGACGGTATCTGCGATTTTACCAATCTCATATCAGAGTCTTGGTATTAATAAGGATAATATCAAGGTTGGTCTAGTTGGTTATGCCAAGGATCATACTTCATATTACCTAAAGATGTTTCCTAATTGGGAACCAATCAATGTTGAAACTCAATTCTCTACTCTAAACTCATCCAATATTAGAGCAGAATATTTTACGGATTACTACCGTATTCCCGATATTGCACATTGTCCTCAAGCAGTCATTGACTTTATGGCCTTCTTTGCTATGACAGAGAACTTCAAGTGGCTAGTCACGGCAAATAAGTTTAATAAGAACTACAACCCCAAAGCATTTGATGTGTTTGTGGTATGTGTAGATGCAGTAGTTGTCCAATCTGGTCATATTCTTCTCATTACTAGAAAGGATCATCCGGGGAAGGGTCTTAAGGCTCTACCGGGAGGACATGTTAATATCACTGAAAGACTAGAACCAGCAGCTATCAGAGAACTAAAAGAAGAAACTCGGATTTCTGATGATAAAGGTGAACTACCACCAGCTATGTTAAAGTCCTTCATTACTAAAGAAAAGCTATTTGATGATCCTAATCGTTCATTACGTGCAAGAGTTATCACAATGGCCTATCTTTTCGAACTACCGAATCGGACTAAGTTGTTTCATGTCAGGGGTGATGACGACGCCGAATCAGCACAATGGTATCCTCTTGGTGATCTAAAACCAGAAGAATTTCATGATGACCACTACCACATTATTCAAACTATGTTAGGAAAGTGAAATGCCAGACGGTTATGATGATTGATGATAGAGTATACGTTGTTGAATGGACTTCAACTGGATTTGTTGAAGGAATATATGTTAGTAGAGAAATAGCTGAACATTTCATTAATTACTCTACTAGTAAAAACTTCTTAAGTATTAGAGAACGTATCTTAAGAAAAAACTGACTATTCGGAGTGAATAGTTATTATCACAAACAGGAAGGAGTTTCCTAATGAGTATTCTATTAAACGCAGATTCATATAAGGCGAGTCACTACTTACAGTACCCCGATGGAACTGAATACATTTCAAGTTACATCGAGGCACGTTCTGATAAGAGTTACACTTATTCAGTGTTCTTTGGTCTTCAAATGATTCTGGATAAGTTAAAGTGTCCAACTATCCCAGAAGTTATTCAGGCCAATGAAATCTTAACTTCTCATGGATTTGAGTTCAACCTCAAGGGTTGGTTAGATATTGCCGCTCTTGGTTATCTTCCAATTCGTATTCAGGCTGTTAAGGAAGGACTAATTGTTCCAAATCACAATGTTCTTGTACAGGTAATCAATACTGATCCTCGTTTCCCTTGGTTAACTTCTTTCGTAGAAACAATGCTTCTACGTATCTGGTATCCAATCACGGTTGCAACTCGTTCTAAGTTCATTAAGAATATCATTCTACAGAGCTTATATGAGACTGGTGATCCTTCACTTATCAATTTCAAACTACATGACTTTGGTTTCCGTGGAGTTTCATCTGAGGAATCAGGAAAGATTGGTGGAACAGCCCATCTAGTTAACTTTATGGGAACTGACACTTTAGGCGCTCTGGTAACTGCTAGAGAAGTCTATGGTGAAACAATGGCCGGTTTCTCAATTCCAGCAGCCGAACATTCCACTATCACGTCATGGGGAAAGAACAGTGAATTTCAGGCATATGAGAATATGCTAGACAAGTTCGCTAAACCGGGACGCTTAGTAGCGGTAGTTTCTGATTCATATGATCTAATGTATGCAGTTAAGCATATTTGGGGTTATGCTCTTAAGGATAAGATTCTTGAATCTGGTGCAACTCTTGTAGTTCGTCCTGATTCTGGTGATCCTACTCTTATTCCACTTGAAGTTATTGAACAATTAGCCAGAGATTTTGGTACAGTAACTAATGATAAGGGTTATAAGGTTCTGCCATCTTGTATTCGTGTAATTCAGGGTGATGGTGTTAATGAGCGTTCAATTAAAGAATGTCTTGAAAACATCAATGTAGAAGGTTTTTCTACTGACAATATCACATTCGGTATGGGCGGTGAACTTCTACAGACCGTGAATCGTGATACTCTCGGATTTGCTATGAAAGCATCTGCCAAGAAGGACGCTTCTGGTTTTTGGGGAGATATTTACAAGGCTCCAAAGACTGATCCAAATAAGGTTTCAAAGAAAGGTCGCCTAGCTCTAATTAAGGATGAAGACGGCTTTAAGACCGTCCCTGAAATTGAGGTAGGGAAGAACAAGAACCTATTAGAAGATGTTTGGATTGATGGTAAGACCCTTCGGACTCAGACATTAGCTAATATTCGTGAATTAAGTAACCAGTAAAAAGAGGGGCATTTAGCCCCTCTTTTTTATGTCGTCCAGTTATATGACTCAATTTGAACGAATGTTGTAATTGTTCCTGCATTAATAGCAATATCTATTGCTTGTTCTGATAAAAAGCAGTTCTGTACATGCTGTCCAATAGCAAGGGCAATTGCTTTAATGGTAGCAGCATCCATTGTGATCCATCCTGAATCGGATTTATAGGCAATTGATGGTGCTCCAGATGTAGTTATGTAAATATAAGCTCCATTAATCATAGCTTGACTATCTCTAGAGGTATCAACAGATACACCATTTATAGTTATTCCGCCAGTTTCAAGTGTATACCTCTTATTTGCTGCATAAGAAATTAGATTAGGAATAGTTGGTGGATATGAATCGTCAACTAATGGAGGAATGTAAGGCGTAATTACGTTCCCTGCCGCTACCCATGATGCGACATTTGAATCTGCATCTGTTGTTGTTAATTGTGTTTGATCAGTGTTAGTAACTAACACTGATCCATTTTCCATATAAACTACTGTTGAAATCGTTGTCATTGTTTCCCTTTATGTCGTCCAGTTATAGGAATCAATTTGAGCAAATGTTGTAATTGTTCCTGCATTAATAGCTGCATCTACTGCTTGTTCTGATGTAAAACAGTTCTGTACATGTTGACCAATAGCAAGTGCAACTGCTTTTACAGTAGCAGCATCCATTGTGATCCAACCTGAATCTGATTTATATGAAATAGTTGAAGCACCTGATGTAGTAATATATGTATAAGCTCCATCAATCATTGCTTGACTATCCCTAGATGTACTGACTGATGTACCATTTAAAGTAATCCCACCAGTTTCAAGTGTATACCTCTTATTTGCTGCATAAGCAATTAGATTAGGAATAGTTGGTATAGTTGATGGTTCTGGATTTGGCGTATTACCTTGATTTAACCATCCTTGATATATTTGCCAGTCAAGATTATTAGGATCATTTGGAATAAATGCTCCATCTAAATCTCTTACTACTGTATTATTAGTTGTTAATGTATATGACATGTTTATAATTCCGCTGTAAGTCTTATTGAGTATGCTGCATATGAACCTTGAACGATACTAGCATTACTAGGCCAAACTTGGTAATATCCAGTATCTCCAGTATAATTCCAACCAGTTCCAACCCATCCACCGCCAGATGACACTGTTGACACTGTTGCTGTTGGACTAGCTCTCAATTGAACTTGAAGAGTTCTAGAATCAAGAGCACCACCATATGTACCATTGCCACTTGTCCATGTTACAAGTGCCCCTTGTAGTACTTGATAATATCTTTGACATAACATATATTCTAAACCATAAATTCTGTTTTCAAATGGCGTAACGGTAATTGGTTCAAGTTGTACCCCAGCAATTGAAAATGTAGCACTTGCTGTTCCTACAATATTAACAGAACCAGTTGCACCTGTATAATTTCCTGATACCCACGATCCAGCCGTACCTAGATAGCTCGATCCAGTACCAAGATTAAAGGTAAGAAGTGTACAACCAGTTGCTCCCCATGACACCCAAGTTCCTGTTGTATCTGCTGGTATGATGGTAGTAATATACGTCCATGTATTTGCTGACGAAATAGTGAAAGTAAATGGATAACTTCTAGTACCAGCATAATTTCTTAAAGTACCAGAATGTGTACCTGTTATAGAAGATTGTACCCAAAATGATAAAGCAATGGATTTAGCATTTGATGTGCCAAAACCAAAATCTGCAAAATAAGGAGTTTCAATTGCTTGTGTCATATAAAAATAATCTGTTGATGTTACAGAGTATGCAGATGCTACGGTTGCGGTAAGGCAATTATTAAATCCAGCAATTCCAGTTGCTCCGCTAATTACTACTTGGGTATTAAATTTTGATGCTTGTGTACCTCCATATCTCCAACGATCACACATAAATGCCCCATTTGTAGGAGTAATTAATATTCCACCCTGATGTTGATCTATCCAAAATTGACCATTAATGATTCTATTTCTAAAACCAAGACTACTAGATGGTGTTAGGATAAGTGAAGATGATGTATTTGAAAGTGAAATAGATGTTGAATTAATGAAAGTATTTGCAGTTGTATTTCCAACAGTAATATTATTTGCAGTAATATTATTTGCAGTAATATTATTTGCAGTAATATTATTTGCTGTTATGTTAGCTGTATTTGAAATAATTGCTAAATTAGTAGAAATAACAGAAGTATTAACAAAGAATGTATTACTCATAAAACTAATGGATGATGAATTAGAAACAAGGTTATTTGAACCGATTATTAATTCGCCATTAGCTCCAACCACAATAGCATTAGCAGTTCCCGTAGAAATTGCTAAGTCGGTATTAGCATCTGTTGTTTGTATATTGTTAACTGAAATTGTTGACATGCTTTGTCCTTATAGTGATAGTGTTGCTAATACAGTATTAGCGTCATCAACATTACCAGTATATGTTGGTGTATTTTGGTTGGTAGTATAATCTCCATAATAACCATTTCCAAGATGATTATTTGTGATAGTTATGTTTGTAATTGGATATGTAGTTGAGTTGGCCTGACTAGCATCAGAATAGATACAATATCCTGCCCCAGATAGAACATTATTAGATACGGTAATGTTATTACATGAACCAAAATAGTTATCAATCATAATACATGAAGTTTGTGGATTTGGATTAATAATAGTATTATTAGAAATCGTAATGTTCTTACAACCACCATCCATCTGGATACCGTCATAGTGAGGTGATCCAGATGCAAGTAGACCATGTATATAATTGCCAGTTATAAGCTGAGTTGTATCAGCGCCAGATACGTTAATACCATTTTCAACATTGTAAATATTACATCCAATGATTGATCCAGTTGATTGAATACCATTAGAACCATCATTAGTTGTTCCAATACCATTGATTGTACAGTTTTGAATTGTACAGTTTCCATAACCATATGTTACGTAAACAACAGCCGTTGATGTAGCTCCAGCTATATAGCAGTTCTGAATAATAACATCATTAGCATTAACAGTAATGCTACCACTCGCAATGCTAAGATTTGCTACAACTTGACCTCTAGTAGTGATAGTTAAACTGCCAGAAGATGTTAATGAAGTGCCAGAAGGAACACCCGTATTTCGTGTATCTGGATAATGCACAGATACAGATGGTATATTAAAATGTGTTCCGCCGATAAAAATTGCTGCACTACTCATTTAAAATCCTTAATGTCCACCAGAGAATGTTGTATTGCTACCAAAAATGATATTATAAGTTAAAGAAATGTATGTAGATGAAACTACATTTATTCCTTGTATGACCCACGGACCAGATGTACTTAATGTTCCTCCCATTGATATGGCGGAACCAGTTCCAGTTGCATATTCAGCCCCAGAGCCAGCATGAGTATTATCAATATATAATTGGGTTTTTGTTACAGAATTTAAACTTGGAGTGAATGAATCAACACCAATTTGACCAAATACAAGTCCACTAGATGTACTAGTAATGTTTACTGACGGAGAAGTACTACTTCCTGATGCAGAATTATAATTTGTAAATGCAGTAGAAATACTTGTTTGAAGTACACCTATTAATGAAACTGCTTGTATATAACATTCTGCAATAGAACTTGACCATGTAGGTACAATGGTTTTATTCCCATATGTAGTTGGATTTAATAGTCCAAATAGATAACAAGAAGTATCTGCCGTACCGCCAATTTTACCAAGTTGTGTCATAGACTGATTGGCACCAGTCGGATCATAAACAACTGTCACAGGATCAAGACCCGTTCCTTGAATGTTTAGGAGAACAAGGATTGCTCCATAACCACCAGTCAATGCTGCCGTACTAGTTAATCCAGTGTAATTGAATGTGTATACGGAAGTTGCTTGTAATGTTTCCGTTCCAGTTGCATCTATAGTAACAGTTGATGGATTTGTTATTATAACTGCTGGTAAAATAGCAACAAGAATAACTCCCCAAGGATCACCTGAGTTATTTCCATTAGCACGACTGGTTGATCCAGTAGCACCAGAAGATGTAAAGTTTTTTGATGCAGTATATACAACAGTACCATTATAAGTCTGTGTATATCCGGTTGGTGCCGTTCCAGTATTACTATCACCCCAATTCTGAGATAGATATAATACCAATTCATTTGTTGAAGTTAATGTTAGTCCAGTATTTGTTTCTGTTCCAGCAATACCAGTATTCGCAGAACTTACGTCTATTGGGCTTCCAGAGGTAAGTGCTCCAGAAACAGCAATCATTACACATTCAGTAGATGCTGTAGTATGCGTAAAAGTATAGCTTCCACTTTCTGATGCAGCACGTTTCCAATAGACATGTAGATTTCCATAGAAACCAGCAGAACTTACAGAAGTTGGAGAAATAGAAATTTCTGTGAATCCAGTTGGTGCAGTAACAGAAGGACTTGAACCAGTAGCAGCAACGAATATGGTTGCAACTAAAATATCACCATTAACAATACCAGAGGGTGCAGAAACAGTTGTATTTGTTCTACTTGAATATGTAATAGTTGAGTTTGATCGAATTGCTAAGGCCATTTAATTACTACTTATAATGACATAGCCAAAGAAAATAATGCATCTACTTGGGTAGATGTTTGTCCCATTGCCGTACTTAATGCCCCAACAAATGGATCGTTTCGGATAAATGTACGCGCACCAATTATTTTCATTTTAGCTGAAAATTGTTGGTCTAAAGGGAGCATATTAATAGCAGAAGCTAATGTACTTGGTATTGTTCCAACTGACATCATAGCTAGTGCATCAGAATCAGTTATTAATCCTATAACAGCAGCAGCCTGAAAGAATTGACGATCAGAAACAGAAGTATTTGGGTCTAGTGGAAGTACAGGAGGTACATAAGGAGATATTATACCACCAGATGTTTTCCATACATTTACATTCACATCAGCATCAGTAGTAATTAGTGATGACCCATCACTATAATTTACTAAAACTGAACCGTCATTCTGATATGATACTGATGTAATAGTCATTATAATTCCCTCAAATAGTATTACTATATTTATCTTACCAAGCTGTTGCTATAACTATACCGGGACCACCATTGCCACCAATACCTGCTATATTTCCTGTATATGCTGCGCCTCCACCTCCACCGCCACAACCATAAGAACCAAAACCACCATTACCACCATTAGAACCTGCCGATGCATCTTGACCACAAGAACCTCCACCAGTACCACCATAAAAGAATAGTGTTTTTGTCATTGCTTGAAATCCATTAGAACCGGGTAAACCAGCCGTTGCTGGAGCATGTCCCCCACCAATTCCACCATTTTGAGAAGGAAACGGAAAAATACCAGCAGGAGAGTTAAATGATCCTCCGCTATAGCCACCCAAAGAAGCAACACCAATTCCTGCGCCGCCAGTTCCACCAGTAGCTACTAAACCAGTAGTAGGTAGAGTTATATTTCCAGCAGCACTAACTGATCCACCAACAACTCCTGCTTGTCCTGCTAAATTAATGGAAGCACCACCAGTATATCCAGATATACACAAACCAAAAAGACTTGCATTTCCTATTGATGAAGAACCAGCAGACGCACCAGCAGTACCACCAGTACCAGCGCCTCCTAACCCACCACCACCACCACCAGATGCAGACCCAAGTAAATAATTAGCAGTAGCAACAGGATATATTGATATATATGAAATTAATCCAGCACCACCAGCACCAGAACCACCTAATCCACCAGAACCAACGGAAATATATAAAATATCAGGCAATAGCCATGCAGGAAAAATAGCATGAAATTGAGCGCCACCAGCGCCACCACCGCCGCCCCCCGCTGTTGATGATGCTCCAACAGCACCAGCACCACCAGCACCGCCTCCACCAAGCATGAAGAAATCAACCCAATTGATTCCTCTAGGTTTTATCCAAGTAACCCATCCTGATGCACTTCCACTATTAACATTAAATATCTGTTGGTCTACACCTTTACCAAATTGTTGTACATGAAATAAATCTAACATATTAAATCCTTACCAACTTGTTACTATAACTAGACCGGGACCACCATTACCGCCATTGGCGACTGTCGCACCAGTGAATCCGCCACCGCCGCCGCCTCCACCGCAACCATAAGAACCATTACCACCAATGCCTCCAGCAGAAGTAGTAGCTCCACCACCAGATGCTAATCCACCTGCACCACCACCCATACCACCATAAAAATATAATAGTTTTGGTATTGCTTGAAATCCATTAGAACCATTTGTTCCGGGACTATTAGATGGTCCTGCGCCACCGGAAGCATTTGGTGGCGCAGGAAACACGCCACCAGCAGGGACAGTAAACTGACCACCACCACCACCAGTAGAACCAAGTGATGCAAGACCACCACCACCAGTTCCACCAGTAACAACTAAACCAGTTAATGGTAAAGTAAGGGCGGAAGCACCACCAGTAGTTCCGCCAGCAATTCCTGCTTGTCCTGCTAAAGAACAGTTAGTTGCAGAACCAGTATAACCAGACATAGACATACCATATAAACTAGCTACGCTTACTGCTTGTGCGACACCAGCAGTACCAGCGCCACCAGCAGTACCAGCGCCACCAGCGCCACCGCCGCCTCCACCCGCTGTTACTCCTAATACATAATTAGCAGAACTAGCAGTTGATGTTAATGATATCCATGAACCAGCACCAGCACCACCAGCACCAGAACCACCTAATCCACCAGAACCAACGGAAATATATAAAATATCTGGTAATGCCCATGCAGGAAATATTGCATGATATTGTGCTCCAGAACCACCGCCGCCACCACCACCAGCGGTTGATGCTGCACCAACAGCACCAGCACCACCAGCACCGCCTCCACCAAGCATGAATACATCAACAAAACTAATGCCGCGTGGTTTAGTCCAAACTAACCAATTAGAACCAGCCGTACCTCCAGTAGAATTAAATATCTGTTGGTCTACACCTTTTTGATTAGTTGAAAGATTTAAAAAGTCTAACATTAATTATAAATCCTTACCAAGATGTTGCTATAACTAGACCGGGACCACCATTACCGCCGTTTCCAGCGGCAAAACCAGTAAATGCTCCACCGCCTCCACCGCCGCCGCAACCATAAGAACCATTACCACCATTACCACCATTAACTGTACCTGCACCACCACCCATACCACCATAAAAATATAATAGTTTTGGTATTGCTTGAAATCCATTAGAACCATTATTTTGATATGATTGACCACCGGAAGCAATCGTACCGCCGGGAAATGGATAGCCCGGAGTATTCATTCCACCGCCATTTCCCGTTGCATAACCGCCACCACCAGAACCACCAGTAACAAGCAGTCCAGTTGTTGGTAGTGTAAGTGCGGAAGCCGAACCTGAACTACCAACAATTCCTGCTTGACCACCTAGATTATTAGAAGTGCTTCCCATATATCCGGGAATACATAATCCAAGCATACATTGTTGTGCTATACCAGTAGCACCACCACCGCCTCCAGCAGCGCCACCAGTTCCAGCAGAAGCCGCGCCGCCACCACCGCCACCAGCACAATTCGCTAATATCCATTGAGGCCAAGTGCTAGATGGGTAAAGTCCAATCCATGAAGGAATACCATTACCACCAGCACCAGAACCACCTAATCCACCTTCACCTACAGATATATAAAGTAAATCTGGTAACGCCCAAGCTGGATAAACTACATGCATTTGGACAGCCGATCCGCCACCACCACCACCAGCGGCGGAACCTGATGCACCAACGGCTCCTGCGCCACCAGCACCACCACCGCCCCATACAAAAAATTCTACCCAATTGATTCCGCGCGGTTTAGTCCATGTTGCCCAATTAACTCCAGTAGTAGGAGAATTAGCATTAAATATCTGTTGGTCTACACCTTTTGGAAACTGTGGAACATGAAAAAAGTCTAACAATCAATATTTCCCACCGATTACTGTAGCAATTAAACCATTTGCAGAAGCAGTACCTAGACCAGCAAGAATACGATAACCGGGAGGAACAGCGATGTTGATTGGATAATCAAAATCAGCAGTTGCAGCAGATGCAGATAAAGTAATTGCTGGAATTGAAAGTTCCCCAATAAGTGTAGTATTCAAAGTTAATGGAGTAGTGAAAGATGCAGATGAGTTACCAGTTACGATAAATGAACCAACTTGGTTTCCTGACTGACCTACCCAAAATGAAGTGTTCTGTGTATAAGTTAGAACGTTACCTGTATTTGCAATAACAAACTGTTCCTGACCAGAAGCTAAACCAATAGCAAGTCTGTAGTTTGAAACACCCTGAGTTACAGTTGCAGGGGCAGACCATCCCCAAACAATATTATTACCAGTAGAAGGAACAGTATTTGAAATTTCAGTAGAAAATGCTCCGGGCTGTCCGAATGCATCAATTGCCTGTACCTTCATATAATATACACCGGGAGTCATTGTTCCAGCAGAAGCAGAAATAGTTGCTGTAGGTGTCTGTGGGGCAGTTGTTGTAGTAGTTAATTGACCATAAGGTTGTGCTAACCAAAAACGAACAACATTTGCTGGCTGAGTTTGCATTGCCTTAATACGAATACGCTGAACGAATCCACCATTGGTTGCGTCTGACTGATAAATTGCAACAGTGTTTGCATCTGCGCCTGTATAACCAGTACCAGTAGCAGCAACTGGATTCTGTAACAGAACAGAACCTTGTACGTCACCTACGCGAGAAAAGATTGGGGAAATATTAGGCATGTTATCCTCTTATGTTAAACTAAAGCCAGCGGCTATTGCAAAAGCTCTACCAAGAACACACACTATAGCGCCATTAACTGAAATGTTTGAAGTGGCAGTATCAATAAAAATACTGTTAGAATTGTTACTTAGTGTAATACTTGTTGGTAGAATATTAGTATTTACTGTAGAATTTCCAATAGAAAAACTGGTAGTTGTAATATTAGTATTACCAGCAACAGTTAAATTATTAGCAATGTTTACTGTATTGGTGCTTTTATTAAATGTAAAAGCAGCGGAAGCATTGGCTGAACCAGAATCATTAAACTGAATTTGTGTATTAGAACCAGCTACACCGCCACCACCGCCACCTAGAGTAGATGCTGGATTGATGGTTAATGAATTAGTGGAATTGGCTAATACAATAGACGTTGATGTTATATACGTATTTACTGTAGAATTTCCGATTAGAAATCCAGCAGTAGTAATATTGGTATTACCAGAAACAGTTAAATTGTTGGCAATTGTTACGCTGTTTGAAGTTTTATCAAACACAAATCCAGCAGAACCATTGGCTGAACCAGAATCATTAAACTGAATTTGTGTATTAGAACCACCAACTGATCCAGTACCACCGAGAGTAGATGCTGGATTGATGGTTAATGAATTAGTAGAATTAGCTAATACAAGCGATGTTCCAGTAACAACTACGTTTGCAGTAGAGTTACCAACAGTAACAGTATTAGAAAATGTAATAGTGTTTGTAAAAGTAAAGTGATATGCTTGATTTAATGATAGGGTAACGTCACCTGTACCAGAGTCAGCACCAGTATAACCAAGGCTTATCGTACCGTCAGTAAGAACTTTCGCAATTACTGCCGAGCCGGAAGTGGCTGTATTTAGTAGTCCTCTAGTAACAGAACCAGAGAGTATTCCCTCTGGTCCATTGATTAACGTTCTTGCCATTAATGTTCGCGTACTTTCTTATTGAATTTGCGCTCAGGAAATGCCTGTTCTTGTAGTTCTGCAATTAAATTTGATTGCTGTCTAATTTTTTCTAGAAGCACTTCTTTTTCTTTCAATAATGCTTCTTGTTCTTGTTTCAAAAATTCATTTTCATTAGCAAGATCAGTTAAAATTAAATCTAGTGCAAAGTTAGCAATAGAAGTTTCACCATATTCTTTCTTACATCTGTCAATTAAACGTAAGGCAAGATCATTAGTTAAATCAATTGTACTCATTTAAATCCTTTCAATTATCAGTATAGGTAATATGCTCTTAGTTTGTCGCCTGTTTGAGGAGTGAACAACATGGTAACGGTAGTACCAGAAATAGTATAGTCATTACCAGAACCGGGTTCTAGTGTAATACCATTCAATTCTAGAGATAATGCAACACCAGAATTGGCAGGGCTATGTGCTAGAGTATAAGTAACGTTAGAACCATTAACTAGACCAGTTGGTGTTTCATTCCAAATAAAGTTACCGTATTTTACGAAACCTGTACCAGACGTATTATTTACTGTTAGTGAAAGTGAGCCACCAACAGAGGTTACGTCACCACCAGTAAATGCTGGTACAGCGGCAGTAGCAAGAGTACCAGTTAGACCAGTAGCAGCAGATAGACCAGAACAGTTAGCTAAAGAACCGCCTGATGGAGTTCCTAATGCACCATTATATGTAACAAATGCACCAACAGAACCAACAGCTACTCCAAGAGCAGTTAATACGTTAGTTCCTAGTGAAGATGTTTGTAGAGCACCAGTGATACGAGCATCGTTACCAACAGCAGCAGTAGTTGAAGTAGTACCATAGTTGACAGAGAAAGTACCACCAGCTAATGATAGACCAGTACCGTTAGTGTATGTAGTTCCTGAATTGTCTTGAACGAATGTAGTTGAAGTAGTATCAACAGTAATTGTACCAGTATTTGTACACCACCACTTAGTATCCTTATAAGAAGTACCTTCTGCGACCATGAAGTATTGACCTTCATTTACAACAGTTGCAGTAGTCCACCAAGAAGGGCGAGTCCATGAACCAGAAGCAGCAGCCCAAGGCCCGTTCTGAGAAGCGGTTGATTGTGCTGTTAGAAGAATAAGATCGTTAGCAACTGGAGTTACACCATCAATTGCTGTTAATCCAGATAAAGAAGCAACGTTTGATGCTGATAAAATTCTAACATCATGTAAACCACCAATACCACCAGTTTTAGCATCAACATATGCTTTAGTTGCAAGATCAGATGCGTTTGTTGGTGCTCCTGAGTTCTGACCAGTAAAACCACCAAAATTTAAGGCGGCAGTCATAGTAACTGAGCCGTCTTTCTTGACGAAGTTAGCTCCATCTACAAGATTTGAAGTTGGAATTGAATACCCAGACACAAGCTTAGAAAGCGGAATTGTAGCCGCTTGAATCTGTGTATTGCCGTTAATTTGTGTCTGTGCCAATTTTTAAACTCCTAGTAAGTTATGCTGACCAAATCACCTGCGACAACGTTTAGGGTATTTGGTATAGTAATTATATTACTATTTATGATAAAAGATGATTGAGATTGTAGTAATCCATTTATATAAACATTAGTAGAATTAGCATTTGGGGTAATTGGCATGGTCACATTAATATTAGAAAAACTTGTTTGTGCGGTAAATTGGATGGGCGCATTGAGATTGCCACCAGCAGTATTAAGATTTATAATTTGCCCCAAATCTACCGTAAACGCATTTGGTGCTTCTGTTACAGAGTTTACTGTAGCAGCAAATGTAGTAAAAGTAATTGTATATGTATTTGTAGTTGGGGTTGGTAATACTGCCATCAAATTTCTTCTTTAATAAAGTTTACATTTTCTCTATGACGTAAAATAACCGAATTATCAGAATTATTGACTTTCATATATAAGGCACCAAGGCCACTTTGATAAGTTGCCGTATCAGTATCAGCAATTTGTATAGTGATTATATTGTTAGATGAAACATTATAGTTAACGCCAGAAAGAGTCTTACCATTGGTAAGACTCTGTTTTAATAGAAATTCAACGCTATATCCTGATGAAATATCCAACAGGGTATTAGCCGTATCATCATTAATTGAAACTTGTGCTATAAATGGATCGCCTATAATTATATTTAGAGCCATCATAAATCCTTTTTATGAACCGTAATATAACTATTTATACGATAATACACCTGTCAAAAATGACTTGACAGGGAACGATAAAGTATTTATAATCCGAAAAGATTTAGAAATGGAGGAATTTTTATGAAAACATATGAGGTCGAGGTAACGCAAATTATTAAAATAACATTAGATGAAACTAAATTCACAGACGAATTTATGGAAGAATTTTCATCATATATGTTTTATACTGATTGTATTGAAGATCATGTAAAACACCTAGCGCAACTAGCAGCTAGGGAAATGATTGATGATTTTGTTGAAGGTTATGGCCCTACAAAAGAATTTGGAATTTCATATTCTGTCGTATATGGTGAGGAAGATATTATTAAGGAAGTAAAATGACTAAAGTAAGATTTATTGGAGACGTTCATGGTAAGTTTGAACCATATAAGAAGCTTATCAAGGACGTAGAGCATTCGCGTCAGGTTGGTGATTTTGGAGTTGGTTTTTTTCGTTGGGATTATCACGAAGCCAAGAAAATTGCATCTACCAATCCGCCCTATGACGCTATCATGAAGGGTGATCATAAGTTTATTCGTGGTAATCATGATAACCCTCATGTCTGCCAACAGCAATCATACTGGATTCCCGATGGAACCATTGAAGTAATTAATGGAACCAAGATCATGTATGTTGGTGGAGGTATCTCTATTGACCGTGATTGGCGTACTGAGGGATATGATTATTGGGCTGATGAGGAACTAAGCTATCATAAGCTACAGGAAATCATTACTCTCTATGAAGTTGAAAAGCCTGATGTTATGGTTTCTCATGAGATTCCAGAAGAAATGGCTAAGGTCATTGAGGTTCTTTCTGGTAGGCGTAAACTTGATATTGATTCTAGAACTAGACAGGCTTTTGATGGAATGCTTTATCTACACCAACCAAAGCTTTGGATACATGGACATTGGCACTATTCTTATTCCCATGAATATAAGGGAACCATGTTCCGTGGTCTAGGTGAACTAGAATTCATTGATATTGATTTTAAGGAGTAATTATGAAAATAGGATATGGACGACAACCACTACCGTTTTGGAAACTGATTTGGACGCTAGTGAAACGAAGGAAAAATTATCTTCATCTGTTCCTAATGGTT